CGTTGGTCGACGTAGATAAGCTGCTGTTGCAGCGCTTCGAAGTCATGTCCCTCGCACGTGCCGTGCTTGTCGACATCCTGCTGGGCTAAGGCCAGTAATTCGGCCTCAGGTACTTCGCGACCGTCCGACAGAACAGTCTTTATCCCGAACGCGGTAAGCGCGGTCGTCGTGTGTAAGTCCTTACCCGGCGTGGTGAGCGCGCCGTACATGTTACTGTCGCCCGACAAGACGGCAAGCACGAACATCTCAGCCTGTTTCCAGTCCGCCTCCATCAGGACGTATCCCGGTGTAGGTATGATCATGCTACGCAGGGTCGGGAATACAGCGTCTTCGCCGAACACGGCCGCCAACGCTTTGGGCCCTACGATACGTTTGAGCTCGCCCTCAGCACGCTTCATCCAGTTCTGTACGTTGGGCTTGGCACTACCAAACCGCGCCGTCTCCTTCAACTGGGAGAACCTGGCGTGTAAGCGACCGTCTGGCCAGATCTTGGACAGGATACCGCCACCACGCGACGCCGTATCGAACCTAGCCGCCGTATCGGGATCAACCAACCAGGACTTGCATACGTATTCCACCTTGCGGTAGTCGCGTACCAACCCTACTATCGGATGTGCACCAGGCTCGTCTGCTAGAATCGCTAGTGTGTCTTTGTCGGTGGACGCCGCAATCCCTTCCTGTAACTCCTCCCCTTGATCCAACACCCAGTCCCACGGCTTGTTACCCGCGGCCTTGGTAGTCTTGATAGGCGTCATCTCCAGCGCGTCAAACAACAGCATACGAACTTGGTCCACAGAACCCGGGTTGAAGTCCTTTATGCCGATGATGTCTGCCATCTGGATGACCTTGTTCTCTACCTTGTCACGAGCCGTGCTGTACATCACCGTAAGCTGCTCCAGCCGTTGCTTGTCGACCAACAGGCCGACATTCTCGGGCTCGTACAGCGCTTTTGATGCGAACAGGCTCACGTCCCAGAGACTGGGGTACTTACCACGCGGTATAGTAAATGGCGCGATGGCCTTTTTCTGTTTGGCGATGATACGTCGCGGCGCATCCACGTCACACGCCCCGTAAGGCAGTAGAATGGATGCGGGGATAGGGCCAAAGCCGTGTGCACACGCTTTAGCATGCGATTCCTTCCAGTCCACCAGCTCGGAGTCGTACCGACCCATATTGGTGTTCTGTACTGTCAGCGCGGTGAGGTTGAACGGGCCACGACTGTCAATCGTATGCGCGCACACCATGGAATCCCACCACGTGTTCTCACGGACGTCAATACCGTACCACATCAGCCACTGCCCATCGGCGCGTAGGTGATGGCCGGCCAGGTGCACATTCTTGGCTTCCAGTATTCGCTTGAGGCCTTTGAGCATACCGGCCATGATGTCCAGTCGCTCGTCCATTGGTAGTTCCATGTATGGGATCATCTGCCCGGCGGAGCCCGGCCGCGTACACATGCACTGGCCGTGCTCGTCGAAGAACTCTAAGATCATGACCTTGCCCAGGTCGTAACCCAACTGGACCGTCCGTAAGTATGCGTTCTCCGCCATGTAGTTCGCACCCTGCCACTCGCAGTCGAGCACGATGCACGGCGTGGGGAAGGTCCCAAACAGGAACTCACTAAACACGTTCAGCTCCTCAACAGAGTGACACGTCATGTATTCCGGCTTCACACGTTCTGTGGACTTATTCTGGTACACGCATTCGAGCATGCGCCAGTCAGCCTGCCATTCAGTTATCGCGTCCGGCTTGCGCAGGATGTACGACGGACTGTACATGGGGAAGACTTTAGTACCCTCACGTTCGGGGTGTTGGAGTACCGTTCCACGGTACTCGCTTAGCTTGTAACCGCGCCCCATGACGGATTTGAGTGCGTGCGCGCCCAGGGTGACGATCAATCGCGGGTTGCCCCGTTTGATCTCTTCCATGAGCAGTGGCGTACACACCTTTATGTCGGGTGCCTTGATCGACTTCGACTTGGGCATGTACTTGACCAGATGGGTCAGGTAACACGTGTCCATGTTGAAGCCAGCAGTCCCGGCAGATTCCTTGAGGAGGTTCCCAGCCAGACTATGATAGATCTTTCTGAATCTAGTTTCGTCCCGGCCAGGGTGCTCCCCAATGAACATCACGTCGCAGGGTAGGTTACCAAGGCCGTTGAGCCAGAGCGCCCCGTTTACAGACTGCGGATGGTCGATCCACGTAACCTGTTCGTCTGCGTCCTGGTCTACAAATACCATGGTATCTACCATATCAGCCTCCGTCAGTTATAACTGCTGCCTCGCAAGCCGCAGACTGCTGTCGCCCGTCGTATTCCGTGACGAACTTATCGGCAATCGCGGCCGCGGCGCTAGCCGTGGTCTTGGGCGTATTCCACGAGTTGTCCGTGGGGTTGGCGCAGAAGCCGCTTACCGCGGCCGCTGCTATGCGTAACCACAGGGCTTCGTGCTTCATACCTGCAGACCATTCAGGCGGTCGGTGTACAGCGCCGTGTCCTTATCACTGTACAGACGGCCGGTCGGGCTGCGCCAGACCTTGAGCTCATCACCGGCACCCGGTGCAGACAGCGTTAGGGACGTCAGGACCATGCGGGTATACGGGTCAGGCGGACTGGTGTGCGGCGTGGAAGCCGTGACACCGATCAGAGCCACGATACTCGGATCAGCACTCAGCTGCAACGGGATAATGTTACCCCGTGCTTTTACCTCGGACTCCATACCGACCCAGACCGTGAGATCTCGGCTGCAGTGGCCCTGCGCCAGTTCGTCCAGCATGTTCGCGACACTTGCCTTGATATCCGCCTGTGTGGAGCGGGCCGTGGCCGTGATGCCGATGTCGTCCGCGCTCTCGATCATTACGAGACGCGTAGTCACCTTGTAGACACGACCGGCAGTCTTCCAGGTGTCGATCGTGTTGGCGATATCGGCTGGATCCTGCGGCTGCGGCTGGACCGCAATCCGTGCGATCGGGTCGGTACCTGGACTGGTCATACCCAAGCGTCGGCACTCTTCGGGCGTCCACTCGGATGCCGGGCGCTGCTGGATGCGCTGATCCAGACCGGCCATCATGAAGCGCAACTGTGTCTCAACAGTCTTGACGTCGTCGGCCACTGCTAGGTACAGGACGCGTTCACCCTGTAATGCCGCGTTCACAGCCATGTTCATCAGCATCGTGCGCCGCAGGTCGAGTTGTGCACCGGTAACGACGTGCACGCCAATGTCAGCCCCACCATCGAGGCACATGTCCAATATCGGAATACCTGTCGGTATCATACTAACTCCTTTTTATTATCTGATCGCACCAGTAGGGCCCCCAATTGAAGTCCTCCAGCACAATACCTTTTTGACGTGCCGCCACGTCGATTTGCCGCCAGATAGCTGCAGTCGGTGCACTACCCGGGTCCGAAAACCCAGAGAGCTTGACTGCAACCGTGTTTGGTACCGTCTCGCTCAGAGACCGATACAGTTGGTAAGATTCCTTGTCCGCATCACCGGGATCCAGCAGTATGACCACCGCGTCCCACGTGTTCTTGATCAGCCGCATCTGCTCGTCTGAGATACCCTTACCGAGGGTTCCCACCGCGCACGGCCCTGCGGCCAGTACATCCGTAGGTCCTTCAGTCACGACCCCGATCTGGCTTTTGGCAGCCACATCGTAGTTGTACAGCACCCGCCCCTTTTCCAAACCAGGTGACGTAAAGTACTTAGGTGGACGGCAGAATTCGCCGTCTTCGTCCCGCGGGTACTGCATAGCCACGCAATCCCTGTCATCCATGTCGTCTGGGTTGTATAGAAGGCGTGCCTGCCATCCCACAACCTGACCACGCATCCATATCGGGAAGATGATCGTATTGAAGGTGTTGAACTGGAAGCTGCCACGTCCGAATACCCGACCCTCGTAACAGTAGCTCAAGCCATAGAATTGGCCCATGGCCACAGGATCAAATCCACGGCGCCGCATGTAGCGGTAGGCCGGATGATGTTCGTCAAGGTCTGCCAGGCTCATAATCATGCCCGGCATGGTTTCAACCTGCGTAAGCGCGGTAGGCCGCGTGGGTTGAAACGGGTTCTCTACAAGGCGGGCGATGTCTCCGAATAGATCAGTGACCTGGCCACGAGTATTGCACCGCCAACAGCGATACACACCTTGACCCGGGTTGATCCAGAGCTTGTACTTGCGATCCGCCTTGAGTCCATTCCGAACACAGAACGGACAGCAGACCTTAAACTCCAAGCCATTCTTGCTGCGGCCCTTCTTGTACCGGTTACCAAACTTGGCCCGGACTATTGGTTCAAAGCGATTTGCGAGGTTCATGTGGTAAATCCTGTGAATAGGTGTGCGTACTCACCGCCGTCAATGGCATTGGTAGTGGTAGTGTACTCTTTTTTCGTATTGTACAGGCGCAGTGTGGGTGCTTGGTAAATACTGAATGCCTGGGGGTCACCGTCGCGCATCTTGAAGAAGCTGAACGATAGGTGCCGACCGTTTTGCGTAATGCCGGCGTCGTCTGCGGCGCCCAAGTCATCGTCACCCTTGTCCAGGTGATTCAAACGAGTATCTTCTTTCGCGGCGATACCGAAACCGTAATCAATCGCGTCGATCTTGTGGAAGGACCACGCCACATGCTTGCGGTGGAAGATCTGCTGACCTTCTGCATCACGTGTAGCTTGGGTAGCAATGAGGGTAGCCACCTGCGTGCGGTTTACGATCTTCTTCTTGATGCTGTCCATCAGCTGCTTCATCACGTCCGCGTCCAAGTCGCTCTTACCGCGGCCTACGGCTCGTCCGTGTGAGATCAGGTCCAGGTAGTCAACGCAGATCAGGCCCGCTTTATCGCGCTTCCCTATCTTGTCCAACCACTCCAGCCAGCGGTCTATGGTCGTCTCAAGCGTGGCAAATGTGACAGTATGCGCTGACAGGTCTGCGTATTTCAGCCGACCATTCATCATCCGCTGGTTGACCATCTGCAGTCGATGCAGCTCGTCGTTGCGGAAGTTCTCAAGCGCACCCTCTCGGAAACGCCTGGCCAGGATGTGTGCCGCCATAGCTACGGTACGCTGCTTGATCTGAACCACGGGCATCTCAAGGGACAGGAATAACCCGTACCAGCCCGCTTTTACCGCACTGAGCAGTAGGTTGATCATCGCATTGGTCTTACCGATACCCTGACATGCGGCCAGCAACCCGAATTCGCCCGGCTTGGGTCCGCCCACCATTGCGCGGTCCATACGCGTCAGCCCGGTCGTGATGTGTCGTACCTCATGGTTGTACACCGGGAAGTCCGAGATATCGAACGCATCGCTGAATTCGATCTGCGACGCCGGCGACGAATCTATTGCGAGATCCGCCCCGCGCCGTGCAACGTCCTCGATACCTATACCGGTACGCAACGCTTGTTCGGCATCCATGTTGAAGCGCTTGACCCGGACCTGCATGATGTACTCACCGATCGAGCGGAACGCCCAGTCGGGATTGATCATGCTGGTAGGCGTGTTGCGCACCATGGTTAGTAAGTATGCCAGATAGTCGTACTCCGAGTCGTGGAGCGGTATAACGTCGCCGCGGGCGCCGAGTATCACCTGCTGAATCTCGTACGTCAGAATGTCCAACGTAGGCAGCCGATTGTACGCGTCGTAATAGTCGTAGAGTGCCTTGGCCACCACTTGACAGATCTCCCAATCGAAATCTTCAAGTGCGAGTTGCTGGCGCGCATATTGCAGGACCTTGTAGTCCCGCGCCATGTGCAAGATCAGCTGTTGCTGAATCTCTTTGCCGAGCATCACATTTCCAAAGGCTTGTGTTTGCATAGGCCCTCCTAGTCTACGAAGCCACCGAACTGCCGTTCAAGTAACTGTAGCGCTGCGGGTCGTTTCTGCCGTATGTATCGGCGTAGTGCGCCATTATGCGCTAAGTCATCCCAGGCCAGTTCGCCGAAGATCCTGACGATCACCGGTATAGGCTCCTCCGGGTACATGACCCGGAACCACGGATCGAAGGGAGTATCAAACACGATCAGCGGATCCAAAGGATTCGGATACATGTCCGGCGCACGTGCGACCGTGGTCTGTAAATGTGTTTCTTGAATGTTCCAGCGTATCTGGGAATCGCCACCCTCGTTACCGACCTTCAGGCGTAGGTAATAGGCGAGGCGTTCATCCTTCGCGAAGTCCTCGATTTTGAAGAACGACTTGCCAGTGGCTCGCAGTACCCCCGCGGTCGTCCGGACGTAGTCCTCCTCGTCGACCTCGTGCTCAATACACCAGCACGCGATCATGTCGAAGACCTTGTATTGCGGATGCGTAAACACGCCTTCACCCTTACGTCGGGCCCTACCGTGAATTTCCTTGATGACGGTGTAGAACACGTCCCACAATTTCATGGCTACGTTGTCACGCGGGCTGGTGTCTATTGACATGCTTTCTCCAGGAACGGGATCTCGCCCAGGCTGTCAAGCCAGTGGCGTTCGAATCCCAGCTTCTTGTAGATCTTATCACGCGCCTGATCGTCGCCAAGTACCGGACCGGAGACAGTCTTACCATCCTTGTCCACGGTATCCCATGGATGCCAGAAGTCGATGACTACCGATATGTCCTTGCCTTCGCTCGGGCGGCTGGCGCGGCCAGGGATTTGCGCACCCGCGATAGCGCTACCGCCACCGCCGGCCTGTACCATGACCTGCATTTCCGGGAAGTCGACACCCTGCTTATACACGTGGGTGCTGAGTATCTTGCGGATTTTGCCGGACTGTACGTCGCGATATATCTCTTTGCGTCGCTTGGCCTTGATCGCCATCAGGTCGTACTGTCGCGCCTTTTTCAGTGTCGCGTCATCGGTCTTGGCGTGTACGTACTCGACTCCCGGCAGATACGGCACCAACGCGTTCATCTGCGCCGTATGCTGCATGATGCATAGCGTCTGCATGCTGTCAGGAATGCGTTTCATCAGTGCGGTGATCAACCCAATCTGGCTGTCGTTCTTCTCCACACCGTGATCGTACTTGGCCTTGCGTGTTTTATAGGCCAGGTACCGTGCGAGTCCGATATGCGGCTCCGCCACGTTCACCCACAGGATCATGATCGGAACCAGGGCCCCGTCATCAACGCCTTGCTGGTATGTACGGTGGTAGACCACAGGACCGATCAAGCCTTCTGTCAGCTTGTCCGACCCATCGAATCGTCCGGTAGGTGTAGCACTGGCACCCCAACGGCGTGCATTGACCATCTGACTGATCAGCTCAGAACGCTTCTCAGTCGCGGCTTCGTGCACCTCGTCGACGATCAGTGTACCGACCTCTTTTGCCTTGATGTAGTGCAGGCTGTCCAGCGTCACGACTTGTATGTCGTCACTGAACTTACGCACCCCGGACATAACTAGCCCGATATCGCGGTGAGGTAGGATCTTGGACAGTTTCTCTGCATTCTGTCTACAGATCTCCTGGTCCTTGCAGGTGATTACCGTGATAGGTGTGTCGCGTGCGCACAGCTCTTCATACGGGAAGGCGCGAATGTGTGCAGCGATTATATGAGTTTTGCCCCATCCGGTAGGACAGGCAAATATACCACCGCCAGAAGCGATGGATGTATACGCGCAATCCAACTGGTAGTCGCGTAGACCGGCCAGTGCATCGCGGTAGTTTGGTTCGGGAAACGGTGTACGCTCGTCGATGATTTCGTACTCGTAACTCTGATCGTCCAATACCTGCTTAATCCGGTGAATGAACCCCGGCATGGTAAGCAGGTAACGACGCGGGTTACCAGCATCGTCGAAATCGGCACCAAGCTGATAGCACTCTCGGTATTGACCCTTCACGACCCGTTGGTACGTGGATGGATCCATCTCGAAACGGCGCTGCCAGTAACGTAGTGCGTTTGTGAGTTCGGTTGGAAACTCAGGCTCGACCTTAGCGTATCCGTTACCCCAGTGGATACGGACTTTCACTCCTCCGGTGTCCTCCTCTATGCTTGTTCAATGCGGCCAGCTTGCTCCAGTAAGTCGTACATCGATATGAATTTAGTGCTGTCTACTTCCTCCGGTAGTAACACTTTACCATGCTCACGTACAACGAGCCTCTCGCCGTTCCTGTATTTGATAGTGGTCCTCCCGCCGCGTGGGTGGGGTGTTTCTTCAGCATGGCCAAAGTCGATCTCGTCGAAGTGCGCGCCAAACTTGGCACGATCCTCGACACGCGAATAACGCTCGTCCTTGCCGCCAATCTTCAAAGGTGTACCCATCAGACTCTCCGTTGCGCTTCGCTCGGCTGTACCGTGACGTCCAGTAACCGGAACATACCGTAGCCCAGCCTGTGGCCGAACGGGGACAGTCCGATGAACCGACCGACTCGACTCAGCAGGAGCGTGAGATTGGATTCAGTGATGCGGTCGTCAACGATCGCGCTGAATGTAACGATGGTGCCCGGCATGATCGCCTCGTGAATACGATAGCGATTAGCACCGTACCGACGCCTGTAGATCTCGGTGGGCGCTTCTACCTGCAAGTCCATGCAGATGTCGCTGGGCTTGATGTGACGCAGATCATCTACGCCATCTATACCGCGTAAGAAGGCGGAATGCCACCAGCTCTGCTGGAAGACCAGGGCGTTGTCGGATGTGCGTTGAAACTCGCACTTCTTGCCGTCCGGTCCACTGTTTGCCAGGACATGTCGAATGAACTCTACCTTAAAGGTCGCATCTTTCACGGTCTCTCCTTCGTATTCGATCCAGGATCCAGGCGATACCATAGATCCCGGACCGCACGAAGTCAACCGTTATTCTGGATTTACTAGCCCGGCTGCGCGGGCGTGTACGGCGTCAAGCGATTCCCACTCAACCGACCCGCCATTCTTCTCACCCTCGTCGTACGTTTCGACTAATTCGCGGCATACTATAACAGCCTGTAGCGCATTGTCGTCGTGCGTTTCAACCGCGCACATTATCGAGCTCTTGAACTCATCTGTGATTTCGATATTTACTTGCTGTACGTCGCAGTGTGCCCATGTATCAGGCGCCACCTCGATGCCCATGTATGCCGCTGGGTCCGATATAGATGACGATACGTCATCGCGTAGGCGCCGTATTACATGTATGTGCTCGTCGCGTAACTCGGGTTCGTCAGATAAGGCTCTAGCCCGCCCGTTAGTGTCATCCACATATACTACAATCACTTAGTCACCTCGAACCCGGTGGCTACGAATGCGATACCGTCCAGGCCGTCAGCTTCCAGCTGATCGCCTAACGACTTACACGCCGCGCCCAATTCGGTGTTCGTGGTATTGCGTAGCAGTTTGAGTACCAGCACGTGATCCGAAGTGTGATCCTCGTAGGGTAGGCCACAATGGCGGATACCGCGCTTTGGATCGGAGAACGCGCAACCAGCCTGATGTACATCGATGTACATACCCCCGTCTTTTGGGAAGTGCTGGGACCCGATCACGAACGGATGGCCAGGATTGCCCTGTACCTTGTAGTTGCAGTGGATGACGTCATGGACGGTCACCATATCGGGCACAAGCTTCATGTACTTGTACTTCAGTTCTTCCGACGTGTACTCGCTATCCTTTGTGTGCGTGTAGCAATCGGGCTTCAGCGCATCCGCATGTAGTTCCGGTATGTCCCACCCAGGGGCTTCCGGGCTACACCATTCACGGTCGATCAGGTTCTGCTTGGCCAGGTGCTGGAACTTCCAGTACCCACCATGCTGGTCTACCAGTACATCCGGCAGTTGCCAGGCTTTGTCAGCCTCAGCTTTCTTACCCGAGTACCAGTGCCCATAGCTGTACACAATGGACTGTGCGCGCCACAGTACGTCCTTGTCGATGGCGTTGAACGCCTCCAACAGGGTCGGATCCTCAGGCCAATCCATACCCAGCGCCTCGTTCTGGCGCTGGCCTTCCATCGTTACGGATGTAAGTTGCATCAGCTCAAGTACTTCTGCCGGCAGGGCCAGCAGCATAGGTCGTGCACGTGTACTCCACGCCTTCTCGTAGTCAAAGTCCCAGCTCATAGTATCTCCAGTGTAGTGTGTTTCGGTGTAAATCATGGTGTAAAAGCAGGGCGCCCCGAAGGGCGCCCTTTCTTATCAGTGCGCTCCAAAATCGAACACGGTGTCGAAAAACGGCATCAAAGCACGTTCATGTGTCGAAATCCAGATCTGCAGGTCCATCGCTTGCGCAACTTCCTTAACCTTCTCAAGTAGGTTACACAAGTTAGACACATTATCAGTGTCCAGAAATGCAGAAGGTTCATCTAGGCACAGCAGGCCCTGCTTGTTCGCGAACATACAGTAGCTCGCCAGTCTAAACGATATGGCTAGTAATACCTTCTGCCCGCCCGATAGCTCCGCCGCATCCGGTGGTCCGTCTACAGGCATCGGACGCCCATCCGTGAACGGGCAACGGTACGACAGGTCAGTGTCATCCGTCAGCGCCGCGAACGGCGCATCCAGCTTCCGCAGGAACGTATTAACGTGCGCAGTTAGTCCGTCCATGATGGACACCGCCAGGGCATGGGGGCCGTTGGAGTAGTGCAACCACTCCCGTACGCCTTCGACCGTTGCCCTCACGTTGTTGTACGTGCCTTGTTGATCTCTCCGATGCTGGAGCGAATCCAGACTGGCTTTGAGGGTAACCATGCGGCCCTTGAGCTCACCGACCTGCCCCTGTATGCCCGCTTGCTGCTGGCGTTGCTGCTGGATAGCCTGTATGGTCTGGTCCAGCCGGCTCAGGCCCTGCACCGACGACTGCTGCAACTGCGCGTAATCGGAGCCTTGGCCGCCGAATTGTGCAATCTTGGTAGTTGCGTCGCTCAGTTCATTGGCTGCCTGCTCGCATTGCTTGCCGTTGAGCTCCAAACGTGCCTGTACCTCAGCCAGTTGCCGGAACATACGCTCCAGCTCGGACCGTACCTGCTGCATGTTGGTGATCTCGGCCTGGAGCGTACTGACATCCGCGTCAACCTGCTCCGTCGCGTCCAACAGCTGTTTAGACTTAGCCTCCTGCTCCGTCAAGAGCGATTGGCGCGTCGACCAGCTGGTGGTCTGGGTGTTGAGGATCTGGTAGCGCTGGTTTGCGCCATTCACGTCATATTTACCCAGGGCGGCCTGGCAGCCTGCGATCTTGGTCTTCAGTGCCTGCCGTAGGGTATCGAAGTCGATTATCGCAGCCCCGCACACCGGGCAGAACGTCGCATCGCCGTCCTTAACGTGGTATGACTTATCCATGGCCTGCAACAGATCGTTGTATAGCCCAAGATTGCCCTGTATCGCGCCTACAGCGTTCCGCATGGTCGCAAGGTCAGCAGATAGCTTCTCCAGCTCCTTAGAGGCCGCTGGCGGATCTCCAAGGTCCTTCAGCGCCTTCTGCTGCTCGTTCCAGGTTGCGAGCCGTGACTGGTACTCCCTGGCCGACATGAGCGTAGCCTGAGCCTCGGTGATCTTACCGTCCACCGCAGCCATGTCTATACCCCGTGTACTGGCCTGGATGGCCTGTAACGTCTCCTGGTCGCCCTGCATGGCCTTCTTGAGCTGCTCGCCGCGCTGGAAGGCACGCAGAGCCGCCTGGGCGGCCTGCCCGAGCTCCTGGTACTGTATACGCTGCTGCCGGATGGACTCTTCGTCCACCCGCGCCAGTTGAGAGGCGAGCGCGGCCAGCTGGGACTCCAGCGCGACAGTACGCTGCTCCATCTGATCCATTTCGGCCCTGCCCAGCGCGATCTGCTCGTCATAGTCGGCGAGCGGCGGGAACTTGGTTGTGACAATTTGACCCAGTTGTTTCTGGATCTTGGCGGCTTCGCCGATGCCACACATGCGTTGAAACGCCAGTTCACGCTTACTCGCCTGATCGAACAGGATGCTATCCAGCTCAGCCTGAGGTACGAATACGGTACGTGCGATGTCCCGATCCAGCCCCAAATGCTCTGCCACGCCTGCATTGACGTTGGTGATGCCGGTCAGATCTACACCGGGCCCGAACTTGAACCCGGTTTTACCGCCTGACACGCTCCGGGTAACAGACCCCTTGGCGCCGGCATGAATCAGTTCGACTGTCGCTTCACCGCCGTCTTCGGCGCCCCAGCGGAGCAGCTGCTCCTTACGCTTATCCGGTACCTCGCCCGTCAGCGTGAATTGGATGGCCTTAAGCAGGTTGGACTTGCCCGACCCATTCGGACCGATAATGCCGATCAGGTTACCCTCAATCTGGCGGTCAAACAGCTCGTGCTGGAATACGTTACGCGCCCGGAATGCGGTTAGCTTCATCCTGCCCTCCTGGTAGTGGTGTGTCCAAGACGTCGTTCGGGATGGGCTCTACGGGCGGCCGCGGCCCTTGGGCTTCCGTACGTGCGCGCTGTACGTGCTGCTGTGCGCCTTCCTTGGTCGGCTGATCGATACCACGCTCACGCAAATGCGCTGCGCGTTCGCCACCGCCGCCGATAACGTGTATCTGTCCCGGACTCGCCACGCCCTGTGTCATGGGGTTAGCGCGGCCAGTCTCTTCCAAGTGCTTGGCGCGCTCGGATGTCGCACCGTACGCACTGGGCATAAAGACCTTGATGGCCTGGTTCACGCGTCGCGCCCACTCGTTGATCCGTCCCATGTCCGGGCCTTGCGCGTCAACGGTCAGCTGGACGTAGAACTGGTTCATCGGGCTTGGAGGCTTTGGCCACTGATGTGACGAGGTCTCCACGACGGTCAGCTTCAGGCCGAAGTTCTGTGGGTTAGGGAAGATCGCCGATCGGTTCATGAACACGATGGGGTCACTGAACTCCCGTTCTTCCTGCTTGGCCTGGATCTGGTTGGACTGCCCGCCGATCTTGAATATGATACGGGCCTTGGCACCGTCGGGATTTCCCGCCGCGCCTGAGATGTGTGCTGCTTCCATTGGCATGATAGTTCCTTAGTTGACAATATCGAGGCCTTGGGCCTTCGCATATTGTACGATGATATCCGTAACGGAATCCGGATTCTCCAACAGTTGGAGGATCAGGCTGTATTCGTCGCTAGCTTCGTCAAACGACTGTATGAGCACGTCCCGCAGGTTGCGCAGCGCGCCCGTGCGTTCAAACGCCTGATTCGCAATCTGTTGAAACAGATCACCGTCCTGCGTGTGGGGCCGCGGCATCAGCCTATACAGTGCTCGATCCCGCAGCAGCGACTCTGCCCGTGCGGCAAAGCCCTTGAGCTTAGGATCGTATGCCACCATGACGATCGGCTTACGATCGCCCGATGTGGAACGCTGTACCTCGGTCATCAGATCATCCAGCGCTTGCTCGGTGTCGATGTACACATCGACCATCGGGCGCGTCGGGATCGTCTGGATCGCCGTCTTGAGTTCGGTAGGTGTAATGTCGATCACCGAACACGACTTCGCGGGCTGTTCATCGCTGGCCGTCATTTCAGTACTACCGGGGTAGATGAAACGTACACCGCCAATAACAGTCTCCTTGTAGTCGTGAATATCGCCCATCAGTACCAGGCGTGTGCCGATGTCTTTAACCGCGGTTGCGATCTCCATAGCGGACACGTCGGCCAGGCCCATCCCCCACATATCCGCAAGCGGCATGTGTATGAACAGGATGTCAACCGTCATGCTGTGCTTCTTGCACGCGGCGACCATGTCCGCCAGGCGTTTGCGGAATATCGTCGGCGGTGCCGAGTTAAGTCCGAAAACATGGACTATCTCGTCGCCTTTGACGAGATCCTGCACGATCGGTGTGCCGTCTGAGGCCCAGAGTTCCAACGGCTGGACGCCGCAAACTTCTAGCCACTGCGTGCCTGACGCATCGTGGTTACCGTCGATCCCGTACACCTGGATACCGGCCTCTTTGGACTGACGTACCGTCTCGTACAGTCCAAACACGGCGCTAGCCGGTGGGTGTACGGACTGGAACTGGTCACCACCGAGGGTGACATAGTCTGCGCCCAATAGCAGCGCCTGGTCGAAAACTTGCGCTGCCGCAGCTAAGAAGTCAGCTTGCCGGTCAGCGAAGCCGTACTGCTTGTAGCCGAGATGAAAATCAGCTGAATGCACTATACGCATCTGTCAAACCTTTCTGTATCATGTCTTCTTCTTCTGTAGGTAATATCTGCACCGGGATGATTTTCTCCGGCTCACGCCAGTCCCCGAGCATCTCGGTAACCTGTGCAATTACCCGTTTACGCAGTCGAGAGCATACGGCGTCACACAGTTGCATGTAGAAATGACTGTTACGCTCACGCCAGCGGTACTCAATGTTGAGCCCTTGCTTGACCACATCTAGGGCGGCCCACAGGTCGAGATTCTTGGACGGGTCGTAACCACTGGCCAAGGTCTTTACCACGAACTCGGAATCCGAATAACCGCGCACTCGAATCCCGCGGGCCCGTTTGGTTGCGCCTTGAATCCAGCGCAGTCCCTCAAGGATGGGTGTCATCTCCATGCGGCTGACTGTAGTAGGGTGTGCCGAGCCGTATAGCAGCTTGCGCTCTTTACGCCCTACGACCAATGCCGCCCACGCGCCAAGGTCATCCTTGCCGCGCCCACACGACCCGTCCGTAAACAGGAAGAAGTGCGGTTCATCCATTTCATACCTCTCTTTCGCACCGTTGGAGTTGTCGATGGCGCTGGGTCCGGATATCCCAGACCTTGTTCTCGATCGCAATAGCTGACGGTATCGTGAACTCTTGTTGACGCCCGCCTACCAGTAACGCCGCCCGCCCGCACTCTTCGCGGCATGCGTGTAACCCGCCGGCCCGTTCGTATAGCTCCGCCCACATGTGCGCAACGTACACCAGATTACCCTGCGTCCAGTCCTTAAAGCAGTCCACACGCACCATCACGGGCGTACGTTGCTGCTCCTCGATGGTCAGGGTACCACGCCATTTCTCCCATCCCGGAAAGTCGGGATCACCGGGGAATACGCGCTCAGGTGTCTTCAACTGCTGCGCCGACATAGGGCACGTAAAGTCTTGCAGATACATCACAGCTCGCAACATATCGTAATCGAATTGCCTCGACGATATGGGTGTACCTCGAAAGCGTTGAGTGAGTTGATAACGCCGTATGAAGTATGCCCAGTCGGTGTAGTCTCCATCCGCTGCATCGGTACGACGGTTCATCCGCTTTTCGCGTCTGCGTGTCGCCGTACAGGTCTTACAAAGCTTCTCGTAATACCCGTCAGGATGCTGCTGATAGTACTTGGGGCTTAGTGGCAAGGTCTGGCCACACGGCCCGGCGCATACTCGCATTTCTGGCATAGCAGAGTACCCGCCCGGTTGCCCAGGCGGGCTCCTTACAACTTACATACCTCGGGGCGCGTTGATGCCGGCCTGATCGATCGTGAACTGTGTCACGCGGTCAGACGCTGCGGAGCCGTTGAATCCGCCAATTCTGTGTGTGCATACGGCGGTGTACGCGTTCAGGATACCCCACATGTCGTTGGGGCTGGCCGTCTGCTGCATACCGTAGGAACGGGTGACGCCGCAACCATGCAGCTCGTCCAGTACGTCCGGGTCACGCGTACGCTTCCAGCAATCCTCGTTCAGGGCCTGGCGGTACTTCAGGTAGCCGGCCATGCCGTCAACCTTGGTATCCTGCAGCTGCTTGAACACCGGCGCGACCTGGAGGAAACGGTCGGCCTGCTGGCGCAACAGCGCCAAGGCGTCTTCCACGTTATCCTGCAGTAGTATACCGGCTTCCCTGTTGACGTGCCGGAAGATGAAATTCCCCAGCATGTTGGACAGGTAGAACTGGTTGGAGCACAGCATGCTCATGGCGAAGAAGCGCACGCCTACAGGCTGGCTGCCATCGTAGCTGTTCACCGCTTCCACACCCAGAGCCATAACGTGACCGCCCGGCAGTGACTCGGCAATGTCCTCGCAGTACCACTTGGACGAGTAGCGCTTGGCACCATCCCAGAACACGGCCTTGCTATGACCGTCACCAAAACTAGGCACGGGTGCAAACTTCCGCCCGGTACGGGTCAGGACGTCACCCACCATGTCGTGGATCTGCTGGTTAGGTACGAGCGCATAGCCAGCGCCGTGAATACCGGATACGCCCGGTAGGGGGACCATCTGTCCCTGTTCGTCTTCGATCTCGACAAGCCACTTGTCGGTAGCCTTGCCGCCGTATTCGACGTTCGCAAGTTGGACGGCGCAGTACGGATCGCGGTTGATTGGATCTTTCGACATGATTCTTCCTCTGATAGTTAAAAGTTAGCGTAAGTATGAGAAGGCGCCACCCCGATCCCGCCGAAGCAGGAGCGGGGTGGCAAAGTACGGTCATGTCGTGCGCAACAGCACACGCATGGCCGGCAGGCGAGTTAACGCATAGACACCGATCAGGCCGATGCCTGCCAGCGGTTGTAGAAATGTAGCGACTCCCAAGAGAATCGCACTACCGTACAGCGCCCCGGATTGCTGTACGAACATACCACGCAGCACTTCCAGATTCCGCTGACGTAGCCGGACGGCGTGGCCAATCTCTCTCGTATCGGGGATGTGTCCGAATTCCTGTACCAATTCGGCTGCCAGATTTTCGCTGATCTTACGATCGCGCCGGCAAGCCTCCAGAAGTTCGATATCGACCTGCAGTTGGTCTTCCGCATCCGCTGCTTCACGACGCAACGCGGAATTGCTCTGGAGTTTCCAGATCAACTGTACAATCGTCGCGAAAATAATGGCTCCGAGCAAAACGGTCAACGTACCGCTCGCTACAGAGCCCAAAATGATCAGCACAAGTATGAGTACAGCTATGAGTTCTATTAGCATAGCCGCCTACACAATTCCAATCGCCGGCAGTCGCGGGGGTTCGATCTCTACCACTGCTGTGATATCACGAACGTTCCGTTCAGGTTGCGGCTGCGGTTGCGTCTTGCGTGGTGCGAGTTTGTGTCTCAAGTCCGCACGCACGCGATCATTACGTAGGCGAATTATAACGGCCAACGTTGCGAGTCCGAACGCGATCCAATTAACTAGTATGTCCTCCTATGTATCCGGATTGGCCGACCGGGCGCCCTCATTCCAGGTGCGCCATGGCCGAGCCGGTTTCCTGCGGTGTGACAATATATTGCCTGTTTGATATCGGGGTTTGAAAGTGGGGTAACGCTCACGCCGTAAACCGACGGAGCAGCAGCCGGTTACGCCGGCATTCAGGTACGGGAATGGATTCTTGCTTTTCATTGTAATAGTCTCCGATTGGGCCTGTGCGTACGAACGGAAATGGTTCGGCGACAAAGCCTATTACCTTCGCCAAAGAGCCTAACACGGCTCCGGCGACGGCGTCAACTTCCCGTAACCACGGGATTATCCAGAGGTAGTGCATTTCTACCTTACCGGGCCGTACAACTTACGCCGCGTGACCCATGTGCTATCCATTCATTAGGAGTAGCTATAAACACGGTACATCGTGTAAAGTTAAGGCACCTGTGTCGTGTTGAGTTACCCCGGTGCCCCGGATAACCACAGCTGCAAATACCTTAACAGCGACGCCAGCATCCTACTCCGTGCTGGTAGAGAGTCCGTTGGTACACGTGGACCAGACGCGCTGTAACTGAGGTGGCTACAGACACCAGTTGGACGGGTTATTCTTCCCTGTTGACGTACCCAACCACGCCGAGCCTATCTTTACCGCGGGTTAAACCGGGGTCTTGAAGGGGCGTAGACTTCCCCTTGCTGCCGGCACACAATAGCCCTTTCGAGCGAGTTGCCACGGACCCAGCCTGGAATTTAAGCCCATTCCTATGGCTCACCACTTACCCCTTGCGAATTACGCAAGGAGTGACCAGGTGACGGTAGTGCGGCCTCTTTATACTCTGTGCCGCTTAGAGTAGGTAATTTAACGTCGTACCCAAGACTTCCGATTTGGCCCATCGCCACGGCTACAGCTACAGCTCAGCTACGTATTGGCCGCTATCTACCCTCGGGCTTCTAGCTAACTCAATACGCGCCTGCCTGCCTTCCAGGATGGAATCGGACCCCACTTTTCAGTGGACGCTTTGGGCCTAACCTGGTTTAACGTCGCCCAAACGACGAGGCCTTTTAACGTCTGAGTTGGTCATGACGGACTAGTATCGGTAGTCAAACGCGCCGGACGCTATTGCATCCACTTTGTTTTACACCGTGCGAGGGGTGGGCAGTTTAACGACGTGCTCCGGTCGATCACCTTTAACGCCTGTGATGGTATGGCGACGGCGTTTGTTACCTTGGAGAGCCGTAGAACTCCTTCGAAGAGATATAGCAATAGTATATATCTCTACAACCTATTATACCCTGTTTTGTCCCAAAATTAAGCCGGACGCAACAGTTCCATAGTGTCGATGCTGTCCGTGGTGGGTTGAACCACCGTGTGAACATCTGCACCCATCGCACCCTGCGGTACAGCTTCAAGTAGGCTGCTGCCGGCCAGCCGCATAGCGCCGAGCATGGCAAAGCATAGTGCGTGTGTGAAGTCATCCGGCATATTCGGATTACGAACAAAGGCCACGTTTTCGAGGCCTCGCTCGTCGCGTACTTCCTGATATGGCGATAACAGGTCGTCAGTGTACCGTTTGAACTCGGACTGAGGCGGGAAGAAGATGTGTCCGTACCTAATGGAAAAGTACATCAACTCCAGGGCCGCCACCTTGTCGACCACCCAGCGTGGGTAACCCAGTAGCGGCCTGTACGTCATCAGTTGTTGCTGTCGGGTATACTGCACCTGTATGAGCGGTATTCCGAACCGATGTGATAGCATAGTGTTCTGGGTGAACCCTACGCCGAAGTCAGCACACATAAGCCTACAACGGTAGAACCTGTGTGTCTGTGCGATATCCTTGAGCAACGTATCGGTATCGAACCCGATGTAACGCTTGGCCCACAGGACGTGTATTTTACCATCCGGACGAATCCCAATGACCGTATGGACGGTGAAAGATGTTTGTTCCGCGATACCCCAGTCGACACCGCTCACGGTAATCGGGTAGTTCTTCAACTTCTTTTGGAGTTCAAGTACGGAGGGGAGCGTCGAGTACTTCTCGATGTCCTCTTGTGTGATCAGCCTGGCACCGATGGAGCTGCTGATCCCCAGGATCTCCTGGTACGTCGTAGCTATCGGGTATCGGCCAACCTTGTCTAGCAGTTCCATCCACTTACGTGGGTCCTCGGTAATGGCCGGAACGACGATCTGCGGAATGTGATAGCCAACGAAGCGATTAGACAGGTCAGGCTTGGCGTGAATCCATTCACCCGCACGCACATTAAGCCTGCGCCCGCACTTGATGCATGACGGGCCATGTACTTGGACCATGTCCAGCACGTTGCCCTCGATGTTGGGGATGTTCCAATACCCACAACTACACGGCATCGCCCACTCAGCCATGCTGGATTGTTGCCAGTAGAACTCGATGGTGTTGTCCACAGTCTTGGCCGTACCAGTGTAACGCTTGAGACCCCACTTGGACTGAGTCAGCGACTGCATGATAATACCCAGGTTGTCCACCAGGTGGTCCTGGAGCTCGTCGCAGTCGATCTCGTCACAAAAGATACCACGCGCTCGGTCAGCGCTGGTCTTGGCGTAGGTGAGTTGGATACCAGCACCGTTACCGAAAGACTGGTGCCCAACCGACTTCATGATCGGGCCAGCGTCTTCATCTTGGACTCGGGCATCCTGCAAGTAGCGTGCGTACTGGCAGGTGTTGATTGACTCCCGTAGATACAGACTGGAAAAACGGTGCGTTTGTGACTGCAGCGGTGCCACGTACAGCACCTGAAAGTGAGGGATCTGCATACAGTTCATGACTTCGTAGCGCGACAGGTTGGTTGATTTAGCAACCTGCCGGCCACACATGAAGATCACCTCTGGTACGTAAAGAGCATCGTACAAGGCACAGAATTGCGGATAGTCCGCAAGGGAGTATTCCGTACCGTGGATCTTGAACATGGCTGGTAGCAGGTCCGAGCGCTTAACGCCACGGATGTGCTTTTGGAAGTCGGGATCATCAAGCAGTGCTTCGATCTCGTCTGGACGGATTGTTCCGTCACCGGCTTTGGCCAGGACGTCGTGTACGGTGTTCAAAGAGACAGACATGTCGCTACCATGTTATAACGCGTTTGGGCGTTGTATTAACCTAGATCCACCAGGGCTTCTTCGCCCGCAGCTGTGGGTTCGGCGTGGTGATGTAGCGGCCGACCGTAGTCAGGCCCCGCACCAGCGGCAAACGCACCGGCGGGTACATCTCGTAATCACGTATGTAGGTCAGACGATTAGCGCACTGGTAGAGCCGTAAAGCGAGTCCGGAGCACACAGGCTTGTTCGGATCGTTCCACCACTTGTCCCACCAGACGGGCACCCAACCGTAAGCCATGTAGAACGGATAGATCGCGTACTGCATGAGATCGTACCGTACGCCGCGCCATGTCTTGATGCCTTGCAACACAGCGGCGGTTTCAGTCATAGTAAGCGCAGGCGTCGCTCGCAGCAACATCATTTCGACGCTACCGTAATCTCTGACGATGTCGGTGTCGGCCATCATCGGAGGTATAGCCTCGAAGCCTGTCAAGTTCCGGGCATCGGTAATGACGCCTGCATGGACGTAGCGCGCCAGTGCCTGCGCAAGTTCAGCAGTGTACCCGAACCGCTTGAGCATGGCGCGCTGGCCCCAACCGATCAACGCCCCTGTGTGCTGACCCGCCGAAACAGGTAGGAAGATGTCGCCTACCCGCACGATGTCCTTAAACTGTGAGACGCTGACCGGTTGGACGGCCGGCAGTGCATTACGCACGTCACTCACTCTTGATACTCACATCGAGGCCCGCAATTAGTACCTGCTTCATCTTCTCTCCTTCGTTTAGAACGTCGAACCTTGTATTCGCCGCCATTCGCCGAGATCTTCACTGTAAAAGTAGATATAGTCAGCGCCGACGGCCATGCTGCCATGCACGCCGGAGTTAGTAACCGCCGCAGGGACTTCGACCATAATTGGCGGGTTGACTGCCACGCCACCAATGTACAACGTCGATGCACTGACGTACAGATCGGTTACGTGTAGCTCTTTGAGCGGTAGTGCGGCCGATCCGATATCCAGCGTGTTGGACCCGTTAGGTAGTAGGTTACCCGTGAACGTCAGATCTGTACCCGTGCGCGGCGACAGCGTATCTGTGGCAACCTGCCCTGCGGACACCGTGCGTGGTGTACCCGCCTCGCCCTCAAACTGTAGGTTGTCCACGATGAACCAGTACCAGTCAGGGGTGCCGGTACGCTTGTTGACGACTCGTATTTCAAAGGTGTTATCCACGACGTTCGATAGCGTGATGCTGTTGGTAGCGCTAAGTAAGCCGCTAGGGTCACCAATCGATGACGCGTACACAAACTCTTGTGTAACGCCGCCAAGCGAGAACGTTACGTACCAGTTGGCATTAGTATCGTATCCCGGGAACGAGTAATAATCGAAAGTGACGTTCAGCGTGTCACCCACCTCGAAGTACGTACCCAGATCCGCGATGGTGTGCGACACCGTACCAGTAGTCCACTCTGCGGTCGCGGTGTTGGTGAACGCCACTGCCGGGTTATCCGCGTCCAAGGTTATGAAGGTGGCGTAGTTAGTGATCCACGTACTTGCGCCCGCGTACGTCCAGATATCGTTCGGATCGCTGTCATCGGGATCGTAATCGAAACCAGCATTCGCCGCATCCAGCTGGATCGTATCTACGAACAGCGCGCTCTCGGTCAAGATATCGCCGTGCACGATTAGCGAGCCATTGTAGATTGTCATGGTTGGCGCGTACACATTCGTGTAAGCCGTATCGTAGGTGGTCTCAACCGAACCGGCGTATAATGTGCCAGCTACGTACATATCACCAATTTGGCAGAAGTCCATGTCGATGTCAGCGATCCACCCCAGCTCGCCGGCTGTCAAGTTCCACACGTAGATCTGCAAGTCATCGGCCTCGATCGGTGCCTTGAGGTAGTAGTAGCGCCACGCTGTATAAGTGCCGTCGGGGATCTCACCAGCGGACCACGTGCTGTATTCAGTCGCACCGGAGATGTTGCCGCCGTCGGTGTCATAATACACGCGTATCGAGGTGGTGGCGTTAAAGTTGTGCGCCAGCAGCCGGACGCGCAGATACCGGCCTGGGCGGTACCAGGTTGCCAGTTCATCGCCTTTGTAGCTGATCGATCCCTCGGTGTCAGCGCTGCCATTGAAGTACGCCTTGTCTTGCAGGATGAACGCCGCGGTATAGCCGGCATACGGTTGCTCGTTCCAGTAGGCGAGCGTAAACGGATCCGGGCTGTAGCCGTCCCCTATAGTCCAACCGGTGTTACCTGCGTCCAGGTCGCAATCGGCCGCAGCCAACGTCTGCGCCGGGATGCTGCCGTCTAGGAGTAAGAGGTTAGCACCATCGATACCATCCACCATGTCCGCGTTCAGGTCCGTCCACTTGCTGGTTGACTGAGACGTGTGGTCCGTGAAGTCCAGGCCGTCATTGAGGTTAGTCCACCCGACAGTCTGTATAATGAGATCTATCGCATTAGTACCGCTACGCAGGAAGCCCGTGCTGTCGATACCGTCGAGCAGGTCCGCATTCCAGTCGGTCCACAGCGTAGTACTCAGGCTGGCATGATTCTCGATATCGATACCTTCGGCGATGCTGTCCAGGTAGACACGCTTGATGCCACGCAAGTCATTGGTGTTGAGGCGTACATACCCCTCGGTGAGCTGGCTGTGACGCATAAACGCCGTGCTGTCGATACCATCCAGCAGGTCCGCGTTCCAGTTGGTCCACAGCGTAGTACTCAGGCTGGCGTGATTCTCGATATCGATACCTTGTGTGGCTGTCCAATCATAGATACGTGCCACTTGTCGGATATCGTTGGTACCCAACAGCAGATCAGCGACGAACGGTACGCCCGCCTGGTAGAAGGAGCTGGCATGGAGACCATCAAGCAAGTCCGCATCCAGGTCAGTCCACAGCCCTGACCCGGCCGTATGCGTCTCGAAATTGAAGTGCAGTGTACCGTTCGTACCGCGCAGCCCGTTGACGTACAGCTGGTCCACATCAGTCAGGTCGTACCCACCGAAGGAACCATCGGCCGCCATTACGGTAGAGCCGTCAGTCTGGAACGCGTCGTAGATCAGGTTCGTCCAGTCTTCCGCATACATGTACAGCTTACCGTTCCAGCGCCAGGCATCGTTGAAGTCGCTGTACGTTACGGAAATGGACTCAGTGCCTGCCGGCTCGCCTACTGTAAGGGCCAGTGCAGGTATCGTAGTCTGCGGGCCCCACGTGTCGATGGTCATCGCGTTGTCAATGGTGAGGAACCGGATGGCCAGATAGCTGTCGGTGCCGTTCCGTACGATCTTGATACCGTCGTCATGGATCAGTTGCTGCGTACCAGTCTGCTCCCACCCGTAATACTTGATCTGGGCGATAGGCATATCCGGCTGGTCACCGTGCCACAGGATGTCGAAATACAGGACTTCTGCGCTGGACCACGAGTCGTTGGTGATTGCGATCTTGAACGGCGTGACCCAACCGGACTCGAAGTCGGTAGCGATCGTGTACCAACCGATGGCGGTTGATGCGATGTTGGTTGTGCTCTGAATCCAGAAACCGGCGGCGCCCGGATCAAATGAGGCTTCATCCCACACCTGATTACCGTCGCGCAGCAAGTACCCGGACGCGTGCTTGGTCAGTGTCATACCGTCCAGTGTCACCCTGTCAAACACACCGGTAGGCCCCGTGATGGTTCCCAGCACGGTCATATCGCCCGTGACCGTGCCGCCTGTCTTATCATACTTGAGCGCCAGCTGTGTCAGGTCAGCGAAGACGTTGTGTACCTGTCCGGTCGTGTAGTAGTCAGCCAGTGCCGCGGCCAGCTCGGTAGCATCGACAAAGATTGTCTGTACCTGCCCCGTCGTGTAATACGACGCCAGAGCCGTCGCCAGCTCGTTGGTGTCGATAAAGAGTGTTGAGACCTCGCCTGTCGTCCAGAACATGCTGTCGATCTGCACCTGGGTGTAGTAGTCAGCCAGCGCCAGTGCGAGCTCATTGGTATCGATGAAGATCGTAGCGACCTGTCCGGTCATGTAGTAGTCGGCCAGTGCTACGACCAGTTCGTTGGTATCGACGAATGCAACGTCTGCCTCGGCCTTGGTGTAGTAGTTGGTGATTCCGGCCATGGTCTCGGCGATGTCTATAATGCCGTTGGTGTCCACATCATAGATGGACGTGAGCATGTACGCCGCCCAGCCCAGGTGATTGGATGCAGCTATGTACGTCAAGGCCATACTGTCCTGCCCGGCGGTTGGCACCACGACAGGTAGCTGGTGGATACGGATCACCACGACGTCATCATAAGTGTTGGTGACATCACCACCGAAGTTGGCCGTGAGCGTCAGGTCGTCGGTGTCGTCATCATCGATGCCTGGGGCCGTCTTGGCGGCCGTGACAGCGCCATCCTGGATGTTGGTGGTGGTCACGGCGTCAGGGATCAATACAACGTTATCGTACTCACCTGTCACGACGCCGCTGATCACCAGCTTGAAGAATTGTGGCACGTCCCCGCCAATCAAAACCTCGTCGAGCGCGCCTTTCGCTACGGACATCCAGTTGGTACCGTCCCAGTATGCGAGCTGACCCCCGTTCGTACCGGCCGGCATGTACTCTTGGGTGAGGAAGGCTTCCAGAGCCGCTGCGATCGTGTAGTAGTCATTCGTCAGTAGCTTGCGGCCGACCGTAGTAGGTGCGAACCCCAGGTCCGCAGCGCGGTGCAGCTCAAATACGTCGACGTCTGATCCGGTGGGTACGGTACTGACGGTCGGATCCCGGTTCACGATCATGTCGAACGCGGGGGACACGATACCCGTCTCCAGGGTCGTGAGCGCAGCGCGATTGTACAAGTTGACTGTGATGTCGTTCGCGTCAACCCGGCGCACCGTCGATACCTGCATACCATAGATGTGGATCTCGGCGGCCGCGCCAGTATTGAAGCGGATCTTGCCTGTGATGGCAGTGGCCGTAGGATCGGGATCGAGCGCTACCAGTGTCATGTGCGACTTGGCTACGGTCGTGATGTCGGCTGGCGGACTGTACGAGCCCGCACCGAATACGTACACCATGGGATCGTCGGTAGCGGCCGCCACCGCGGCAGCGAAAGTCTTGTACGGGGCGGTGATAGCGCCGGTACCCGTATCGGCGCCCATACCTGCGTCGATGTAGATAGCGCCAGTGAGATTGGGCGCAGTCGTGGCGGTACTGGGTACGAGCGATATGTCCAGCAGGCCGTCCGAGTCGGTCTTGACCAGTCGATTGGCGCCGTTCGTGCCGCCTGTCTCCGTAACACCGTCCACGCCGAGCTGAATGAGTATGGTGCTGGGGTTACTGCGCGTACTGACATCCGCCGCTAGTGCGCCGGTCGTCAATGCCAGGGCTGCACAAATCGTCATGATCCACTTAGTCATGTCGGGTCTCCTTTGCAATATCGAGCTGTATACGCATCATTGCGCAAAGCGATCTGATCTGCACATTCCAATTCTTCCAGTTCAACAGATGCGCGAACCGGAAGTGGCAGGACTGGCACAACGTAATCAGATTGCTGCGTAAGAAACGCTTGGCAACGCATACGTGCCACGGCTCTATATGGTGTACCTGTAACTTCTTGTCCGTGCTACATGCCTGGCACACAGGCTCGTCGCGTACGTGCTCGTTCCGGACCTTGCGCCACTGGTACTCAGAGTGACATATTGTCACTATTCCGCTACGTTCGCGCCGGTAACTGGCCATGCGAATACGCACGCTGTTGTCTCGGCGCCATCTGTGTCTGAGGTCCTTAATGTACTGCAGTATCGTCATGTTTGTCAATCTCTAGTCGATCGCCGGGCTGTAGCTTCACGCTATTCGCCCACCCGGCTGGCATTTCCAAAGCGATGGCGGTGGACGCAGATTTAGACTGGTACCGCGGCATCAGTCTGTCCGGGACGTAACGAGGCGGCGCCGGCATGTGTCCGATCTCAGTGACGGTACCTTGCTTGTCCATATAGACGATGTCGAGCGCGAACTTAACGTCCTTCATCCAGAACGGGCCTGGGATATCGAACAGCATACCGGTACCTGGCGGTAGCGTGGCGCGCTTGGACAGGCCAACTGTACGCTTATCCGGCGTGTCAGCCAGCTCAGCCACGAGCTTTGTTCGCACTTGTTCGTCGGCCGTGACAACCTTGAGTGGTACGTTCTTGACCATAGCGGCGTCCTTAGTCGGGCCGAAGCGCTCACAGGTCTCACAGTTCTCGACAGCGGGATAAGGCTCGTCCTTCTTGAACAGCCGTTGCTTGCTCTCCGCCTGCTTGGTCTTACACGCATAACAAACATCCGCAGTATGTACCACTTTCTCGCCTGGATCCAATTTGCGACGGTCTTTAGTAGTGTCGCCGCACGTCGGGCAATCATTGATCACGTACTCGGCCTTCTTTGCCATCTTCTTCTCGATCCGGCAGGCCAGGAGCTTCATCCCGTTGACGGTAGGCTGGCCCTTGGCGTCTGTGCCGATGTCCTCGACCACCTTGGGGCTGTTCTTGTACCTGCCAAACAGCAGTGTGTCACCGATCTCGATGTCGAGCTCTATGGCGGCGCGTTTGATCACCCGGCGGATACCGGCGTCCTTCGCCATGTTCTTGCTGCTGTATGACTTGGTAACCCAGTCGGGGCGCCCTATCTCCGAATCGTCAGGCTCTTCCCAGTTGGAGAAGTGTTTCTTGGCCAGCTTAGCTGCGGCATCCCAATCTTCGCGCTCGTGCCAGTCACCGAAGCACGCGGTACACCGCTCTTTTCCATCGGTGTAGAAGTAGATATCACCAGGTATGTCCGACGCGTCGAGCGCCGTCTGGAAGGCCTTGTTACTAGCCTGCTTGACGCCCGTGTTCTTCTGGACCCGGTGCACCCGGTCGTCGTACAGATCGATCATGTCCTTGTCCTTGGTGTCCGTGACGGGCAGCCGGACCCCGAAGTGGGCGTAAGTCCAATCCTGTACTGCATCGATCGCCTGTTGGCCGTTGCCGCCCCGCGTGGTCATGATCTTCACTGCTTGGCCGTCGGCCAGCCACCGTTTGACCCGGTCAGCCATCAGTTTGATCGGCCGCCCGATATAGTCATCGCCCTTCCAGCTGTCGTATGTTGCCAAAGTCCCATCTAAATCTATTCCGTGCCAGCCTGTGATGCCTGCGGCCTGCTTGACTAGCGTCAGGATATGACGTAGGTTTAGCTCGCTGTCAGCCTGCTTCTTGAACTGCTTAGCACACGGCTTACCCGTGTTACCGCTGTCCAGCCACTCCTTGAACTCGCCCATGGATAGGGCTGTCACGGGTCCACAGCCTGTCCACCCCGGTTCGTAGTTGGCGAGGTAGCCAGCGCGGGCTTCTGCCTCGTCCCTGAATCCAAGCATGCACTTATGTTCATCAAAAGTGCCGTCCTTGTTCTGCTGATCGACAATAAAAACCATCGTGCAAGCCGGGTATGGGCCGATGAACACGTCCACGTGATCTCCATCTTTACCAATCGGGCTACGCGACAGCATGATACGCCTCCGATTGTAGTAGTCTTTGCATATATATTGTCCATTCTTCCCTATTGAAATTCGTTTTAGTATGGCACGGTAGGCACAATGTTATCAAGTTAGCATCCGCGCAGTTGTTTTTGTTATAATCGATATGGTGTACAGATAACTTACGCCCGCCTAAATAGGCGGTACCGCACAGCTGGCAAGTATAGTTGTCGCGCTCACGTACCCGTCGGCGTAGGACCGGCGACCAGACCTCGGGATACGGTGCGCGGCTTATACCGCTTAACTCGCTAGGGTAAAACTCCCGTGCGGCCCCACAATCTACACATGTTAGCTTTATCTTCATCCTTTAATTATGTATCCGTAATGTGCTCCGACCATACGCGTGGACCATTCGGTACCGTCAGCGCTCACGCCCTTGCGCGTACTACCTCGTGGATTCTCAATCGAGATATCCAACCCATGCATACTGACGTGACCCTTCTGGTAGTTACCAGCCTCGGCCTGCTCCGGGCTCGGGTGCTTATCTGTCAGTTTACCGGCGGCTGTCAAAAGCTTGTTCAGCGTCAGGTGGTCTGCGCCGCCCTTTTCCAGCTGCTGCGTAGCCGCATTCCAGCCGTTGGTCATGGGCGTCACGTAATCCTTGAGATTCATGGCGTTACGTCGGACGTTGGGCGTTTTGGTCCCGCCCTCCGGGGTGAAATTCACATGGTACTGGCCCGCGGCACCCGCCCCATCACGTGCCTGGATCGCCTCCCACAGTTTAGGGTACGCGGCCTTGCCTGTCTTCGGGTCAATGCCAGCACCTGCGTACACGAGATCGGCCATCAATTGCTGTGCGTGCGGTGATTTGGTAGCGACACCGGGATACACGCGTTGTGTGTCTTGCCAATGCTTGAGCACGCTTTTACGGACCAGCGCGTCCAGCTGCTGCTGCGTGAACGTCTGCCCTGCCGGCGCTACCACGCCTGGGCCGTACGCGGCGCGTAAAGCCTTGCCCTTGTTCATATCCTTGTAGGAACCCCATACGCGCTTGACCGGGTCGTAGCCTGTACGTCCTGCATTTTCACGCATCCACAAACGTTTGGTGAAATCATCAAGCCATGGCGGTGTGTTCGCCTGCGACTCTTTCTGCATCCGGGCCTTCTTCTTCAAGCACCATGGGTGGAAGAACTTCTCGCCGTCAGTGACAGCAAACTTGGCACACCCGCCGAGTGTCTTCCCGCACTTAGGGCACACGTCTTTCTTACTCGCTTTACTCACCGTACCCTCCTTCACTTGCTCTATAGCTTCGGCCGTGCTACCGGCATCGATAGGCATCATCTTTACCGGGCCGCCTGGTACGTCTGGCCGCTTGATCAACAGCCAGTCGCGGCCACGCTTGCCGGTGCCGATATGAATCAGCGAGTATCGCCCGGGATTACGGGTATTGGCCAGCGTGAAACTGATCGTCTTGGGCGTGACTTTAGTGATCTCCGCCTGGTCGCGCTCGTGTAACCGTACCTGGCCGGCGCCGTACCCGCTGGCGATGTTGCCCTGGTAGTTACCATAGGCGTAATCGTGTAGATCTGTCTGCGGCGCCAGCACCTTCTCACGCTCCTCGGGAAGCCGGGCCCCCGGCACCGCCCATGAGAACAGGCCGGTGTCGGGGGTACCGAGTCGTAAGTCGTAGTGAGGTCGCGTAGGGTTACGCTGGGTCAGATGATGCTGAAGCACGAAGTCCACCAGGCCAGGTTTTAACCCTGTAGTCGGGTCGCCTGTTTCGCCTCGCTGAGGGATGCCCGGTGGATCTTGCGTGCTACGTGTCATCGTATTCCTTACAGCTGCGCCAGCAACTGCTTAGCTTCAGCGTCCATACCTATGGTCAGCGTACTGATCGGGTCACCGCCGTTACCCTGGATTCGCGCCATCATCAGGCTTGCGGCCGCGATCTTACGCTTGGCCTGTCCGCCGATGAAGCCGAGGATTGTAGCCACGGAGAGCACTGCACCTATGATCGTCTGCAACGCTGTGGTCATCTCTGTGCCCTGTGTAGCGGTCAACCCGCCGAACACGACAACCAGGCTCACGATATTACCGATAATCGCGGCCCAGAACTCTGGTGTGGTATAGATCGGTCTCATTCTGTCTCCTCTTTCGTTTTCTGGCGCTCGTCAACCGCGGCGAGCGTACGTCTGTAAATATCCCGGAAGCGGACTTTCTCGGAGTAGGCCGCAGCGAAGGCGGCGGCATAACCGCCGCCTACCCACGCCTGCATCGCCACCGACCATCCGATATCCCGGGCCTGGGCTTGACTGCGTTCAAACTTGAACTTGTCAATGCACTTCAGTTGCACCAGCATCCGACGCGCAGGATGCTGCACAATCAGTAACTCCTTCAGTAAACAATACTGTTCAGCCGGACAATAATCCTCACAGATCTCGTCCAACATCCCCCTGTACTCGGCCTTGTCTGCGACGTTGTCGGATGTTCCTGCCATACGTGCTCACAGGTTTCGCACTAACGCTTCAGAACCCTCCGCCATCAACATGTTGTCGACGGTTGCTAGCGACGGGATCTTGTTGAACTGGGATGCCATATCCCGGAGTTGATCCTCGATGTACGCCTCCACATTGTTGCGGTTAGGCGTCTCCTGCACCAGTCGTAATTGCTCACGTACCGATGTCACATCCTTCCCGGGCTCCAACACAGCGTCGAAGATATCCGGGGTGTCATGGGTACCATACCCATCAGCGCGTAGGATGTGACGCAGATACTGCTTAATCGGGTAGCTGAATGGCAACATCTCCCGGTTAAGGGATACTTCGCTGATCGCCCACGCGGCCTCTTCTACAGTGACCGGGTCGAATATCGTAAAGTAGGGATCACCAGTCGCCAGCGTATTACAGATGGCCAGAAAGGCGTCGGGACGCTTAAAGAACGCGTCGGTGGTCATGATGGTCTGGATCGCAGCCCAACGGTTAGAGCATGCACTGGACAGGTCTACCCTGTAGTCATCCTGCACCTCCATGAGGATAGTGACCAGATCCCAGTCATAAGCTTCCTCGCCGTACTTTTGCCGTAGGATAGCGTGCACGACCGTCGCCACCGTCTGGGATGATTCCAAGAGTTCACGAGTTGCGGTCTCTTCCGACATGCGGCCTCCATGTTGTCAACCTATTGTCAATCACACAGCGCAACTATACTGTCTTCCAGCGCACCGCGGTCTTCCAGTGGTAGGGCACGCAGCAGTGCTGCGGTCTTAGCCACGTCGAGTCCCCGCAACGCGTTATCGAAGTCGTCGCCCATGGCGGTTTGAGCCGCCTTATGGAACGCAGGTGTCGTATGTAGCTTGCGCACGTCGAACGATAGTTTCCGCAATGTCACCGTGTTCTCGACGAAGGCCTCAGCCTCTTTGAAGGTCACGCTGCATAGGAAGTCAGACGGGTGCGTGATGCGCTTACCGTAGTAACGTGTAAGGTCTTCTGCCTGATCAAACGCGTCAATTGTTTCGGCAATCTTGTCCAGGTTCTCAGCGACTTCCGCATCCGTGCCGGTACCGATCAATCGGTTTACGTTGGCTAGTAGGATCCCGCATTCGGCATCTTTGGCAAGTTGTGCCCGCTCGTTAAGTTCGCGCATGATCACGGACTTACGGGGCACACCGTACCCGGCTTCGCGCAACACGCTGGTCGGCAACTGTTCGTACTCGACCGCGTACTCCGCAGCCTTCTGCATGAGGAATCGGGCGATACCGGTCCTGATAGCGAGCGGATAATGCCGGCGGTTGGCGTCAAAATAGGTCGCAGCCTTACCCAGGCCCAGTACATCAAACACGCCGTAACGACGGGCTGTGACAGCTCCGGATGCGTCCTTGAGGATCCAGCCGTAGTTGGCTTCAACAGCGCTTGCCTGCTTGGTCTGCCCTGTACGCGCCACGAACGCCTCGGCCAATTTGAGCACGTCATCTTTGATATCCCACGCTAGCACGGCTTCTGCAATCTTCGCAGACGCCGTACCAGGCACGGGTACATCAGATGGCGGCTCAACTGCGGGCGTAGCGAGCCAGTCACGTATTGTTTGCTTCAACTTGGCCCCAACTGGTTTGACGATTCGCCTATTAAAGCTGCGTGCAATGAGTGCAGCAAGAGGTCCTGCTTCCTTCTCTAACATGTACGCCGCAGATAGCCACGTAGCAGCCTGACTGTCGATCGGCCAGGCCCGCTTGCCCGGGTCAGCAAAGTCGGAGTCCGACATAGCGCTTGCAGTCTGCTCATCTGGCGGTGTATATTGTCGTACGTAATCCGGGATATTGGCTTCCCCGACTACGGACGCGATTTTGGTCCAAGTACGAAAGCTGTTGTCGTGAAGGACGTCCATTACATGTTCTCCTTATTGATATTTAACAGCATACGACGAAAGAGGCGCAAATGCGAGTATGTTTTGACACATTCTTGGAGGCACTGGGTTGTGATATAACTGGAGGCGTTGACGACCCCCAGCCGTGCCCGTTATGCCATAATGTCTCACCATCACTTCACGTCCTTGACCCTGCCGGCGTTCACCGCTTCTACTGTACAGTTTGTGCGTTCGAAGGCGATGCCGTTCAGTTGGTGGCACAAGTCCGTCAACTGGAATTCAGTCAGGCGCTAGAGCTCTTCAGCCCCGGACGTGAATTCAGCACGACCTTCGCAGACGACTGTCCCGAGTGTCACCAGCAAGAATACATTACCCGCCGCCAGAGTCAAGCGCTTATCAAGGCCTACATTCTGCGTGCGCATCAGGCGCTGCAAGGCACCTCGACTGACGGCTATATGTGCCGAACGCACCTACAGCACACGGACAAATTACTGCAAAGCGCCGTACCGTCCGATCTGGGCGTCCTATTGCAGGATGGGCTACCGCAGGAACTACGTAGCCTGGAGCGCGCCGCGTACCGGCACGAACCGCACCTTCTCTATGCCTATACATACGCGGGTGAGGTGACGGGAGTGGCCGTCGAGCCACTACTGCATCCTGAGCGCCGTGAATACATCCGGCTGGCGCCAGGCGGTATGTACATGGTCGATCGGCGTAGCTGCGAGGAGCCTGTACTGTATGTCACACAGTCCGAACGACTTGCGACAGGCGTATTCTCACTCCACCGCCACTACACTGGGGCGCCCGTACCCGTCACGTCCGTCGACGATCTGCCACTACCCTTCGAATACCGCGGGCTCCGAAAACTGTACCTGATCACGCACCCACGGGGACCGCTAACCCTCGCCAAGGCGTTCATGTACCTCACAGCTGACCAGGTCGTGACCGGTACCGCGTACCGTCCGGAGATCCGGGTCATCGACACGCAAGGCGAGGTACCGACCGTACCCGGGCTACGCCGGTTGTGTGAGGCGGCCCTGACGCTCGAATCCTGGGTAGCACGTGAATTACATGACCTGTACGCACACGACGGGCTGACCAGTGTCATACGACTGCTGAGTACGGTTCCGCCGTTGACGCACTGTAATGCGTCACTAGCCAGTGCCCTGCGCCGTAGACACGTCCCGGACGAACTGGTGGATCTGGTGGTAACACCCCGCGCCTACCGCGGTGACTGCGCGACGTTGGCCAACGGGTACATAGTCTACCGTACGGATACAGGGTTCAAAGGTGCCAAAACACGGGGTTGCGACGCGAATATCAGACTAGGCAACGTCAGATTCGATACGTTAGAGATTGTCCGTAACCGGCGCGGGGTCCTGCACTACCGCATGGCTGTGCGCGCCAAGGGTTGCGATCCGGTACGTGCTACCATGATCGACCGTGACTTCGCCAGCGCCAAAACACTCGAACGGGCCGTAGCCAGCGCGTATGCCGCGGAAGGTGTCGATGCACACGTCGGCATCTACGAGACAGCCGGTTTCAAGTGGCGTGAGATCCGTGCTGCATTCAACGACCGCCCGGCGGTCAATGACGAGCTGCGCCAGTTCGGCATATCCCCAGATCTGGAGCTGGAACTCCCGAATCTGGTGATTACCCGCCAGGGTACACAGATTCTGCAGCAAACCAAGATCTTGGTACCGCCTACGTGCACACCGGTATACGCCGGCATTCACGCGTATCAGCAGCGGTCGGATGCTATCGTGACGTTCAAGAATCTCTGGCAGGCCAAAACGGTACACGCCAATGCGCTTAGCGCCTGTATCTCGCACATGCTGGCGTGTATACTACAGGACCTGAGTTGCAGGCGCCGCGACCAGGTACCTCCCGTGCGACACCTGTTCCTGGCCGACCCCGCGGAGTACATCTGGGAGCCGGTCCACAGTCAGTTCACGGAGTTGATATCAGGATCGCCTGACGCGTTTGCGTTCGTAGATCAGAATACCTTACGGAACTACTCGGGATTGGGTGCACTCCCACTGCCTATCAACATCTGCTCAGCCTCGCCTCGCTCCATGCAGCAAATGATACGCGGTGCTCGCACTTCATTGATCGGTACATGCACCAATCTACAGGCCGCACCCATCAGCGACATGCCGCGTACAGCGTTCATCGCGCTCACGAACACACCTGAGTTAAGATTGTCGGCGGTCAGCCACGCCAGTATTGCAGCAATGCGACGTACCATGTCGGACTTCCTACGCTTCGTACTGATGCGCGGTTGGGACATCCCTTACGATCTGTTGATGGACGCACCGGTACCCGCCGTCACCGCCTACCATTACGTGGCGGACCTGATGGGAGCGGATGTCACGGACGCCGTTGACAAGTTGGTACTACCGCACTACCTGGAGTACAACGCCAACATCATTGACTACTTCTTCATGGGGTTACAACACGTGCTCAGGACCAAGAAGCAATACACGATCATAGACGGGCTGCCTGACCGCGTCGCGGATCGTACCGCGGCAGTGTACGTCACAGAGCACGTCGTCCTGGTTGAAACGCGGCTGTTACCGACGATCAACACGTACCTCAAGGCCAGACACGGAATCACTATCACACGCAACGCGGTGGTTACCGAACTACGTGAGCGGGGCTTCACCGTAGACCAGTACAACCGACTCACCACCGCGGAAGGACAACCGCATATGTGGTGCCTGCGTCCGGACATCTGGGAATCTCGGGTACTAGGCTTGGGCCAGTTACGCGTGCTCAGAACAGAGCGCGACGAGCCTGAGAAACGTCTGAGGTTGATCTCGTGATTTCATTCTGCGTAACATCGAAGAACCGGTCTTCGCTATTCGCGAACTGCGTACGGTCGCTTGCGGCCAGCACGTACGTACCGGCAGAACTGATCGTAGCCGACTGGGGTACGGACGATCGGCTTGGCTGGCTACCTGGTTTGTTGCACGGATCCCGCATTGACTACACACTGTTGCAGTTACCGAGCAACGAGCCCTTCTCCCGCGGGCGAGGGCTGAACAGTGCGGCGTGCCTGGCGCGCTACCCGTGCCTCTTCTTCATTGACACTGATATGCTATTTTGTTCTGATGTGATCACGCAGGCCGTGGATACAACGCGCAATGGCGCCGCATACTTCCCGATCTGCTGGTCTTACACGAAACCTGACCACTCAGCTGGTAGGTGGCGAGATAATGGAAAAGGCATCGCGGCGGTTACACGCCGGGTGTACGAACAAGCGAACACATGGGACGAATACCAACAATGGGGGTCTGAAGATGCCAACTTCTACGCACGAGCATCCACACACACCACGATACATCGCGACCGGGTCAGGGGACTCTTCCACCAATGGCACCGACCGACCAACGCACAAGGAACTTAGCCGGTATAACGTTAAGCACACCATGTTGCTGCGTGCGCACGACGCTCTGACAGCGGCTGCTATCCCGTTCTGGTTGTCGTGCGGCGTACTACTCGGTTACTACCGTAACAACGACTTGTTGTACCATGACCTCGACCTGGACATCGGGCTATGGCGCCGCGATGCACAGCGCCCGTTCGTCGACATCCTGACCGCGCACGGCTTTTACCAAGACACGAAGCACGTGCATACCAATCCAGCTGTACTGGCCATGCGTATGGCTGGTGTAAAGCTGGACCTGTTCTTCCACCAGCGGGCGGGTGGCCACGTAACGCTCCCATTGTACCGCAGGGGCCGGAAATTACAGTACGTGTGGGACACGTTCGATCTGATACCAACTACGTTCTTGGGGCGTGAGTTCCTGATCCCACGTAACCCGCTGCACATGCTGCAAACGCAGTACGGCAGTAAATGGTACATACCAGTACGGGAGTGGAACTACAGTAGCAGCCCTAAGTGTATCGACCAGGCACCCGCACCCGACTATTGGGATACGTATTACGGTACCGACACTGCCCCGATGCAGCCATCGGCGTTCGCGCAGTGGTGCTACGAGGCTGGTCACGCTACAGGTAAGTTGCTGGAGTGCGGCCCGGGTAACGGACGTGACGCTCGCTACTTCCTGGCCAAGGGTATGACTGTGGTTGGTATCGAGCAGTCCAGGCAAGGCGTTCAAAAACTGTGCGAGCACCTGCCCGATGGTATCTGGCGCTGGGATGATTTCACGCACCTGCACTATCCCGAAGAGCACGGCACGTACGACACCGTCTATGCCAGATTCACGCTTCACAGCGTGACGCTCGGTAACGAGGTCCGCGCATTGGCATGCTTCCACAAGCTGCTCAAGCCCGGCGGAAAACTGCTGGTCGAGGCGCGTACGGTGCGGGACCCGCTGTACGCGCATGGACTTAAATTGCCGGATGATGCGCGTCACACAGATCACTATCGCCGGTTCCTGCGCACCCCGCAGTTCGCCAAGCGCGTACAGGCAGCTGGGTTCACGGTACTCTCAAATCAGGTAAGCGCTGATTGGGCGTGTACCGCGACCGAAAATCCGCAAGTAGTGAGGATGATAGCATGCAAGTAGAACGACCAATATGGGTGTTAGGCCCTGCGCGCTCCGGTACGACACTGGTACAGCGCCTGATCAATACCTGCCCGGATACATATCTTACGGGCGAACATCACGGCTTCATGCACAACACACGGCGTGCCTATGCTGACCTGCTCGCCATGGGCGGACGTATCGACAAGCCGGGTGATGTGACCAAGTGGGACCCGTGGTGTAACCGCTGGACCAAGCAGAGCCTGCTCCAGACGCACCGTGATTACCTCACCAGCATGTTCAAGCAGGCCACCAACTGGGGTTGCAAGGAAGTGCGTTACAACTCTTCGGAAATGCTGGACTACCTGCACACCATGTACCCGGAAGGCCGCATCGTCACGATCCTGCGCGATCCGTACGAGACACTGACCAGCGTCAAATACAAGTTCTACCGCGGTACACTCGATCCTACTGTGACTGCTCAATGGTGCCATGAGTGGGTAGCGGCACGCACGGCATTCGCCGCGCACGCCAGTCAATACCCGGACACCACGTATAGCGTTGACTACGGTACATTCGACTGGGATGCAGCGCAAGCCTTACTACGCTGGCTGGACCTGCCCATCGTGGACGCGCATCGCCAGACGTTCAAACTCAAGACCGGCAGCGCATTCGAGCGTAAGCCGCCCGGCGTGTTGACCAAAGCCGAACGTGCCACAGTGCAGGAGCATACTGGAGCGGTCACCAGCGCGCCACCGGCCGCGATCATATCCAGCATGGATACCCACTGGGAAAAGAATGTCACGGCTATTATTAAGACGTTCGAAGCGCCGCACGTGGCCGCTCGGTTGATTCAGTCATTAAAAGCCGCGCACCCAGATATGGCGATCATCGTGAGCGACGACAGCCAGCACCCCCGCCCGCAACCGGACGTAGATTGGCACGCATTGCCATACGATACGGGACTGGCCGCCGGGCGTAACTTCATGTTGGACAAGGTAACCACACCGTACTTCCTACTGCTCGACGACGACTTCATCATCACACCCGATACCAATCTACAGCACATGTACGACACATTGGTGGGTTCAGATCTGGACTTACTTGGTGGCGCAGTTCAGGACACGACCGGTACGCGGCGTCTGCGCAGCTATGAAGGGCTGATTGACGTCACCGGGTCGCAGTTGACTGTCACGCCAGATCCACGGGAGGATCACGGCACCTATCAGGTGTATGATCTCGTGCTCAACTTCTTTATAGCCAAGACGGATGCGGTACGGCGTAACCGTTGGGACGCGGACCTCAAAATGGCCGAACACCTAGACTTTTTCCTACGCGCACGCGGTAAACTGCGGGTAGGATACACGGCCAAATGTGTGATCGGGCACGACAAAGCGATTAAGACTGCCGACCAGGCGTATCGCAAGCTGCGTGGCGGTAAAGGCCTGATCGGGACCGAGCTGATGATGCGCAAGCATGGATTGACAACCATCACGAAGCCGGCGGGCGTTACACAATATGCGTGCATACGCCAACGTGCAAACAAGGCCCGGGCTCAGTGCGGTATGCCGCCCGTGCCGGAGAGTGGTGTGGACACTACACGCGCACGGCGTGTAGTGAGTGCATCGCAAACGCATAGCGGCCGGAATCACGTGCATATACCGCCCCGCGAATCCAGGATCAAGCAAAGACGTACGACAGGCGGAGGACCCCAAGTACACACGCGGTATCGTAAATGAGCGATGTCACATGCTGCATCAAAGCCTTCGAACGCCCACACCACCTGGACAGACTGGTACAGAGTATCCGGTACTACTACCCGGATATACCAATTCTGATCGTCGACGACAGTCATACGCCTATACGCGTGTCCGGGCCAGGCATCCGTACCGTCACATTGCCGTATGACAGTGGGCTGTCCGCTGGGCGTAACGAGCTGGTGCGGCTCGTTACCACGCCTAGGCTTGTCATGCTCGACGACGACTTTGTTTTCACGGTCCAAACCAAGCTGGAGACGCTGCACGGCCTGCTGGACACGTATCCGGACATCGACATAGTGGGTGGGCAGGTAGAGAACGTGCCGAGGCAGATGTTTGGTTTCCACGGCACGTTAGACCCGAGTCGTGGCCGGCACATGCTACTACGTAAGGCCATACTGGAGCAACGCTGTGGTATGGATGTGGTGGAGGTGATCCCCAATTTCTTCATGGCGCGAACCGAACGACTGCGCCTGGTACCGTGGGATCCGGAATTGAAGCTATCAGAGCACCTGGACTTCTTCATACGTGCGCGTGGGGTGCTCAAAGTGGGCATCTGTGACACCGTGGCGATAAAACACGACCGCGGCACCTGTTCGGATACGTATAAGCGCCTGCGTGGCCGGTCCGCGACGTTCCAGCGTATGGCCGAACGCAAGCATGGGATAACGCGCAAGCCGATACCGCAGATCAAGTCAGCGCGCCGGCGCTAGTCTTTGTACGGAATACTGTGATGCGGTGACGTCGGTTGGTACTCGACCAGTAATGAGCCGGACATGATCGTGCGTCGGTGATTACCATGCACGTCGCTGATGGTCATACTGAATACGAACGCCCCGCGCCGCAATATATCAGCAACCGCCTGGGGTAACAGGATCTCTGTGATACCGTCATCGCGCAGTTCGATACCGTTACGCCACTGTCCCGTCCATGTTACGGCGGTCTCGAAGCGCTGATCGTGCAGTTCGAAGTTGGCGAGCGAGTTCTCAGGCGTCGCATCCACACCGTTGTGCAGCTGGACCTTGGTTTCGAGCCTGATTTCGTCACCCGCGGTGACCCGATAGATGGGTCTGCGGGCGGAATCGAGCGGCGGATTGACGCCGATCGGTGCTGGGTTGATGAAACTACAATTCATGATGCCTCCAATAGTACCAGGATCTGATCCGGGTGTCCAATAGGTAAAAGAGAGCGGCTTGACACGAGCCGCAGGCACCGATTTCACACAAAATCAGTGCCTGAGGTGCGTCAATGTGCGGGTTTTTAGCCCTGCGGTAGCATGATAGTACCTCCATTTGAGTGAAAACTCGTTTCACGTCATACTATATACAGGTAATCGGGTCAGATTTCAATCACGATCCCCAAAATCGGGGTGCCGCAATGGAAGTCCTTCCCTATTAGTTAGTTATAACCGATTTAGTGGCCTGATTTAGTCAGAAATAGTGATACTTTTGGGGACAAAAAGGAGCGACCCGCCTGCCGGAGGAAGCAGGCGGGTCACAGAGCTAAACGGCCTTGCAGAGGAGCGCACGCCGTTCCGACACCTGAAAATCAGGGCCGATCGTTCCAACCACTGTACAAATTGCAGTGTTTGAATCTGTAGGTCAAGTCTTTTTTTACTTTTTGCGGTCGAGTACCGCTTCACGTGCGCGAATCAACTTATCCAGGCCAGCCATATCGCCCGCCAACTGCTTAATAGCACGGGCCCACGCCTGGTCAATATGCTTTCCACAGTTCAGGTCATACGCCATACCTAATACCAGCGTCTGCGCCAGTCGCCAGGTAGCACAGTCAGACCTGATACCGAACTTCTTACCTGTGTCGGGTGCGTCAGGAACCTCTACCGGCCCTTCTGGCACATTGTCAGAGTCATATGGGTCACCGCCGGACCCGAAAATCGGGATACCGTGGCCATATACCTCATCAAACCCGTCTGCGCCTACGTCATACGCGATTTTGCGCAGCTTAGCGCGCAATTCAGCCGGCGATAGTTTCTTACCGCCCTGTAGCGCGTCAGCCAGGATCAGGGCCCCCACGGCGGCCGCGGCCGGGCACGCCATACTATTGTGTACTAAAATCCCCTCAGCAATAAAGTTGTGCGAACCTTCCACAGTTATGTCGAATACTTCTTCCGCCCCTTTTGAGGAAATCTCAGTCACTCTTTTCAGACAAACATCATCCATATGAAAATGGAAATTACGATAAAAACACCGGAAATCCATATGCCTAGCAGACATTGCCCTCCGCTTCTTTGAAGAAGATAACATCGGCAATTCAGCTATCCGTCCTGGATTCGACAAACTGATTGTATGCTCATTTACCCATTCAACTTGTTCCGTCCCTGCTCGACTAACATCATCAAGGAATGGGTTCCTTCGCTCTCTGGATAAGACATTAGATACCAAGAATCCCAGACCCTGGGCGAGCGCTTTGATGTCGTGGATTAGTTCCAAATTACACATCGAAATCACTGCTCGTCCGTTTTTACCTATAGTTCCATCGCTATCGATTATTCCAGCAAGCATTGCCTTACGGTACTTGGATTTCAGACTCCAAATCCATTGTGGTAACCTTTTCCCGTGTGCTCCGTCTGTTAGTCCTAACCCTGCGAGGAATTGGGCTGCAGCCACACAATAAACTCTTACGTCACCATCGTAATTGTGAGACTCGACGCAGAACAAGTCATCAATAAGCGCCTTGTACCTGTCAGCCAACTCCGGATCATTGAGTCCGATGTCCAATGTGATTCCTTGGGTGTTTGCTCTCCTGTTGTCACGGACATATGATCCATCGCCGATAAATGCACCCACAACCTGGCACAGTGCCACCCCGTCTATACTGTCGCAGTCAATTCCGCATTCTCTGGCTAGACCAACAACATTCAATTCATTACCACCTGGAAGAGACTTTGGCACAACAACCATATCCCCCTCAACCATGTCAGACAGGGGAATCCAGCGCGCCACAACATCATAGCGTCTCCCGCTGAATTTCCACACGTGGCCATCCAGATCCCTGTCGTTTTTCGGAGTACGCCGCACAACAAGAAAAGGATGATTTTCCGTAACTCCATCAATTGTCTGGTTACCGGTCTTTACTGTGTGTGTCTCCCTAATTCCGTTGCTAATCCTTGCCACGCACCGCCTAGGCACAAGGTTCATAGATTCATCAAGAGACCATACGAAGTCTCCTTCTTCCATATCTTTGATGCACTTCAATCCCTCGTTTGTCCATACCCTAGTACCGCCAGCAAGGCACGTACCGCTCAGTTTGGCGTATGAGTTGTTCAAATACGTCGAATATACGTCCACACCGCCAGTCGCGAAGTCAACTTCCGGGCCCGTGTTGGAGAAGTTCGCGTGATCCCTACGGCTGTTGACTGCAGCGATCGCAATGACCGAGTCGTACTGTGCCGGCTGCCCGACGTCGCCGTACTCATTACCGGCCGCGGCGAAGACTGCCACACCCTGGCGAACGGCGTAGTCGCAAGCATCTTCCCACTGGCTTAACACCGAGGCGCCGGCGGAGATACCTAGACTCATGCTGATCACATCAGCGCCGAGCTCGTCCACAGCCCATCGGATACCGTCTGCGATAGCTTGGATATCGCCGGCACCGTCACTATCCAGCACAGCACCGTAGTAATCTTCGACTTCCGGGGCGATACCGGCCACGCCCATACTGTTATTGGCGATAGCGGCGACAATACCACCACAATGGGTGGAGTGGCCATTGGCGTCCTCGGTGTAACCTGGGTACGCCGTCCAACTACCGGACGGGTTGAGGTCCACATGGTTCGGGCGGCCAGTGTCGAGGATCGCAACTTTGATGCCTTTGCCCCGCGTGCGCGCCCACATCGCCGGAATGTTCATCAGCTTGTGGTTGTAGTCCTGCTTCTCGGCGAGAATTTGCACCCGTGAACGGACGGTGTGCGGCGGAATCATTTGTATTCGGTCACTCATGGCAGCTCCTATATCACTTTCGTTTCGTAAGCACCGGTACGCGGGTCCTGCACACTGTACATCAACCCACCGATACCCAAATGCTGCTTCAGTTTTGCCAGACGGTCTGGCGCGATCGAGCGTAGAATTGCCAGGAAGTCGCCGAACAAATTGTTCTCGACTCGCCTGCCCTTACATCCCTTACAACCACGGCCAGTATTGAGATCTACGTTCATAGTCCGCAGCTTGTTCTCAAGCTGCCGGAACTCCGGAAACTGCTTGTAAAAGGTTTGGTCAGCCAGTAGCTTCCGTACTATCCCCCTTGATAACACCTGCGTGTCGTTAGACATATGTCTTCTCCTCCATGACGACGAGTGTCGCCGCAATCTTGAGTGCATCTACCAGCTCGTCCAGGTCTGCGTCCATACGCGTGCGTACGTCCTCCAGTTCGGCCATGCTGCGAAAGCGTAATGTCACATTGTTCGTGCGGTAGTAAGGCACGTCGTTGAACAGGTCTGGCGCGTTGGCCGGGTACTGCTCCATATCCACCGGATCAGCGATGCTGACGAACTCGTCGCCAAGCGCATTAGCACCAGCATCGGTTGTAGACGGGACCTTGCGTTGCCAGACAAACACCGCGTCAGACATGTCGACAGCGTCCGTTACGACTACGCGCAGGTCGTAGCTCTGTAATCCGTCCGTGCGATCCGGACCGTAGTATCTGACTGTGAGTTGCATATCGTCTCCTAGCAGTAGGTGGCGCAAATCAGGTCGTGCCAAGCGCTATCCTGGTAGACCGAGAAACACCGACCGTCAACATAGTACTTGATACCGTAGCGCCATTTCAAGCAATTACTCTCCCACTTGAGGGCGCGTGCGTACGTGTGATTACCGTTAAACCCGGCGCGTGCCAGCTGGATGCCCCACCTCATAGTGCAATGTTCATCCATATACGCTGTGAACAGTACCGTCTCTTTTTTACCGTTCAGGCCAGCAGGCTCGTCGTTCGATACTTCCGCAATCACGACCGGCGAGCACGGGATGTGTACATTGTAATCCAGGATAAGGACGCAAGACGGCTCACGCTTGGTCAGCAGCATCGCGATATCAGGGACCTTTGTGTCCTTATCCATGTACGCCGTACCCGTAACCTCACGCTTCAACGGCATGCAGGGGATATTCAGGTCATAATTGAAACGCAGCGAGTCGACCTGGAGGATGCGCGTATCCGGTATCTGCGACATCCAGTACGACACGTGCATGTCTTCGCCCATGATCGTAGCCGTACCTGTGGACTGCATGTCCAACGTGGTACACGGAATCTTAAGATCGAAATTGAACTTCAACTTGTCGATTTGAAGTATACACGTCTCTGGCTCCTTCTCGAACCGACAATTGAGCTGGATGTCGTCATTATTCTGCACGAATGCGGCGCTACCGATGGCGCTGATCGAGAACGCGTGACACGGGATCTGCATGTCGAAGTTGAAGTTCAGGTCGTCAATCTGCAAGATACATGTGTCCGGTACCTTGGAAAACCAGTAGCTCACCTTTATGTCGTCAGTGTTGTTCACAAACTTGGCGGACCCTGTGGCTTTGAGTTCAAACGGGTTGCACGGTACCTTGATATCCAGGTTGAACTCGAACCCGCACGTCAACGCATCCTGGCGCGTGATGCGCAGGCTCACGTCACCTTGCTTAGCCTGGGTGGTCTTGATCGTACCGGTGGACTGCATGCTGAACGGCAGGCACGGTATATTGAAGTTGTACTCCAGCTTAAGGACGCACGTCTCTGTACGCTTGGAGAGCCACATGTTCACGTTGCCATCATTCTTGACGATTTGGAACGTACCGGTACTCTCAACGTCCAGCGGAAGGCACGGGATGACCAGGCTGAACTTCATCGTGAAATCAGGATCGCAGCAGTCCGGGTCTTCCGTGAAGGGGCGCAGCGTGTAGTACAAGCCCACCATCTGGGTGTGCATGTTGATGGTGAAATCGTCACGGGAGAAGAACTGCGTCGGGATGCAGGCGCAGAATGGCGGTACCACCAAATCCGGGACGTCTATGTGGAACGTCATCGGGGACTGGGTAGCTATCGTCACGTCCGGAACCGCACACATTGTGAAGTTCACCGGCGTGATATTGATGTCGAAACTCAACGGTGGGCAACCATCGGGCAGACCCACAAATGCTGATCTAGGCATCGGCCACCTCACAATCTATTTCTACAGGATCCACGTGAGTCTTCACCGTGATTCGGTTGTGACTCGGCTCCGGAATGATCTCGATACCGTTGGTGCCCACCAGTTGGAACTTACCGTACCCATCAGCGTACACTTCATTGATGGCCAAAAGCAGCTCGTCACAACCCACCCGCGTGGGTTCGCGCCGTACGCAGTAGCGGCCCAGGCCGGCGCCGGGTTCGGCCAGGATCGTCAGACGACGCGGGCTAGGCTGTAGGAACACACGTGTATTGTACCCTTCCTGCCAGTACACGTCGCCGGACACCGGGACAGACCCGGCGGTATCGCCCACCAGGCTGGTCACACGATGCTTGTCCTGTCGGATCAACGTGGACGCCTCGAACATGTCACGGTCATTTGCGGCCATGTTGTGTACGCTGGTATCACCATCGGCCTCCATTGCATCCAGGAGCTCGTTGATACCGTCAGACCCGAAGACCACTTGCAGCCGAATGCCTTGGCTTATCAGCGTCATGGGCGACGTGGTAACTGTACGCGGAACGACAATACTTCCGAAGGTTCCCGTACTCAACCTGAAGCTGAATGTCAGTGTGTTGAATGCCGAGTCTGCCTGTATCGTGCTACAACACAGGCGTGCCCAGTCGGGTACAATGGGCACGTACACGACGTACTGCAGGTCGAGAAACACAGCGCTGGGGAGCTCACGCACAGCGACCGTACCGGTCATAGTCGTCACCCAGTCCTCCCGGAACGGGTAATTACGGTAACGGTTCGCGTTCAACCATTGAATGGTAGGTGTCACGACTTACTCCTTTTCAACTTGAATGTGACCAATCCGCGGTCACGGATGCCAAGCCCCCATAACTGCTTGACGCGGCGTTGCACGGCATCCAAATTACGCATGCCGTCGAGCCTAGACAATTCTGGTGTCTCACCGGGCGTCGTTTCATTCATGATCTTGATCGGGTTGTCTGACGCCAGTGTGCCCGGCGCAACAAACATGATCCGACCACCATGCACCGGCACATTGTAGCTGGTATCGGGTGGACATACAAACGCAACCGGGGCATCACCGTCTTCGTCACAGGTATCGACCTCACCCGGTGTCTCCCCATCGTCAGCGGGTATGCGTTTGGCCTTACACAGCGCATCAGCACCGAATCCCGGCGCCCCGGTGATGTTGATTACCCCGTCGGTACCAGGCGATGCAAGTACGGGCGGGCAGTCACGGTTCTCGATGCGTATGGTCGTAATGTCCGGCAGTTTATCACAATCCACGTTCGCCGGCGGCGGGCAGCCATACACGTCAACGCGAATGACGGCGCGGCCTTGTGTGTCGTAGTACGAGGTTACTTCCGCACCGTTACGGCCTTCCAGACTCACAACACCGGTAGTCAGCTTGGCATCATCGGTCACGAAGCCGCGTACGCCCGTCTGATTCAGCTCAATCGCACAAGTAGGTACGAGCGGGGTAGCCGCGGCATCGAACTCCATAGGCGTCTCGGCCGTCAGATTCAGTGCCCCAGCGCCCAATACCAGGACACCGACATGCCGCTCGTACCCGGTCGTGTCGTACAGGTCCACGGTACTATCACCGGTCTCCCAGGTGCCGGTAGCGCACAGCACGCCATCGGCTTGGAACTGCACGCTACGTCCACCCATGTCCAGCAGACTCAAATGGATCGGCCCTGACACATCAAGCGGGTACAGCATGGCGTCGATAACAACATCTACGCTCAACTGCTGCCCACTGGTACTCAGCATGTGCGCATCGTCCGTAAATGGGTACTTCCGATGCTCGTGCTGGTTGAGATATTCTTGGTAGTACGTGTTCATCCTGTGAACCTCAGCGTCAGTACACCACTGGAATTGGCGGCTACGCCGTTGATGTCGCGGATCGGCGGGAGCTCACAGCCACCGGCATCCGGGTAGACGTCGCACGGGCCTAAAAATGAGTCACACTTGCTGGCGTCCAGCTCCAGTATGATGTTCGAATCGTCTGTCGGGTCTTGGTAGATCCGTAGCGCGTTGCCACCTACCAGATTGACCAGCCTATCAATGTATTGCGCGGTGGATCCACCATACTTGAGCATACGGCGCACCGGCAGCGAGTCGACCACACGTACAGCCCGACTCGCCAGACCGCTGGCATTGGCATCGGTGAAGCTGTATTGCTCCGCTACCGTGGTTCTATGGTTACCGAATACCACCCAGCCTGTCACGTCCTCGACTTGCGGGTCCATGGCTACGGCCTCGTACGGTGTGTAACCGGCGGTCGGGACAGCGCAGACCAACAACGGCGCCGTACCGCTGGCCAGGCACACGCTATAGAGAGCGGGCGTCACGCGTACGGACGAGACGTAGATGTCAGTGTAGCTGGCAGGTACCAGGATACCCATGTCGGCAATGATGTCGGTCGGTAACTGCCGGCCCGACAGGGCACGCTGCGTAGTACCCTCTTCGAGAGGATAGCTGCGGTCTTCGTTCTCATTGCACCACTCTATGTAGTTCGATTGCATCAGTTGGCCCCTGTGAAAAGCGTTGTACCTGCTTTCTCGTGCGCCGTATCCCACATCGACCAGGTCACACGCCATTCCATAGCTTGTGGCGGAGTTTGGTCCGAACGGACCCGGATAACGACGTTAACGTAATCGCCCGGGCCGATCGTACCCGACCACGAGCCCAACATGGTCTCGCCACCGGTCTTAGTATTGGCGGCACCGGCCAGTATGGCACAGCCTACCGGGCTCAGAGTGACACGCACGCTCGTAGCCTCTTCTGCGCTCTCGTTCGTAACCTGCATCGTGAAGTGCCCGTGCCGGCTGGCCCCGCCGATCTCGCCAGGTACGGCGATACCGCGCACACCGTGTGTATGCACATACAGGGTCTGGAGCGTCGGGATGTGCACCGTCTCGTAGTGGACCAGGCGCTCCGAGTACTCTTCGTGGATATCAATCAATTCGAGCCGCATGGCGTCGGTACGCTCCATCAGCTGCTGTACCGCACGCGCCGTAGCTACATAGTCCTCGCACTGACAGCATGCGTAACAGTTACCCTCAATGCGAATCGTGTTCAGGCCCGGGATCGGCACGATCTCGTAGCAGTCATCCCCTACAATGCGGATGTTGCCTGCGGCGTCGGGCACGAGGCTCAGCATACGCTGGGTCCGGCCGGTGACCGCCTGGTGCACCTCACAAGGCGCTACGCCCTGTCCTGTACCTGGCAGTGCCACCATCGTGAGTGTTGTGGTATCTGTCTCGGCTTCCTCGGCGTCCAGTTCGACGTTGTAACCCGCCACGAGTTGTACGTCACCAGTGTAGCGTTCGGGGTACTTGGCGACGTCCGGGGCTGCATAGATCTGGACCGACTGCAGCCGCGCCGGACGGGTCTCAACCGTGGCGGCTTCGAATGGTAACCGCGTCACGAATGCAGTGATGCGCGTCATACCGGCCAAGTAATCGTTGAACGCCTGACCCACTACAAGCCTGATCACGCACTCTTCGCCTTCGAACGTCACGAGCCCGTGCCCGTTCACCAGGTCGGGTAACGCAGCGAGCGTGGTAGTCAGCAGCTCCGCACCGTCTTGGTTGTCAAATCGAAACGTATAGGGTGCGCCACCAGCACCTGTGGGCGCGATACTGTACAGGTACACGCCAGTCACATCCGGCGGCGTTATCAGGACGGCATCGACGAAAGCTTCTGCGGGTATACGACCGGCCCCCAAGAACACGGTGTCCTCAGCATACGCTACCATATCGGCAGAATACGCCACACCCGTTGCGTTTTCCGCGAACGGGAATGCTGTACCTGCGTTGGATGTTAGGAATTCAAGACCTAATTTCGACATTAACCACCTCGTGTTGCTGCCAGCATACTCGTGATCAATTCGAGCGTGCGGTTGCGTAACACATCGGCATACTCCTCTACGCGGGTTAGGGTGGACTGCAGCAAGTCGAGGTGAGTCGTGATGAACTCCAGTTCGGGGCAACCGCAACACGGCTCCGAGCACGTATCAGAGATCGTGATCGTATTACCAGACACCGAGACATCCACGCACTTACCATCGCCGACAATCTGTACGTCCTCAGCATTGATACCGCCAACGCGTCGCACGCAGTCCGGGAGCTGGTATTGTTCGTCGCATTCGCACGTTTCGTTAAAGCCTGCGCCGTCGATGGCGTCGATGCGGATACCATTCTGATCCGGTAGGTACGTGAGCCGGATATTGGCGCCTTCGATCAGGCGTACATGCCCGAAAATACGCTCGGACAATACATCACCGCTGGCCGTCTGTAACGAGCGCACACCCCGGATATCAGGCCGCACGACGCTGGCCTCCAGCACGGTGTCGTTATACGTATAGGCGCCGTCGGGTACATCGTTCCTGAGTTTCGCCAGGTCACCCAGGACGGCCTTACCGCGGCAATCCTCATACGCCCCCTGCCCTACGAGCTCGTACGCCTGGTAGGCCGTGTGGCTGCTCGTATCCACGGCCAACGTACACACAGTCACGCCATCGTCGTCAACGAACAGGCACGTCAGGAACCCGCCGACGAACGCCAGCTTACCGAGTGTCAGCTCAAAAGTGCTGTCGCCAGGCACCGTGATTATGAAGTCGACCAACAGGTACGTAGGTAGCGTGATCTGCATGACATCTGTCGATACCCGCGACGTGTCCTCACGTAGCGGGTACGCACGATACGCATTCTGATTCAACCATTCCTGGTAAACCGTGTCCATAATGTCTCCTAGTCAACACGGGTTAGGCGCCACCGTAGTTGCATGATGCCGAACGCGCCTGTGTATTCGGAAGCGGCACTGGCAACGCCCGCACGTTGTATCTCGATACCGACCATGCTGCCAGCCTGCACCGTCACGTTGGACAGCGGTGCATCCGTGACTACACTACCCTTGAGATCGCCCACGCTGGGGAACGCCGTATCCAGGATACGCACGATACGCCCCGCCACGTCGGGCTCATTAGGGTTGTTGTGTACCACCATCGGATCGTACGCGCCGTATACCTTCGTGCTGCTGCCACCATCAGCGTCTACGTACGCGGTACCGCCAGTTATACCCAACGGTATCTCTACTTGAGCCGCGCCGTTGGCAGGCGTGATGACGTTGTCCAGCATCGTACCGTACGTATCATTGTCCGGCGCGGTGTACGGGTTATAGTCACGCAGCACCGAGTAACCGAACGTCAGGCCCACGTACTTGACAGCATTGGTTGCGCCGATTACTAACGGAATGTCCTCTTCACCGAAGACGGTCATGTACACGAACACTTGGTATTCACCTTGTACCGTGTACGGCACCTGGAACTGGGCAACAAGGCCGGAAGGTACGTTCTGGTTGCCGGTGGTCCAGCCCAGTAAGCGGGTGTACGGGAACATACCGATCAGTTCCTGCTTGGCATTGCGGTACGCCAGCTTTCCGAAGTCACCAGCGTAGTCCTGCGCGTCTGATAGACTGATCGTGACTTCGCCAGCACCCTCAGGCACGCCTGGCGGTGAGCTGATGGCGATACCCGCACCTTGGCGGATCTTGGAGACCACGGGGCCCTTCAACAGCTTCGTACCCTGTACACGCTTAAGTACCAGATAATCATCCAGCCCGGCGTTCTCCTCGGACAGCGTAAGTTCAACATCCAGCATCAGATCGCCTGTAGTAGCCGGATCAGTCGTACCGCAGCGTGTGACCCTGATGGGTGAGCCCGGGGCTGGCTGCAAACTCGTGACAACCGACGTGTCCTGTACGCGCATGTGCACCATGTACAGTGTAGTCAACGTCGGGTAGATGCCGGGTACGGCGCTTGAGACCCAATCCACAGGCCACGGTACGCGGCCGTATGTGTCGTCGTACCAATACAGGCCGCCGTAGGCCGGACGCCAAGCCGGGTTGGCCGGATGCGTGGCATAGCTCTCCATCTCGACGCCGTTGACGACCATGGCAGCCGCTGCCAGAGGGACAGGCGGGTAGTACTGACGCAGCGCACTGTCCATGTCCAGCGCGTACTCGAACAGTGCGCCAGGCGCTTCGTCGACGAGTTCCACGGTCCAATAGTCGCCACCGGCAACCGCCGAACTCGTAACGTCCGTACCAGACTGGTCGAACGGGGTGAACATGAGTTTGACGCCGTTCTTGAGTGTGACCGGTACGAAGTACTGAACGTTATTCCAGTAGCCAAGCGCGCCCGGAACCTGTGATACGTTGTCGGTGTCGTACACCAGTAGCATCGGGGTTCCGGCGCTGATATCAGTCGCTGTACCGGCCGCAAGCAGCGTCAGGGTCGTGCCGGTGAAACCACCGGATAGGGCAACAGTCTCGGCCGGCAGTACCGCGATGAACAGCGCGTTGGTATCTTCATCCGTGGCTACGTGCGTACCTTCGGCGCCGTACGCCAGCATAGCGTCGCGCAGCGCAGCGTAGGTATCATCCGCACTGGCATAGTCAATCACGACCTGGATATGGTTCGCGTCACTGACTGTACCATCATCGTCAAACTCATAGGTAGCGTCGCCCACTGTGATCGTGTCGCCGTCTACGGGGTTGCTGGCGTATACCAGCTTGTACAGCCGTGAGGCAACGATCATGAGTTCCTCCTCCAGACGGTCGCCCGTGTTGGCGTACGTCCCAAAGGTTACGAGCGAAAAGCCACCGTTCACAGCCTGGTTATTGGCGGCAAACTGGCGGAACTTACGTGCGCGCCAGCCCCGCGTGTCATCGGGCACCGTAACGGTCCACTGACGCCGCGACAGGTCCTCCGTAGCTGCCTCACACCAATTCCACAGCTCATCGGCAACGCCGCTGTCCTCCAGTGCGTTCTCCAGGACCGCACGGCAACCCTTGGTACCAAACGGTACGGGTACTTCGTAGCCGACCAGGCGTACGATACCATCGCCCTCGGTAGGGTCACTGGATACCCACTTAAGGTATGCGTCCGCAAAGCCGTACGTGCCGTTTCCAGGCGCGTTGGAGCCGGCAACCGCCAACCCGGTAGAATCGGTGAGGGTCAGCGTGTAGCTCGTGCTGTCGTTGCCGGTGAACGGTCCGAGAATGCTCAGACGCACACGTGGGCTCATGTACCAGTCATCGCCAGTATCCCACAGGATATCGTCAGCGGTCTCGACCTCGTCGGTGTCATTGTCCGTTACGCGGCTGGATTCGGCAGTGGTCACGTTCGTGACGAGCAGGCCGATGTAGTTGGCGAGCGTGAAATTGAACAGACCGTCGAATAGCACGGTAGCAGCGTCAGCGCCTGTATGCGCGCTGTGTACGCTCTGGCTCGTACTGCGCGGGTCATGGCCGACCAGCGTATGCTGTGCGTTCGGGATGCTGCCGGTGATCACCTGTGTACCCGCAGGCTGCCCTGCGAGCGCGAATGCACGATGCAAGTGAGCCTCGCCCACATCCTTGTACTGCGGGCTAATTAGTGCGACACCGCCCGAGCCGGGCGTGGCCGCCGCGTCTGTGAAGTACCCGATGTAAATGGCCATACCGCTAGGGTACGCAGTCATCTTGCCGGGCGTCTGTGCGGACAGGTAGTACGGGCCGGGACGAAACTCTTCGCCATCCTCTACCAGCGTAGACAGATCCCAGGGCCCCGTATCGGTCAGCGCCAGCTTACCTGACACGAGCACCGTACCGCGGTCCCCGGACTTACTGACCAGTATGCCTACGGCGTATGCCGAGTCATTTGCCAATTGAAACACGTTGCTCTCGATCGTGGCCCGTGCCACAGCCTTCGTGTATAGACGCGTCGCCGGGTCCAGGTACACGATATCCTTGACTGCCGGCGCGTCCTGATCGCTGGCCAGCGAGACGTCCACAAGGCGCAGTGCTTCGAAATTGCCCGCACCTGCCAGGTCCTGCATGCGGCCGTACAAGAAATCCGTACGCTCACGCAGCTGAATCACAGGCCGGTTGAGCGTATCCTCCTCAACGTACTCGCCATTCGCAAATCCGATTACTTGTACCCACAATGACATGATGACTCCTTACTTGAACGTGATGGTCCAATAGACTGCCAGCTCGAAGTTGTCTGGCTTCGGCGTAAAAGGTGCCGATCCGAGGGCAGCACGCGCAAACGGCGTATACGTGATGGCGGTGCCCGACTGCCACCTGTTCAGCAGTACCGCCTGGTAGAAATAGAGTGCGTCGGGGTCACTGGCCGTAACAGTGTCTATGTCAGCAGCGTACGTCGCACCTGTCGTCGAGAAGCCGTACTCCCGCACGAGTCCTGTGTGACCGGTGAACGTCACAGCGTTGGCCGTGTATAGCCCGGAGTTACCGTCTAGTGACAGCGATGGCGCCATGGCGTATGGGCAGATGGCGATGTTGCCACCGATCGCAGCTACGTCACTCGCAATCTTGGCCCAGTCATGGTTCCGGCGTGTTGCGGCCGGCAGTAGATCCGGGTCATCCATAAGCGGCGATGCCCCGGTCCCGTAGATGAAGCCGATGTGTCGCGGTAGGTACGTGTCGTCTCCGCCTAACGCACGAGCCATCAGGTCCGCAGCGGAGTACGCAATGGTATTCGAACGTCGTAGAAACGGTCGAAAGTTGCCGTGTGCATCCACCAACTTCACTTCAATGCGTCCCGTGCACCCGGGACCGATATCATGTATTCGCTTCATCCGTTTCTCTCCGACATTTTGGTACCCAGGCGATGCGTGGTCTCGCATCACCGTACCGCAGGTTAGTCTTAACGTACACTCCTGTGCCGGCCATTTCGTACAGCGGCATTGCCAGTATCGGCAGCACACTATCTTCTGTCTGCTCAGCCAGGTCGTAAGGGTCTGGTCCGACGCTCTGATGGTCCACCACGAAAAAGCAAGTGTGTGCCGGTATCCCGTTCTGCAGGTTACCCAGCAGATGCAGTGTCTGACGACCCTGTGCACTCAGCTTATCCGAATCGACCGCCACAATCAGCAGATTCGCTTTCAAGTAATTGGACAGGAAGTACTCGAACGGGGATACCGTTCCCCATTCTGCCCCAACTACCGGAGTCAATGTACCATGCAGCTCATCCGTAAAGCAAGTCTGACCTGATATGTTATGTGTTTCGCAGTACGCATCGAAGTCGGACCAAAACGCCTCGATGTCGTAATCTGCTCCGTAAACAGTGAATCGCAGCTTCGGATTGCCATTAGTGTCCTGACCACTATACGTGAGTGGTGTGAGCTCCCAGGTCACACCCAGGCCGTGCTTGAGCTCGGCACGGAAGAAGCCAGAGGGTAGGAAGAAGGCCGGTACATCTGCCCGGAGCTGCGCCGCGTCCTGGGCGTCGGCCGACAGTCGGGTTGGATCCAAATTGTCCCAAATGTGTAGTGTTTCGGTCAGCAATTCACCGGTATGTAGTACGGCGCCGCGGACTATTTGGGCCCTTAAAGTCGCAGATTGCGGAATTTTATATACGTGTTTGTCCGTGATGACCTGGCGGCGGGGACTGGTCAGCACCTGCTGCACTATCTCGCACTGCTCCTGAATGTAGGGCTCATCGAGTAACGCCGCCACACCGCTGCGGAACAATGCGATACTGGCGCCGTTATTATACACGTCCCACAGTGCATTCAGATACGTGCTGTAGAACTCGCTGGACACATCCCGCAGGCCCAGGACGTACCCAAGGTGCTTGTACACGTAGTCGCGGTCTACGAGCGCGTCACCGGCCCACAAAGCGATCTCCACGTCATCACCTGCGGCAGTGTGGATCGCACGGGATGGAAATCCCAGCGTGAACGGGTCATTGTAGTTGTAGAACAGGATCGTACCATTTTCGATACGGAAGTCCACGCCGCTGACCAGTACCTTGGTCGGTGTCACGATATCGTCGACAATGACCGTAGAAACTTGTGTGATATCTGTATCCAGCGGGTAGGCCGTGAGGCCTGTAATAGCGGCGTGGCCGCCGATCTGCGGCGTAGTCCCGGGCGTGAACGGCGCGCTGACCTGTGGGCCTACCACGGGCGTGTACGTGCTACCCAGGCGTAGAGCCACAGCGGGTCCGGTGTTCTGCTCGGACTGTTTGATCGTCAGCATACGCCAGCGGTCCCGGTGGAACACAGGCGATTTGGTACGGTCGGGCAGCTGGAGTGTCTCCAGGAAGTTGAGATACAGCTGTGTCGATAGCAGGGCCTGCGCCGTCGTCCAGTTACGGATCAGGTCGCTGTCGTCGAAGATAGATGTCCACAGTTTACCCAACCAGTCGAACGCTTTGTCGCCGGCTGGGGCCAGGTCTGCTATGGGCAATGACGGTGTTTGGTTCATGTGCTACTCACGTTGATGATGATGTCTTCCGCGTGTGCGGCGAATACACAAGTCGCGGGTAAGATGAGGTTCTGAGCATCGGCATAAGCTTCGATATCCAATGTGTGGCCGCCCAGCGTGTGTACCGTACCCGTGGCATCACGGATGACGCCTTGCAGCTCGAAACCCCGCTGGGTATCGTCGCTGGTATCCACTCGGGCAATCTGGAACGTGTGTAGCACGCCTAGGATCTCACTCTCGGTCAACTCGTTTACGAAGCTACGACTGTTGATGTAGTCGGCAACCGCTGTCCGCATGGCTGTGAGGTCTAACGCAGCGCCTGGTGCAGCTGTCACGGTAGCGCGCACACCTACCAGACAGATAAACGGGCACCGGACTAGATGGTCGGCCTTCACACTGCGTACGGTATCAAGATCCACGTAGTCCTGAATCGCAGCCAGTTCCGGCGCTACGTAGAGCTCGACTCGGAAGTCATGCATATCCTCGGTGCCGGTAGCGACGTGACTCACAGTAATGGTACTGGTTTGGAAGACAGTGCCGGCCGTCTCTACGATCGAGTTGGTCGCGTCGATATCATGAATGGTGGCAGACAGGCCAGAGCTGCCACGGGTGTCGAGAAGCGCGTAAGAGCCCACCGCCGGCAACGTCTGGAAATCCAGAAACGGCGACGCAGCTACTCCGGCATCAGTCACCATGCGTACAGCATAGAACCCGGGCGCCTCGTCACGGCCGAGCGTGAACTGGTACGTATTTGACGCGATACGCGTACCTGTCTTCTCCAGTACAACCGTCGCGGGCTGCCGGAACGTCCGGACATAGATATCGGCCTTACCGCCCATAGCCACGCCTTGCGCGTTGTGTTTATCACGCAGCTGGCCTGGATCACCATAACCCTGTACAGACAGTTCCTGCAACGTGTCGTCGAATCCGCCGCCTTCCGGACTGCGCAAGATAGCCTCGATCGCATTACGGCTATCCAAGCTTCGGTTGGAAATGGCGGCCGGCATACGCGTGATCAGCTGGTTCACGGTCTCTGGATCGGTGCCGCCCGTAAAGTCAGTATATGCCTCAGCAGCGATGAAACCGTGAAAGGCCGTGACCGCATCCACCGCGGTACCGGCCGTAATGCTAGCAGTCGCGCCTACCGCAACAGCCACGACAGGCAGTAGGAAGTAGTAAGACTGGTCGGTCGTGGGCCCCTGCAGCTGAATATGGCCCGCGGCCACACTGGTATCCGAACTGACGTTGTACGCCTGCTCCACCTTGTACTGGATACCGCCTGATACTTCGACCAGGAACGTAGCAGGTATGTAGTAACCCCGGTCGTACTGGACCCTGACCAGCAGCGTACCATGTGCGGTGGAGCCCACCCGCATGGTCATATTGAAATTGGCCAGTACGTGGTTTACGTCGTCCGAAGTGGCCTCACCGGGGTTGGCCGCAATCTCCGCCAACGAACGTGTCAACTGCAGATGGTTATAACGGTCATCCTCCAATGCGTAGAATTCGCTGGCCGGACGTACCAGCAACTCACGTAGGACGGTGCCACGGCGTAAGTCCAAGGCCGGGTATGCCTCACGCATAAGTGCGATCACAGTGGCCTCGGCCTGCTCAAACGTGGCTTGGGTCACATTGTTAAGTGTTGTAGTCATAATTATCTCCTCGCTACCGTGGTAGGCAGTACGTATGTGTACGCGTCACCCGTGCGGCTACGCAACAATACGCGTAGGTACAACGTCGCGGTAACCACATTAACATCGAAATCTAATAGCGTTGCTGTCTGAATCCGTTCATCGTCCGGGATGGGCCCGAACGTGTCGTCGCCATCCTCAACCTGCATCTGCGTCACGGCGTCAATACTGGCGAAGTTGAACGCCATCGCAACCTGCCCGCTGTTCTGAGCCGCACCACGTAGCATATCCTGCCAAAACGTAGTTCCCTGATCCGTGGCGAATTGCACGTCCGTAAGCTGCGTGAGCAGTAAGATGGTGTACCGTTGCGCCAATTTCTGCATACCGGTGACAGCCCGAGCGTCCTGGGCCGTAAACGACAGGTCCAGCGCCGTGGTACCGGTGGGCCGTAAGATCGACTGCATAAACTCCAGGTCGATCTGACGATCTGCGTAATCTGCTGTGTAAGCCCTCATCATATTTTCTGGCTCCGCTCGATGTTGACAATACCCAATAAGCGTTGCAGCCCTTTAGCGGCCCAGGTGTACTGGGACAGGGCTATGCGATCGTGGTCCTGCTGTGTGCGTAACCGACAGAGCCTGCCGCACGCGAACTGGGTACGCATATCACGGCGTGCTCCGGCCAACCATGCAATCTTGGTACGCACACCGATAAGCTTGTTCACGTCTGGCCGGGATTGCGCATACATCCCGGCCCACTCCCCGTTCTCCGCCGTACTGGAGAACTGGGTATCGATGTCCGCGACGTCAGCGTTCATCGCCCACTCCAGACGCGTACCAGTACGCAACTGCTCCTCGTGTTTCTCCAAGTAGCCCTTTACAAATCCAACAGCTTCGCTAAACGCCATGGCTCGCTACCTCCTGAATTTGCGCCACCAGTCGGCCGGTGATCTGCGTAATCAGGGCGGGTGAAACGCCCAGCCGCTGTGCGATCTCTTGGTTGCTCAACTGCTCTTTACCGTGGGAGCCTGTCTTCCAGTCGACAATGACCTTCTCACGCGGCCCCAAGTCCTGGTACACAGCCTCGAACGCATAGTCGGCTCCGGATGGGAACTGAGTTGCCGGCATGGCGCCCGGTACGCCGCCCTTCGGCGCGGTCATCTGCGATTCAGACATGGTTGCGCGCACCCGGCTGCGTAGCTTCTGGATCTTGGCGACCGACAGGCCCATGTGGTCCGCCAGCTCCGTATCGGTAGGCATACGGCCCAGGTCGTCGTGCAAGCGCTCTGACTGGGTGTGCGCTTCCGCAGCCTGACGCCGTACTGCTTCCGGCACGCGCACAGGCTGCAGCTGCTGGCCGTAGCGGGACAATGGCTGCAACTGGGTCGTGACCCATGACCGGAGGTTGGCGCCCTTGGTCGCGTCGTAAGACCGGATGGCCTTGATCGCCAGGCCTTTAGCCTTGACGTGTAAAATGTCTTTGGGCCCAGCATAACGCTGGACCTCGCTGACGAGCACGGGATCAACTGCGCGCATGACCGCACCGAGGTTCTCGGGGGTGGGGTCCGCCTGCCAGCTGTCATACTCTGGGTAGTTCATCATTGCTCCTATGCTGAATACAGGTAATTCGGCGCTATCCCGCCCTTGATCGCCACCAGGTCTGGCCCGGCATCCCGATGCAAATAACGTCCACTCACATTTGTCACGGCGGTATGGTTAACACAGTCAACCTCGTGCGACACATTAGTCACAAAGAACTTCAATAGTGTACCACCGCCACCACCGGACTTCAAGCCTGCCTCTGTTGCGGCCTTGGGATCTGACTTAAACTCACACACGTACCCGGGTGCGATATGGCCATCCACGCCGCCCGCCGCGTTCAACATCAATCGACACCGCAAAGATACTTGAGTCATCTGCTTAAAGCCAAGGCAGAACGTCTGCTTACAGAAATACTCAAGCGCAGTCCGGATTTCGGTCAAGAACTCGATACTGACAGGATCAGCAGGACCGTGTCCACCGAGCGCGTCAGGCGAGTTCAGTGGCATATTCATCCCATTTTGTCCGCTGAACGCTGAAGTACCAGCCCCGACGCTATGATTTATGCCGACAAGTCCGTGTACCCACTCCGGTAGCCGTAGATGGTCAACGGTGCCGGGCAGGTCCGGTTCGATGTAGGACTGCCCATCGCTGAAGATCTTGGATATGGCGTCACGCCACGCCAGCGCGGTATAGCCTGTCAGCAGTGTACCGTCGTACAGGTTGATAACGCCGGCGATCGGACGTGGGTCTACCGCTGGTATCGAGAAGTCACTTACATCCGCATCCGTTATGGTGATTTGCGGTTTCTCCCACGGCGTATACGGTGTTAATGTCAAACTATCCTTCCAATACGTACACCGTGTCGACGCGTACCAGTCGGACAGTACGTCCTGCATCATCCAGCCCCACGGTACGCGGCCCTGGATGTTCGCCACGTAAGCCTGTAGCGTGTGCGGTATAGAGGCCTGCAGTATATCAAACGGCATGTTTGGCCAGCCCGGGCCGTCCTCCCATTTCAAATGTGTCTCCAACGCGTCGATAAGGCCCAGTGTACGATCTCGCAGCTCATCGAAAAACAGCGGTGCTGGATTCGTCGGTTCCATACTCGCATACTCACGCAACGCAATTACGATACCGGCCAGTACATTAGGAGCGTTAGCCAAGACGTCCGTCCCCCACTTCTGGTCAACATGGCTACCTATCAGATGAATGTTACCCTCGGCCAACTTACGCACCGGGTGCTGGATATCCAGGTTCATTTGTAACGCACCCGACGCGCTGATACCGGCGTATCCTACAGCCACAAGTAGCCAGTCTTCCAACTTCAGTTCCTGGTTGTCGTCCTTGCTCGTCATGCTAAACGTAAAGGTGGCTTCGCGCCCGGTCTTCTTCGTGGTCAGCGCGTTGAGTGCATCGAACTTACTGATGAACTGCGAGATCACAGCTGGTGCAGCGTCGCCGTCCAGGCTTGACACCACGTTACCCACCCCGGTGTGTACCGGATCAATGGTCAGACGTAGTGATGGTATCCCATTATGTGTCAGCGATAGTTGAAAAGACGACACCGGATGGATATTACCACCAACTTTCACGTAGCCTTTTACGACCGCGTATGCATATTGCTCCATCGACATTACGACACCCGCTGTAGTGTTGAACGTGTGACCGGCAGCCCGAGTCCGAGTCTCAGCCGTTCGAGTTGGTATACGAGCCCCAATGTGTAAGCACCTACCCGTAGCGTCATTTCCGGCGAATACTGCCAGATGCGCTGTAGCTCGATAAGCTGCTGTTCGTACGGGGTGTACGTATCGAAGATGATGCGTGCCGAAGTTTGACGCAAGTCCAGATGCTGATACTTCTCCAGTAACGCCGGCATATCGACTGCCACTGGGGCATAGAATACGAGATCGAACTTGAACGTACCCGACAGTTGGTTGGTCGGTGAGTACAGCTTACACGTCAAGTAGCCGGGTATCAGTTCAATGGTAGCGGTATAGTTATTGCTGAACATCGCGGGTACCGATATCGGTTCTGCATCATTACACTGGACAGTCACACGATCAGGACTGTCATCTGTATGGGCGATAGTCCAGGTCATGATCGTACCAAGGCTCGTCCATCGCTCGGTTGCGGAGATCGCGTAACGCAGCTCCACATCACACGCCTGAGCTTGCCATGTGTGTAGGGTAATCGCACTATCGCGTAACCGTGACGCTGTATCGCCGTCCAGGTCGTACGTTATACGGGTATCGGGCGCCAATGTGAACGGCTCCAGTTCCGGGGCGTGCAGTAACCGCATGACATAGGCCAACGTCATGTTGCGCTGGTAAGCTGTGTAACCCACCGGCAGCATAGCGGTACGGACGTCCACCAGGATCTGTGGGAGAGTCTGCGGCTGGAAGTCAGGGTCCACCAGCTCGGCGCCGGGTGTACCCGATTGCAATCCACCTGCCAGGTCGTTCTGATTGAGTAACAGTGTGCGTGCGTGATTGATCATCCTTGAGCCTCCACAAGTGCGAGTCGCACGGTGAAACGCTGTAAACTGTGCATGGGGTCCGCGGTCTGCGTCGAGATACCGACCACAAAGCCGCGCATGGGGGTCGCGTTAGCCCCCGACCCTAATCCTAGTTTCGCGTACTGAAGCGACACAGATACACGATCATTAGCGTACGCGTTGTACATCAATGATTGCATCACGTCGCCAGAAGTGTCAGTACCCCCGGACGTACCTTTCTGCGCTACGATACCTTTTCCGGTCAGGAAACCAAGTATATCAACATTTAACCAACTAGCATTCGGATCGTGTCCGAATGCGTAAGTATAAACTCGTCCACCGAACACCTTGGTAAAGCTGACAGCCTCGGCTTGCGCAGCTGAGAAACCTACGACAAGAAACGGATCAGCGTAGTTATTTCGCTTGGGGTACTCACCGCTCGGCATCTCTAATATAGCGCCACGCGATGCGTCAGCCTTCAATAGGAACACCCTAAAACAACCTCGGGATCCAGATTCATTTCCAAATATTTCAGACATGCTTATCCCCTACTCGCCGCCGCACCACCGACGTCCATTGTGCCGATAGGTGTGCCAGCCTTATTGATCATAGTGACCGTCCCGGACATCTCCATCTTCTCTGGCTGCTTGGGACGCTTGACATCCTTCTCGTCGTCAGCCCTGTCGGCGCGCTTAACGTACGGCTCTTCGCCGGTACCGAGGAAACCACGTACTGCGCCAATCGCGCCGCCCACGGATGCAAGGAACGGATCTTCACCCTGCGTGGCGGCGCCTAAGCTACGCTCTGACGCAGTTATCGCCGTGCTCTCGACGTCAATAGCTGGCTTGTCTGCGATCGAATCAGTCTTAGCAGCCTTCTGCAGTTTGATCATTTTGGCTATCGGGCCGTGTTCGGTAGCGAACTTCAACGCCTTTATCTTGTCGGCGTCGTCCCCGTACTGCTCTTTAATTTGCGTATCAGTCATACCTGATAGCGTATCGAGATCCAAATCACCGAACTTGTCGTCAGCCTCTTGGTACTCATCGACCAATTTCTGATGTTTAGCCAAATCCGCGTCCGACATAACGGCTCGCTGCTCGTCTGTCAATTCATCGGGAGCGCGCATATACATTATGTCCAGTACCGTAGTATCGTTGCGACCCGCGCCCCAATCGACGATCCTCTGACCCAGGTTGCGGCGATACTTGTCGGTCGCGTCCCGCCTATCACTTAGTAACGGCGCCAGCTTGTCCGCCTGCTTCGCCACACCGGCTAATAGCTGGTCGGCCTTACGTTGTGTCTCCGACGTGTCATATCTACCAGGAACACCGGCCTTGGCGCCAGCCTGCGTCTTGGCCAATAAATTCTGACCACCGAGTCGCCTGACCTCTTCCTCGCTTATACCGAATTCTGGCCGGGTCTCAGTCCACCCCGTCGCAGCTGAAATCTGCTCAATAGTGGCCTCTGGCGTCACAATACCCATGATGGACTCGTTGAGCTGTTGTATTTCGCCCTCGGTCAAGTTTTCGCGCTGAGCGTTGATTGTGTGCCGTGCCTGCTCATAATCTTTGGAGTCAATCTGTGCCGCAATCTTAGCTTTGGTCTCCTGATCCACACTATCGAACTTAGCAACCGCCATGTACTCTTCCATGGCCTGTGCTGCGTACAGGTTCCGGTCTTCGATCTCGTCACGCACTGTCTGTAAATTATATACTGCTCCAGTATCGTCTACGGCGTTAGCCATTTGCGCATAACGCTCACGGCCTCGCTGGTTTGCATCAGCTACCGATCGCGACTGCGTATCAGTAAGTCCGGGTCCAGCCTTCATTATGTCCAGCGCGGCCTGCGCGCCCGCAATATCGCCGGTTTTAAGCTTGCTCGTAACGTCCGCGGCGGCCCGCCTCTGGTCCGTTGTTATGTTCGTGCCGAGTAACTTGCGCAGCTGCGGCAACTGCGCCAGGATCTCGCTGGCCTGGGAACCACGGGACCGATCCCCTACGCGCTCGTTCAAGTAGTCTAACGTTGCCATGTCATACGCGTGCTGCCCAGCCTGCTCGGCCGCACCGCGATATTCTGCATACTCCTCACCAGCCATCAACGCCCGTACACCGGACATACCCTGGCTCTTGAACTGTTCCTTGAGCAAATTAGCATCGGCCTCAGTACCACCAGCGTCCAGTATGGCTTCAGCCATGGCTTCAACACGTGCTTCAACCGCCGCGCCATCACGCGGCATGCGTATACCGGTAAGTCGGAGCAACTGCTCTACCTGATTACGTTCGCGCTGTACCGTCATTTGACGGGTACGTTCGGGCATTTCGCGCTGCTGTGCGGTATCCAATGCCTGTTTAATGTTCCAACTACCGGCGCCGGACTTTTCCATATCCTGGCCGATCGCGATCGCGAAGCCCGGATCGCGCATAGCTGCGCGGGCGTCCTGCAATGATCCGAACGGGCTGGCTCTGAAAATCGCTCCCGCCGCCGCATCTTGCGCGGACTTGTCGGCGAACTGAATGGCTTCACGATGTGCGGCGTACGCGCTCTCGTCCACCATACCATTCTCACGCATCCACTCGATCAATTGGATATCCTTACCCTGCACCGAAGACATACCGAGATTAAATAACGCCTGTTGGTCAGCCGCAGCATCCAGCAGTCCGTTGCGTGTCATGTCACCACGCAGCGATGCCATAGCGCCAACCTGGTTCATAAAACCCTGTGTTACGCTTGTGGCGCCCCAACCACCGATCGTCCGCCCGGACGCTGTGCGCATCGCCCCGGCGCTGCCGCCTAATGCTAGACCTACGCTTCCGCTCAACATAGTCTGTACCTCAAGTGCGGTCTCCAGGAACGTGGTACCCTCGATACCCAGCGCCATAGCCGTAGCGGTCATATTGTCGATCGTCTCTTTCAGCCGCTTTGGATCAATCCGGTTAACCCCGCCCCGCGTGAACTTTTCAAGGTTGGCCGTCAGCTGGGCCACGCTCTCGGATCCGAACGCGTCTCGGGCCGCGCCTAGCATGTCAAGGTGTTCCGAGGTCATCTCGGCCTGTTGGTCAACCAACCGCGCACTATTCTCCTCCGGGGTCGCGTCCGGATCTTGCTTGATACTGCGGTACATCCTGGGCCCGTCTTCGGTCATGTACCCGAAATCACGCTTGGTCATGTATTCGTGCAAGCCGCCTATCACGTCTTCAGTACGAAAGCCCTTGGTGAACCCCATGTTAGGCGTCGTCCCCTTGGCACGCCTTGTTTTGATCTCGCCAGTCTTAGGATCCTCGTACGCCTGGTCGTAGCCGTACACAGCGTCGGACAGCTTGCTGTACAATTCCCAGCGGTGTTCTTCCATTTGCAACGGTAACGCGGCATTGAGTTCGCCTGTAGGGCTCACGATATCGAGTACAGAGCCCGCGGGTGAGATGGCGCCGGCTCCCGCTCGGGCCATTAGGTTATAGGCTTCGATGGGATTACCACCCATTAGGCTCTGCACCATCGGCGACTGAACCGCGAACTCCGCAGCTACCTGTCCCCATGTCCCGCCCGCGAAGTTAGAGATCGCTTCCTGGAACTCACCCGCCGACATATCCTTAGGCCGGAAGCCTAACCGATTCGCGACCGCCGCGAAGTCATTGCCGAACTGCATAGCCGTCTGCTGCGCTGCACGCTGCTGGCCGACCCGCCTGTACGGTGTTGTGAAGCCAGCGCTATACTCCGCGTTAAAACCACTGATACCGCCGCCCATCTGCGGCGCAAACACGGCGTTATCGTATCCCAGTGCGTGTGCGATAAGCGGGGCGCTCGCCTGGTACAACATATTACCCCATTGGTTGTTGAACGGCTGGGGAGGCTGCTGCATGGCCCTGAATGCCTGTGGAGACGGTAACGCTCCCGCGGCTTGTGCGGGACCAGCGTACGGCGTTTGCTGGCCGCTCACTAAGTCAGTGTACTGGCTCATATCCATCATGCCATAGATTGTTGGTATCATACCGGTATCTGCCTATGTTTCTTGGCCGATTTTGGGCGCTCAAGCTTCGGCGCTGGTTTGCTCCCAGGCTGAATTATTCTGTCACGGTGCTCTTGATATCGCTGTACGGCTGCCATCCGCTCGTCCTGTTGTACCTCGTCGCCCGACTTACCGCCGGTCAAATACGGTAACTCATTCAATGCATCATAGTACATTGAGCGCAGCGTGTCACCTGCGCTTTCGATGTCAGCCTTCGGGTGGGCATGTACTGATGCCCACGCCTGCATATACTGCAAACGTGCACCCAACCTAGTGGTTGAGTCCAGTACATCGGCCCTTAGCCTTAGGGCGACACCGGAATGCCGGTGCAAATTCATTTCAATTGGCGGATGCGCAGCCCGCAGCAGCTCGGCTACTCGGAGGTAAATGCTGCGGGCAGCCAAAAATCCGCGGTTTGTGCATCTTCCACCATGCGCCAATACTTGTCCTCGAAAGTCTGTACACAGTTCCAGAGTAACGCGTGTGTACCATCGCCCACTTCTGCCCAATGATCAATCCAGTTCACCCAGCCCGGCGGAGTAGTCGCACTCTCGGCCTGCGCTACGGGCATCAACGGTTTAGCCAGCTCTGGATACTGCTCGCCACGGAACTCAGCGATCTGCGCGGCCATAATCATGGAACGGAGCCGCAACGTGTAATCCATACGGGTCTGCATCATACCGGTGTCCAGCTCAAAACGCTCACGGGCTATGATGGCCCGGGTCTCGGGTACCTTGCGGGAACGCACGCGTACCGCGGCTTTACCGCCCAAGATCGGGAAGGTCAGCTCCATTCGTGTGTTATTGATCACGGCTGATATAAATGCCTCCTTGTCCTGGGGTGTGACGATAATCTTGTTCCGACGTTGCGCCACACGTTCCATGGGATTGAGATCTTGGATAGCGGTCTCTTCCGCAGCCTTAGCGACCTGCTCCGTATCGGTCTCGCCCTCGGCGGCCTTGATAAGCGGGTCGGTCTTGTCCACCGTCGGTTCCGTGATCACAGTCGCTTCCTGCATCGCACCCTGTACACGTGGCTTCTCGTCGCCTGAATCCTCACCACGCTGGAATGCGGCCACGTCAGACGATGACAGTTGGCCTGTCTCCTTCATGTGTTCCCGCAGCTTCTGCTGCAACCCGCGTGGGTGTTCGATTGTCTTTTTCTGTTCGTCCATGATGTCTCCTAACCTATGTATTTGTGGAAATCCCTGGGCGTCATCGTAGCGCCTTTACCTGCGCGCTTCGCCATCGCCTTGGGCATTCCCGTTTTCGTGTCCGCCACGTTCAGCTCTTCATCGAGCTCAAAGTACGGCTCACCTTCGTAATGTTCCTTGGCAGGCCAAGGAAACGTTTCGTTGACTGGCTCTTCTTTCCACGGTTTTACAGCCGTACCGCCATTCCGTGACTGATACGCCCACAGTGACTCGTAAACCCGGAACTCTTCCTGCGCGGTACTCTCGGTACCGGCCTGACGAGCGTTACGGAATGAGAACATCCATGAATCACGCACTTCCGGCTCAAACGGTGCGAGCCAGCTATAATCTGTACGGTAGTCTTGTATGCGTTGCAGCGTCGGCACGACCTGCGCATGTGGCGTAAACCCTATATCAGCCCAGTGCAGCGGTACCATAGCCTTGTCACCACTGACCACGTTCGCACTTGACTTACCTACGAGCGATGTAGTGTTACCAAATAGTAATGCCTGATTCTTGGTCAACGCCAATCCGGTATCGGGACTGCTGGCTATAACACACGCTCGACACGCCATCTGGAGGTAACGCGTTGCCATGGTGATATTACCCGCAGCCCGTTCTATAGTCTCGACAAACACATCGCGAATAGCGGCCAGGTGCACCGTCTTACCCCAGGCCAGGACACGACTCTTGGTAGCTTTCAGTACCAGACCACGGGCCTGGAAGTCTTCGCCGACCACGGACGGCGGTTTATCGTCCGGAGACATCTCGCCATCGGCATCGCACTCCAGCAGCATGTTCTGACCGGACCACGCGTGTAGATTACGCTGCGCCTTGATGCGTACGTCGTGGTCGGTGGCTGAGATATCGACGCTATCCTTGCCCTTGATCACGACGTCTTCCTGGGCCAGGTTGACGATGCTCTTGCCAGATCGGATCTCCACGCCCTTGGGGGCGGTGATTATTACGCGGCCATCAATCAGCGAAACCTCGGCGCCGGCATGCTCACGCATGGTAATTCCGCCGTCTTTACGCAGCGTCACGCTACAGGTCTTACGGGTGTGTTCCTTGAGGTCGTAGTCTTCTTCGCTACCTGATACGCGGTCGTATTTCCGCGACGGCGTAAGTTCTGATTCCTCTGGCGTGTACCAGTCGTCGGGACTACCCATGAATCCAGCATACATCGCCCGCAACCACGCCTTGGATGCGTCACGCTGCTGTAACGGACGCGCACGCAAGTCCTCGTCACCCCATTCCCACGGCTTCTTCGGCCCAGGCCCCGGATGCCGGCTCCCTGCGGGGTCCCAGGCCTCGTGCAGCTTCTTGGGTGCCTGTATATGGTCCGTACGCTCCAGTACAATGTCAGACGCGCTGCGGACGATCATACGGCCATTATCCTCGATGCCCAGGTGGAACAGGCCAGCGTCCTTGGCCTTGGTCTCGTAGCGCATGGGCGAGCCCTGTTCCGGGGCTGTGATGAAGAATTGTAGGATACCGGGCAAATGGCCCAGGAAGTACGACAGCCGCCGTATCATCGTCTGATCTGGCTGTTTGAGGTCCCACGCGGTCTGTTTGGCGCCAGTATTGTCGACATCTACGCGCTTGGTGAACGGAGTGTCGTAGGTGGAGTAGCCCTGCAATTCGCACTGATGCTGCGAGCCCGACAGCTCCATCGTGCAGTTACCTTTCGAATTGTGGATATGCGTGGCACCTAGCGCATGGAAGTGCTGATACTGCCCACTGACCACACGTACCAGATCGTCCAGTATGAACGTCTCGATCTTGGCGCGGTCCGATGCCTTCAGATGTGCCATCAGGTTACGGATGGCAATACCGATACCCAGCTCGTTATGCCATGCCTGATTGCCCGGGAACACGTCTGTAGCGCGTCCGCCGCCGGAGGAGAGCGTGTGCAGCTCGGACGGGGACTTGTGCGGCTCGATGTGTGCCTGCTCTGTGAACTGGGCGGCGCCGGATTCTGGCTCCAGCATGCCTACCTGCATACGTTCGGTGGTGCCGCCGATATACATAGGCGGGATCACACAGATGATGATCCCGAACTTACAGCGGGGATCGCGCACGAATACCAATACCTGCTCACCTTCGCTGATCAGGTGGTCGTCGGTTACGCCGAAGCCGGCCATGCTGCCAAGAGAACTGGCGCACTGTAGGCACGGTAGTTTGGGGTGTAACGATGTGCGTACGATGGTATCGTACGCACCGGTGCTGGCGCGGATAACCACGCCCGAGAAAAACTGCGTGTTGTACGGGTTCTGCGCCTGGCTCTGTGCTTGGCCGGCGATATTCGCTGTTTCGTCGTAACCTCGCTGACCCGGTGGTAGCTGTAGACCCAGCACCGTGTCCATTTCGTGACCGGTCTGTTGCGGCATAATAGGCTCCTAAAACGAAACCCCGGCCAAGACGAAGTAATCCGCCTAGACCGGGGTAGAGATTGTGTAAGCACTGGCTGCAATGCAGCCTTCGGCGTTCGGCCCCAGCGTCGTATGTGTAACTCTTAGCCTACCTCAAGCGAAGCGAAACGCCAGCCGAGGTTCTCGTTAATCATCACGTCCTGTACGCGCATTGCGAAGCCGATGCTGGTCACGACCACACCGTCCATTGTGATGTGGAGTTCCGCTCCGGCTTTATCACACATCCCAGATTTCGCCGTGATCTCGATCATAGCACCGCCCTTGCAAAGGTCGTATGCTTTTTTAGGGAAGAATTTTCCCCCGCCGCCCGGGGCCTGCGCGCTGTGTTCACCTATGATGCGCCCAATCGTGCCTTGCCCAACCGGACGACCCTTCACCCAGTACAGTGCGTTTGTACCGATCTCAAAGATCTCCTGCACCTGCTGCTGGTAATTGGTCTGCCATTGCTGTACCAGGTATCCTACTGCGGCCTCGCCAACATCCACACCGCCGAATGTCAACATAGACTCTTCCGTCGAAAACACGGATTGGGGCTTTGTGTTACGCTTGTACCCAAATATATCATTGACTCCTGCCATTGTCCTTCTCCTGTTTGACCGCTATTACACAACCAGGCGTAGCTGAATCACATTCATCGGCAGCGGTAGCTGTATATCGACGACGATAACGACGTGATCTTGCAGCGTAGGATGCTGTTCGAGACTGCGGATTGCAGTATTCTCGCCACCGATGATCATCGGGCCGAGCAATCCTGCGCCTGTCTGGTCGCTTGCCATGTAGTTCAAGCCGTTTTTCACCTGCGTTCTCAGCACGACCAGCAACTCCGGCGTGATGTTGTAACGGCCGATAAACGGCTGCAGCACGCCAGCGAAGTAGTAACTGATTGAGTCGAGATTCTTGGTTACATTGAGCTCAGTCGTCAACAGGTTCCCGTCCGTGGTAGCGGAAGAGATCTGGTGACGTACATAGACTTCACCACCGGCCATATCCTGCATCAGTATGAACGTACCACCAGCAGCCATCTCGTTCAGCTGTGCACGAGTGTACGTACCGTATACGGACGGCAGATCGGTGAATCCGTTGACCGAGATGTTGGTCAGGCCCTGCTGCGGCGGTACTGAACTTACCAGTCCGGCCATCGCTGCGGCCATGAATTCGGAAGTCTGCATAACACCGTCCATGTACCCGACGCTCGGGAACACGTGGTAGATGCGGCGATTACCGAAGTAGCTGGAGCGTGCCGCTACGGCTGTAGCGATCTGCGCTGTGCTGTTCGGATGTACCACTTCCACCTTGGCGGCAATCGTGATAGGTGCCGCCGGCCCGGAGGTCAGGATCACCTTGGTGTTGGAGACAACGCTTGCCACAGTGTAGCTCTCGTAGGTCTCGTCACCCCATGCGTCGGTCGCGAAGTTTACACGGATCTCGTCCCCTGCCTTGACATCGGCTACGCAATTCGGCGAACCGTTGGTCAGTTGGACCACGGTGTTCTGCGTGCCGGCGACAGCCGGGTTATCCGTTACGGTTGCGAGCCATGCGGTGCCCGCCGGTGTGAAGGTCGATGCATCGTAGACCACGGTGTCGGCCGGCAGCGCGGTACCGACAAAGCCGATACGCCAGCGCTTGTTCTCGGCGCCCGACAGGTCGTTGATGTGTGCCTCCACTGCTGCCAGGATGTTCATATCCTGCGTCAGCGGCGCGAAACCGTAAACCACGTCCGTCTTGGATGCCTGGTCCAGCACTGCGCTGTAACCAGCCAGATCGTCTGACGGGGTAGCCATGAAGTAGACCGACTGATCACCCGAGTTCAGCAGCGCATTATACACGCCCTGTGCCAGCGGGTTGTCAGGGTGGACCACGCCCAGCTCGGTAACAACGTCACCGATGTCGCTGAGTGAGTAGATGCCGTCTGCGTAGTCGGCCAGCAGTGCACGGTATTCCACGTACATGCTACCAGCATAGACCGGCAGGTAAGGCATCGAGCCATCCAGTTCCGTCCAGGATGCGTCCTGCACGGCGATATCCTGATTGACGGATACACCGGTCAGTGCTGCTTCCCAGTTGTAGTTAGGTGGCGACTGCAGCTTCTTAGAGCTGACCTCGGCGGCACTCTGTACTAAGTACAGGTTAGCCGTGAACAGACTTGGTGAGTAATTGGCCGAGTACGTGGCCACTGCACCGCTGTCGTCAATTGCTAGACCTGTGGTCACTGCCGCAGGCAGATCGTCCGCAAGTACCAGAGTCTTGATCGGGCCGTCGCTCGCAGCGTCAGCATCGATATAGAAGATGTCACCAGTCACCAGCCCGCCGTTGGTAGCGAAGCCACCCTCAGTGTTCGGATTGCTGGCGAAGCTCGCCTGTACGCCCCACAGACCCACGTCGAAGTCAACACCGTTGTCCACGACTTTGTAGGTGCCTTGGTCAACGCCGGCCGTATCCGTGATCTGTACGCGGGGGCGGGTAGCGTTCACACGCACAACCCAGTAATCGCCGACGTTCACAGTCGGGGTCTCGCTCTCGTTGTCGAAATACAAGGACAGGCCAGCGGTGCCGGCCGTCACTGCGTGGCTCGAACCAGTACCAGCGAACTCGACCAGTGTCTGCGCGTCACCCTGGAGTGACTCCAGCGTGAACTGCGCGTTCAACACCGTGCCAGCCGCCGTGCAGCGCAGGATGTACTCGTCGTCGATATCGCCCAGTGCCCATTCGCCCGCGTCGTAGTCCAGCTGTGAAACCAGCTGCAGTCCGTACACGCGATACTCAACACCAGCGTCACCCGGCGCGCTCATAGAGCTACCATCGACGGCGTTGTAGGAACCGCGGATGGTTACTGTGTCGGCGGTAGTGTCTTGGCTGGCGTATACAGCACCGGCGCTGGCGTTCACGGCCGCGACCAGGAGTGCCCAGTCGGTGTCGATCGCGCTTGAACCGCTGATATCAACCCGCGTATTACTACCGGTCACGGAAGCGTCGTCATCAAACTCGAAAACAACCCCACCGGCCGTCACTGTATCGCCGTCCTGGGCGCGTGACAGTAGGTGTCCGCCGTAATCGATGACCAATGCGTTAGGATTGTGGAGTCCGTCGATCACGTTGTGAGTACGGTCGAATACACCACCGCGTACAACCTTCACCAGGTACGTCGTGTCAACCGGGCCTGTGTAGGCGCCGGAGGCCGCGATACGTGCTGACGAAATTGCTGCCCAGGGTGAAGCCAGTGCGGTGTCAAACGTGTAGGTATCACCCGTCTGGAACTCGACTGAAGCTGCGTCCTCATGCAATACTGCCCACAGGTTATTACCGAGGTCGACCATACCCATAGCGGCGGAATCCGCGTGATCCCAATTGATCGTGCTGATCGGAACCAGCGTACGCGTGTACGTACCGCTCTGGTTCGTAACAGTGCAACGTGCGGTACCAGGGGCCCCGGCTGCGGTGATCGTGATCGTGAAGATATCACTCAGTACACCGCCGGAGTAGTCACCGCCAAAATACAGGTTCGTGTCAGACAGGGCGTAAACCCGCGTCTCGGAACCTTCGCAGGCGATCTGATTGTCGGCACCCTTGACGATGATGTTGGCACCGGTGTGCGGAACCAGTTGCGTACCGGTCTGCGTGGCGCCGTTATTCACGTCGAACGTAGGTGCGTTGATCTTAGCCGCCAGTGTATCAGCTTCGAGCGCTGCTACCTGTGTTGAGCCTTCATAGGTCACGCTGTCTGCACCAACCACACTGTAACGTAGACGGTCACCGACCTGCACGCCACGACTCTTGAAGTGATTAGAGTGTGCGTAACCGTTACCGGTAGCCCACGTCACCTCGTTCGGGAAGACCTTGATACGGTACGCATCGCGCACCATCATTACGTCAATGTCGGCGGTCACGGGTGCCTCAGTCTCGTCAATAACGAGATCCACGACTTCGTCTGTGTCGTTGGCATCCAGTTCACCGATGTCAAAAGCAGCGGCGATATCGGAATCGCCGACCAACTCTGCGCGAAGTTCACCAAGCGTGGTCACGCCGGCCTCGAACTCGATAGAACAAACACGGGACGTCGTATTCAGGCCTGCGACCATGTCGGACCCAAGCGTGTAGTTAACACGCAAAGGCGTAGCATCATCAATGGCACGGTCAATCGAGTCACCCAGCGTGTCCGGATCGACAGTCATGGTGAAGCTTGCGGTACCCAGCGTATTACGGAACGTCAGTACTGTAGGCTGGCGCACGCCGGCAAATGCGAATGCGGCGTATACCGTTGCATTTGCAACCGTAGCCGTAGGCATGACGAGCATAGCGCCGCCAATCACCCACAGGTTACCGTTGTCGCTATCCACGGATGCATGTACCACTTCGTACACGCCCGTGGGCTCCAGTGTTTCAACCTTGGTCTTAAGGTTGTCGTATGTCGCCTGGGCATCGGCGCCGATCAGGACGTCGTTGGTCAGGCTCACAGGCACTGTCTTAAAGGTAAGGGTCTCGCCACCGATCGAAACGGTCTGCGCGTTCGTGGGCTGTCCGGTGTATGCGATCAGACCGGCCAGACGGCCACCGAGATTCATATCCAGTACAACGCCGTACGGGCCTTGGACCTTAACACCGCTCACCAGCGGAGTATCGGCCGTCGGTACACTAATCGTGCCGGCCTGGCCTTCGGACTCGCTGCGGTACCCGAATACAGCGTCATCACCGTCCCACGCGTCGGCTACGGCGACCGCCACAGGACTGGCATTGAGCCGAGTCCAGGCACCACCTACCGCGCCGCCAGATGGGGTCAGGTAGAAGGTTTCGGGGAGTGCGGGGCTGTCATAAACATACCCGGACGCTTGCATTGTCACACCGTCGGTCGTGGTCGGTTCCTCAGCGTCCTCGACGCGGGGAATAGCACGCAACTTGTTCAGTGCGGCGGAACTGACCGCTGCCAGCCGGGTCGTCGAAGCACCGGAGATCGTGGCATAGCGGGCCCACACATCTTCCATGTATAGCTTGACGTAATCAAGATCGACAGTCGAACCAGCGGGCTGGTTAGGGAAGGCAAACGTCGCATTGGCGTCGGGATCATAACTTCCCAGACCAATCAGCGCCTTCTCACTAGCCTCTGCGTAGCGCAGTAGCCGGTAGTTCGGGCCGTGAACGAAGGCGTTCAGGTTGGCTACCACGCTCTGTGGAAGCTGCTGAAACTCTTGAAACACCTGTACTTGTGGTTGAATGTAGGCCATTACCAGACTCCTTACTTTCTGTTATCCCAGTTCATGCTCCAGAACCTATCAGATCCAAAACGCGCTGTCCAGCGTCAAACGTGATCCGTTTGATTTTCGCCGATTCCAACTTGAGTGTCCAACACTCCTGAAATTCGAACGCTGCCGTGACCGTGCTTCGGAAGACTTCTCTGGCTTCTTTCTCTACGCTTGTAGGATTGAACCCTATTACGTTGAACTTGTCAAAACAAAATTCACGCCGTATCGGGTCCGCAAATGCGCCTATCAGATCGCAGGTCGTTTCCGCCAGAAGTAATCCTTCGCCTTTCGTATTACCTATGTGATGCCAGGTAACTTGCCCTGTGCAGCGTAACTGGTACTCATATTCGGCTTCAGCTAATTCCAGACCTTGGAGACCACGAGCGTTACCAGCGTCGGTGGTGAATTTAAGCGCGCTCAAGCTGACGTATATCGCCGGCCTGAAAGCGGGGGACTCATCTTCCCACACCTGTTCCTGGTCGATCCAAACCTGAGTCTTTGCTTTGTCCGCATTCCAGTGCGGCGCAGCTGCTCCGACGATGTCGTCAGAGAAAATGTTACGTACGAGTTCGGTGAAGATCCCGTACAGCATAGTCGGATTCTTCCGTACCATGCCGATAGTACTTTCCCAGCCGATAACCGATCTGTCAACGCCTTTTGTGTACTCGGGGCCGCTCATCTACTCTCCTAGTCGATACAGTGGCGAGGATACGGGTATCTCGTTCGCCACTATCTGCTGTACGATCGGAATCCGACGCATCTCAGCAACGTTCACGATCGTGTCGACATAATACCGCTTGTCCGTGGCGATGTCCACCAGAATATCATCCTTCTTGACGCGGGGCGTGCCGACCATACGCACGGTGAAAGTGTAGTCCTCATGCACGCCCTTCTTATCGTTGGGCAGGTGCTTCTTGCGTTGAGCCGGGCTGAATGTCAACCACGTAGGATACGGGCCGTGGTAGCCCGGGACCCGGCCGGTGCCGAAGCAAGTGCTGCAATTGGAGTTGGTGGGGTTCCCGCCGACGAAGTCTGTACACTCTGTGCACTTGGCGCCGAAGATCGATTTGACCCATATAAGTCCACAAACACCGGACATACCCTGCATCTGGCGTAGCTCCTGGCGCTGCATATGCTGGACGATCAAGAATTCACGGCGATTGAGATCACCGTAGGGCTGGCGTACGTGGGAGAAGTAGGTGGTGCCGCCGATCACAGCCCGGACCCGGAAATACAGTACGGGATCCTTGGGCGCCACCATCTTACCGTCCGCCGCCCAGTGGTACTGATCCTCGATCTCCGGAGACATGGCCACCCAGGGCCCGTCCGGTGTCTCGGCACGCTGAACCTCGCACACCCACGGCGGGTCCGCGGTCAGGGCCGGGTTGATGGTCCAGCTGAATACGAAGCCGGTAGCATAATGCGGTAATACATCGAATGTGTCAAACACCTGGGTCATATACGTCCCCAGCCCATCCCGGTGTTTAACTCACGTTTCTTACTCGCCACCCACTGCCTGTACTGCTGCCACAGCTTATCGCCAGCGGTATCGTAGTCAGGTGCCTTAGCCTGATCGTCAACGGACCCACCCGGGATCTGATAGGGCAAGCGATTGCGGCGGTACAGGTTAGCGGCGATAAACAGTAGGTTAGCGCACGTCGCCATCAGCAGATGGTAGCGGAACGGGAACGTGTACAGCGTGTACCAGTAATGGCCCATGCTGGGCGACACTTCGTTCCAGTAGTCTACGGCCAGCGTACAAGCAGTCCGGATCTCTTCCTGTCCAAACTCCCAGTCCTGAATCAGAAGGTTGGACGCCGGATCATGGTCCCGTAACCAGATCCGGATGTCCATTTCTGACAGAAAACCGGTATTGCCAGTAGGTGCCGGCATGGTATCCCCTATCTTTACCAGCCATATCCCGACGACGCTAACGTCGAACGGCTGTGGCGGCTTGCGCCGGGTGTCTGATGCATGTTGCGCCACGTGGCTCGTCCGGCCCGGTCAATTGCGAGGCGGCGCTGGTAATCAGCTTGGCCTGCCGGGGGCAACCGCATGTACGCGTCCTGGTCGAGCTGTTGAAACGGCGTGTTCGCCGGTGCTTTCGCCGGTGCTTTCGCTGGTGCTTTCGCCGGTGCTTGCGCTGGTGCTGCACCGGCTGGTGCCCACCCAGTCACACCCGTTAAGAAATTGTTACGTGCGCGTCGCAAAGCGCCGAAACCGCGGCCTACAGCCTGGTATGGCGCTGTTACCGTGCCCCGTAAATTCGCAATAGTCCGCCCCGCTGTGAATGCGGCGCCGCTTTGCGCACTTTTGACGCTCTGACCAGCCTTGGCAAACTCGGCGTCCATGGCAGCAGCAAAGTCAGGGCTCGACAGGCGCATCGCGATGATGTCCGCGGTCTTGAGTAGCTGCTCCAAGTCATGCGCGGCGATACCGTGCGCCGCGGCCTCGGCCGCGAATCCGTCTAAAAACCTATCCATGATTGTTCTCCTATGCTGCGGCCGATAGGCCGTGCGACTTACTCATTAAACTCTACGAGAAAAAGGGCCGGACCGTTGCCAGTCCGGCCCTCTGAGTTCAATCCAAGTGTCCGACTTACGAATAATCGAAGTCAGCCACGCAGACACCGGCTACGTTACCGATGGCCATGCCGCCCAGCCAGTAGCTGAACATCTCTATAAAGAACGCTTCCTTCTTCATATACATGGTCCAGTCGGTCAGGTAGTACGCCTTGCCCAGGAATCCGGGTTCGGGGAAGAACCATACACGGTTGTCAGGGACGAGGTCGTCCTTGATCGTGAAGATGGCCTTCAGCCCCATGGTTGTGTCAGTCGTCAGACCTTCACGCCACATGCGGCTCACGTTCTCGTCACCGATCTCTCCAACGTCCAGCTTCTTCAAGTCCTGGGCCGTCACATCGTTCATCAGCATGATGTAGTTGCGAAGGCGGAACTTGCCGTTGCTGTTGCCGCGGGGGAGCATCTTGAACGCTTCGACGAGGTTGTTCTTCGTCAGGCCGCCAGAGTACGCGGTCCACTGCACCTTACCGGTGAAGGACTGTGCACCCGGGACGCTGCCAGAGGTATCCTCAGCGATCGCCACGCAGGTCTCGATGAACTTGCCATCGTATTCGGCCAGGCCGTCTTTGATGGAGTTCTGGGTCAGGATCTTGCGAACGTCCTGACGGTATGTGCGCAACTCGTCGATATCCTTCACGAACTTAGGCGTGAGAATACGAGCGAAAGGCACGACGTACCGTGACCCGTAGATGTACTCACCGTCCGGGGTGTCCTGCAGAGGAACCCACTTGGCGGCGGGTGAATCTGGCTCCAATTCCTCGATGATGCGCAGGCGCTCATCCAGGTCTCGGTCCAGCATGTCGTCCGTAGCCTTCTCCGGCGTGATGATCTTCATAGCGAAGGAATCTTCACGGAGTTGGATACGGGTGTAATCAGATGCAGCCTGCGCGACCTTAACGGTCTCGCCACGGTCCAGGAAATCCAGGACGCGACGATTCATTACGTCGGTAGGTACATTCTGAGTGGTGTCTTGTGCGGTAGCTTCCATTGCCTTATCTCCTTGTTTGAGGTCCGAAAGACTTTCCAGTCAGGTTACGCGGTTGCCACTTGCGGTGCATACATCGTGATTGCGCGAATCGCAGTCACGTTGTTACCCGTGCGCCAGCCAGCCACAGCCGAAGCGTTGTTCACCCAGCGGGTGTACGCAGCCTTGGTCACTCGTGCGATGATCGTCGCATTGGTCGTATGTGCGACCAACTTACCATCCGCGCCGACGGACAGATTCTGCCCGCTGGTGAGCACTCCGGTAAACATGTCCGTCTCGATCTCGATCGTAGGCGAGCATGAGATTGCGGCGATCTTTGGCTGTACGCTATCACTGATAGGTACGCCACCAGCCATCTGCGCCGTCAGATCATCTTCGGCTTGAAGCGCGAAGTAGATCAGTGCGCCAGGCGTTGTCGCGTTACCGGCCTGTGCGGCCCCGGCAATCTTCCATTCATCACTCGTGTCCTGATAGAGGCAGATACCGCGCTCTACTGTGCCGGTTTCATCGGCGGAAAGCAGCAGTTCCTTGTCCATCTGGGTCAGCGAGGGATACGGTCCCTTTTTCACGTTGAGCAACATTGTTGTCTCCTTATTTTCTTTCTTGTTTCAGTTTAGTCCACCATCGCAGAACTTTCGAAATGCGTGTTCGCCGAATCGCCGTTCATGACAAGCGCCTCGAACGGTCCGAGTTTCCGACCCTGCGGTACTCGGATACCCGCGCTCTTGCCCAGCTGATCTGGGCCGACGAGACGGGCCAACTGCGCGATCATGTCAAGGGCCTTCGTCGGGTCTGCTGCAAACTTCTGCAACAGGAGGGCCGACTGTGCCGCCGGGATGATCCCGCGATCGACAAGGACGCCAGCAACCTGCTGGGCGCGCTTCTCGAAGCGATCTGTGAACTCTGCATACTTGTCCAACTGTGGCTGTGCTGTCGATACGTACTCAGCCGCTTGCTTCAGCAGGGTCTCAGCATGCGCCAGTTTAACTGTCTGTGCGTCTGCAGTGGTTTTCACGTTCCTATCCTCAGATTTCATAGTACACCTCCGTATAGGGTGGCGCAACAAGAAAGTTGACTGTTATTCAACTTTCTCGCCGCCGTCAGCTGGGGGCTCCTCTTTCGCCGGTGGTGCTTTCGCTGGTGCTTTCGCCGGTGCTTTCGCTGGTGCTTCGCCGCCCTCTGCCGGTGCGGCCTCTGCCGGCGCTTCGCCGCCCTCTGCCGGCGCACCCTCGGCTGGCGCGCCTTCAGCGCCGCCTTCGGATGCGCCTACGTATTCCATGATCTGCTGGGCTTCTTCTTCGCCGATAGCACCCTGGGATACGAGAATGTCAAGCGCAGCTGCAAGATCTTCGACGGTGAACTCTTCTTCGCCACCTTCGGCTGGCATACCATCAGGTGCGCCTTCCATCGGTGCTCCACCCATTTCGCCGCCCATTTCGCCGCCCATTCCGCCGCCCATGGCGCCCATAGCCGCTTCAGCACCGGGGACGTCGCCACCCATGCCTGCGCCGCCTTCGGGCATTGCACCCATCACATCAGCGATGGAACCGTCAGCCATTGCCTGACCAAGCTTGGCCAGTGCTTCGAGATCGAACGTCGGTGCCGCACCCTTCACACCCTTCGCGTTGGCCTGCTTGGCCTGAGCGAGTGCTGTGAGGATGGACTGCTGGCCCCGTTGGAAAGACTGCTTCTGGATCATGCGCATACCATCCTGGTAGCCCTGATCAGTTGCTGCTTCCTTCTCGGCCTGCTCATTCTGATCTGTCAGGAACTGAATGGCCTGCTGCGCGTACTGCTGACCGGCATACTTCTGGAGCATACCTTCCATAAACGTAACACCCTCGTCATATGACAGCGCGATCGCGGCCATCTTGGCGAGTACGTCCTGCGTCAGGTCCATATTGAATCCGGCCGCTTCCTTGGGCGTACTGTCGTCAACCTTGGCTACGGGCTTAACTGCGGGCTTAACTGCAGGTGCTGCTCCAGCGCCCTTCTCGGCCGGCTTGGCTGCTGGCTTGGTTGCGGATGCAGCTTCTGCGGCCTGCTTCTGTTGCTGCCACTCGTGAATGCTGCCGATCAGGTCATTGGCGAGTTTCGCACAATGTTCATCGGCCGTCTTGGCATTCGCGTCAGCGGTGATTGCGGGTTTCTTGGTAGGTTCCTTGACCGACTGCTCGGAATCAACGGCGTCGCCACGAGTTACGGGACTATCGTCGCCCGCGCCTTCGGTCGAACGTGAGCTGGTGGGACCCATGGTACCATCATTCACTTCGCTGTCGGGCTTCTCGCTCCCCTCGGGGATCGGCTTGTCCTTGTCGCTTCCGGGCATTGAGCTTGGATCCTGTCCAGACATAGCACCCTTCTTAAAGGACGCCTGTTTCTGTTGCATGATTGCTGTGGTCTCAGCAAGGATCTGTTCCATCGTTGCCATGATTACTCTCCTTTATGTTTCACTTCACCAGGTTCTGGACTGCCGCTAAAGCCAACAGCGCGTCCGCGTTTGCCTGCTTATGGCAGACTTCCATCGCGCTTAATGCGCTCAGTTTGTACGCCGCGTAAATTTCAGCGCCGCGGTGGACCGTAGTCCCCGAAGCAACTTTCACAGATATTGGCATACCTACTTCCGGTTGTCTACCACAAATCGTCGCATCAATAATCCGCGCCTCTACGCTGTGGCCGACAAAAGCGCCGGCACTTGCCACTTTCTCGCTGACAAACTGTGTCAGTTCTGAATTGTGGCCCCAACCATACGCTTCGAGCGCACGGGTGTCAACGTCGAAATACGTATTCCGACACGTCCGTTGGTATCCACCTTGTTTGTACAGTCTACCGAACAGTCCAACACGTACATTGTCCAGTATACTCGGCATTTCTGATGCCAGCTCGCCGTAACCCAGGCCCAGGGCAAACTTGAAGAACGCAGGTGCGCTCAACACAACCCCAGCCGCGGCCAACTTCGCGAAGACCTGCTCCGGATTGAACGTCCGTAGCCGATCCAACTGCGCATCCGACAGGTCGAAAGCAGCAGCCTTACGTAAGTCCCAAAGGTACCGGTCATAGCCACGAGGTGGCGTCTGACTAGCGGCCAGGGCCGCATACTTCTCTTCCAGCGTGGCCAGCTTCTGTACCGTCGCCAGTTTACGCTGGTAACCGGGCACATTGCACTCCAGCTCGTCTGGGACCCACAACCCGCTGGACTCTGCTTGTTTGACAGCATCCTGCCGGCCATGTGCCATGGCGACCTTGAGGTTCCAGGCGATACGGTCCGCCGGTCGGTCAACCCAGCTCATGTCGAACCAGGTCGGGAAGTCGTTCTGCGTGCAGGCCACCTTACCATCCTCAAACGTCTCGCCCAAGCTGTCGCGGATGTGCGCGCACTGGTTAGGGTCTGCTGCTGACTTGCGCAAGGTATTGCATATGTCGCAACGGTCGAATGGTACACGGCAGGCCATGCTGAAACTGTGTTCGCCGGTCGTTGCCAACTTGTGCAGTTGTGCCTGGGACTTGTCCTTGTGTGCGTGTAGGAAGAGCTGGATACGACCCATAGGCTCGTTGTAACCGGACTTGACGATCTGTCCTACGGCCTGGTCACGGTCCCGGTTGTTGTGTCCGATGAACATGTGCCCGTGCGTAACAAACGTCTCGTGCCGGGTCTGACATGCTTTCTTGGGAAAACCGTCACCGTTGCGGTTCATACCGTAGTGCTCGAAATCGCCCAGCGCCACAGCGTGGATACCCACATGATCTTTGTCCGGTTTCAGGGCTTCCGCCGTGCAGTCGAACGTGACACTCGCTGTCTTGGCGAACACAGCGGGATCTTCCACCAGCTGCAGCCCAACCTCTACTTCAGGCCGGAACTGATCCGAGAACGTGAGTTTACGTAGGCCTTCTTCTTCGTGTCGATCAATCATTTGTCAGCTCCCGCTGCTAGGTCTGTCCACGGCTGGATGATCTTCTGTGTATGACTCGGCGGACGCCAGTTCGGATCATAGTGATCCTGACCTGCCAGGTAGTCCTGCATCTTGTCGCCGACATACGCGCCACCCATCATACTGGCGAGTAACCCAGTCAACGACCTACGACGCAATCCACGCTTCAATACAGACCTACCCCTCACTGCGCCCTTGACGTCGCGTATAGCTTTGGATCCGGTAGACGACTGACCCAGTCGCCCGAACCAACCACGTGCCTTCGGAGGTACACCGGGCACGGAAACGAATGTGGGCCTACGTGTCACTGCGCCCGGAGCCGGCTTACGCAACCGATTCAATTTACCGCGTAACCCGCCGCCGTGCCCTACAGCCTTCCGAAACGTGGGAAAGCGACCAGGACGCATGGCTACAGTGTTGTCAAACTTATTCAATATATTATCAATCTCCGACACTAGTGCCATATCTTTCTGTGCCATTGACGACGCACGCAGTTCACGTAGGCGATCGACTACCGGATGCGCGGTACGGAAACCACGTTGCCCCATCATGCTAGTAAAGCCGAAGTGCGTCGCGCCTGCCAGTGCTCCGCCGGCGATAGCGCCCGGGTTTTGTAGTCCAGCGCCTATTGTGGCAGTACCGGAGTTGCTGGCCGCGTTACCTATTCGCTTGCCCATACTTGCAGCGGCTGGCGGCGGCGCGGGTGGCTGCTTGAACAACTGCTTCATACCGGTAAAGCCCGCACCTGCCGTGCCGCCGAGTAACGCCCCGAGTAGCGCCTGACTCACGACGCCCTTTCCCTTATCCTCTTCCTCGTCATGCGGTGTGAACGCACGAGCCAGGCCGAGCGTACCAGCGCCGGCGCCGGCGCCTATCAAACTGTTGACCAGCATCTGTTTGAGCTGCGGATTGTCCTTTAACGACCTTTGTAACTGCCGAACCTGTGGAATACTGCGTACCGCATCAGCTCCACGCGATCCGGCACGTCGTACGGCTTCCAATGCGTTCTGTGCCCATTGTGCTTCTTTGTCCATATCAGACCTCCGTGACCTCTTCGCCGGTGTATCCGTCCGCATTCAACCGGAGCGCGAAAACGGCGCTCGTGATCCGAGCCTGAATCGTATCGGCCCAGAGTTCGGCGCGGTCGTGCGCGTCCGCGTAATCATCGATATCGAAAGCGACGGAGAACGGTGATTCGCTCATGATCCGTACCAAGTCGTTGTCCAGGTCGAAATCGAGCGACGGCGCGCCGGTAAACGTACCGCCTAGATCGATCTCAGGCTCGTCAAACTTGGCCATCAGCTGTTGATCCAGTTCTGACCAGTCCTGTGTGTACATGGATACGCGGTAGATACCGCCTTCCAACTTCTTGTATGTCCGGATCTTCATCTTCGTCTACTACTGCGGTCCCGGCCAATTGCCCCCACAGTTTGCCGCACTGGTAGTGTACCAGCTGTTTCGCGAATAGTCTTCTCAAGGTCGGCCAGCGACGACGCGTCGAACGTGCTAAGCGCGCCGGTGTGTATCAGCTGCCGCAACACCGCACGGACCACTTCCTTGTTGGTGGACACCTCGGGCGCTACCTGCATGATCGTCAGGTACCCATTAGCCACAGATTGTGGATCGGCTTCGCTGATAAACGGATCGGTGGCCAGCAGGTCCTGTAGCAGTACTTCGCGTTGCTGATTCTTTAACCGGTCCGTGATCGTACGGTTCTCGGCCACGCCGCGTTGTCCCAACGTCTTGATCCCGGACGTCACGTAATCCTTCGTGGCCTCGCCGACGATACCACCGGTGCCGCCAAGCAGCTTACCGGCCAAGCCCGGCTGACGCTCTACGGTGCGGGTACCGAGGTTCTTGTTACCCTCGCCACGCAGGCTCGCAGGCGTCGTGCGCTCCGGTGTCAGTCCAAACGCAGCACCCACGTCCAGCGTCGGTATGCTGTACGTGCCGGCGCCTTCGGCGCTACGTTTTTCCACAAAAGGGGCGAGAAGGGTCTCAATTACATCTGGTTCATGTCGCTGTCCGCCGACCATGCCGACGAAGGCATCCTCGAAGGCTTGTGCTTCCTTCGCCACAGTGCGTGCAATGGCCAACGAGGCAGTAGCCTGATGCTCCATCTGACGCGCAAAATCGATGTGTGCGAACCACGGCTGTAGGTCGCGGTCCTCGACGATACGGCCACAGGCCGCCAGATCGCCTGCACTGACCTTGACGTAGGCCGGTAGGAACTCTGCCAGCTTAGCCACTACGGGCTGATCCTCCTGGCCGTCACGGGCCCGTAGGAATCGCGCATAGCGTGCCGGACCGTTCAAGCTGAAGTCTTGCCCGATGGCCGCCGCAAGTTTACTCAATGACTGCGATATGTGAATCTCGGCCTGCCTACACTCGGACTGCGTCTGGTCGGCCAGTCCACGCTGCGTATCTATGATGCGATATGCCCGGCGGGCTTGCATATCCAGGCTCGGGAGCGCTTCGGCCGCTTTGGGCCAAAGTTCGGCGGCGGCCTCGACTACCATGCCGTCCCGTACCATCAGTTCAGGACTATCGTACTCAGTATAGTCGGGAACTGCATCCTGCGCAATCTTCGGCGCGGTCCCGGGTGCGGTGAAGATATCACCAAGCACTGCGTCGGCGTCGATCAGCTCGAATGACGCCTCCTTCTGGCCGGGGTTCCGCTCGAAATGATATAGGGTACGGGCGGTGTTGAACAGCTCGCACAACCGGCGGGACTGTTCGACGTTAAAGTCTGCGGCGGTGGCTGCCTTAACCACCGCTTCCTGAGCCTGCATACCACCGTTGATATGATCAACGCTGGTTTGGAGTGCTCCCATCAGCTTATCCTTCAGTACTGGATCGATCATTGTACCGGTGCCTCCTGTCTTGCTGCTTCAGCCTCTAAGTGTTGCTGAATCTGTTGATTGCGTGCGTCACGGCCAGCAGCAGGACCAGCGTCCTCTACATCGATGGTATGCACGTTGCGCTGCGCCTCCAGTTTGCGGGTCAGTGCAGCACTCTGGGACTGCATCTGCGCTTCGGACTGTGGCAGCGGAGCTAGTTCCGGCGCCACCAGTTGCAATACACGACCGAATAGCTGTGCCCACACGTTCTCGCTGGCACCAGCGCCCATCTCAAACTGTTGCTTTTCGTGCTCCATACTCTGGCTTACCATTGCAAGTGTCTGTTCATCATCAATTTGCCCCGTCATAATACGCTCAAACATATGCTCTTGTCCATAACGTTTCTGGCGCATGAACCGTACAGCGTCCGGTAACGAGCCGGCCGTGTCAATCTCCCAGAAGCCCCAGTACTCGACGAGCGTTGAATAGTCGAAAATCGCCGCCACGGCTTTCCATTTGTCCTGCGCTGTCGCACGGGGCGTCAACGTAGGTTGGCCATTGAGTGCCAAGATACGTTTACGGATTGGCGAAGCCACCATCGTGCCGTCTGCGGCGCGGCAATGGTAGAACAGCTTCTCATAGATCTCAATCAGTTCTATCGGGCACTTCTGCATCAATACCTCTTCCCCGCATAGCGCCGCGGTCACCCCGTGAGGCGCGCCGCCGAGCAACATAGGATCCACATAATCCCTACCCAGCGACTCACCACGACGCGTAAACCAACCGTCAGCGATGTGGTGTAGGTTGTACTTCTTCCGCGCCGCAGCCTCTGACTGCGCGAACGCGGTCAAGAACTCGGCATGCGTACAAATCAACTTACACTCAGGCGTGTCTCTCAGTACCTTAGGTAACCGACGATACTTGATATTCTGATCCCGCATGGCTACGGCGACCTGGTGCGGCCAGTCGCATACCACGTTCAGCGGATCATCGCCCTCGCTGATGAACGGGGTCCGGATATCGCGGTTGCCCAAGATCATATCGCCAACACGTCCTTGCTGTCGTCGGAACCGACCGACTTCTGCTTCAACTTGAGCACCAAGTCGCCGAACGATTTGAACACACCGCGGATCAGGTCTTCCATTTCGGCCAGGTCTTCCTTGCCGTAACGTTCCGCGAAGTCCTCGTTCTTCCAGTAGAAAATGAAGAGAATACGACCGACGCGGTCGAGCGCCTTGATCAGCTCGGGTACGTACTGATCGATCACAGATGAAGCGTCGTACAGGCGTACCAGTCCACCGATCGTCGCGTGATCGAACACGTTCTTCTGACCGGTCTGGGCAGCCTGTTCAGACAGGGCCATAGCTTCCTGACCCGCGTCCTGCTGCCCACCGCTGGACAGTTCGTTCTCGGTCTGCCCGCCGACAGCGTAGCCAGGCTCCATCGTATCAGCCAGCGGCGGTGCGCCCAGCATTTCGCCGGTCTCGGTACCAGTCCACGGTTCCTCGATCGGAACTCCCGTGCTCGGGTCAGAGCCGGTAGCGCTCGGGGGTTGCGGCATGTTCATGCCGATACCGACACCCTGCGCCAGTTTGATCAGCTTGCGTGATTTCATGTTCGCCACGGCGTCCAGCATCGTGTCCTCGGCGTCGTCAACGCTCATGCCGTACTTGGTAACCAGCTTGAGCATGGCCTGCTTCTGCGTCCACGGACCGTCGGTGTAACCGTCGAAGTAGCTATAGAAGGTGTTACCCTGGTCCGCAGCCTCAACAGTCAGTCGATGGATCGCGTGCTTGCCGAATGCCTCTTCCAAGTCAATAGGGTCACCGGGTGAGAACGCGTCGTACGCATTCTCCGCGGCGGAACGTGCGGCGGAACGCTCTTCCGGATCGTCCATAGCCTTGGGTGGGCGAGCGTAATCGTATTTGTCGACCAGGCTCACTACCTTCCATGCCTTGGACACAATCAGGTTCTCATTGGCCTTACGCAGCTTCGGACTGGAGTCGTCGGACAGCTGCAGGTACTTGGTGCGATCGTCATAGTAACCATCACTGATACCGTCGAACGTACCAGCACGTGACTTCGCGTGATCCACACAGGTCTCAAAGTTCACACGGATGCGTACGCGCTCACCGTTCTCGGCCACCACGGCTTGTACGCGGAATGGCGCGCTTGCGTCGCCGCGCTCGTTGACCAGGATGTAGCGCTCGTCCGATTGCATGCTACCCAGCGACTTGGCCTTAGCGTACGGGCCATCACCGTCCCGCTGTTCCCCGCGTACGTATACGCGGGATGGATCGGCAGTGAAGAAGAAACGATTGGACGGCTCGACAACTACCAGGCCCTTACCAGGTTGTCCGCCCGCCTGTTGTAGAACCCAGGCCTCGGCCGTACTACCGGTTGGCAGTAACAAGTCGTAGGTACCGCTCTCGGTCGGATTAGAGTACTGCTTCTCGTACGCAGCGTCGAACACTTCCGACTTGGACTCGGAGTCACGGCGATCGATGATGCTGAAACTATCGCGTACCAGACGTTTACGCTCGGCGTCGGAAGCGTCTTCAGGGCAACATGGTCCATCCATCTCGCCGCTACTGACCACGCTGATCGTAGCTGCACGCTTCTCGGGCTGTAGGCTGGCGTCGAACTCGTGCACGTACAGGGACTCGACTGATGGGTAAAAAAGAAGGGCCGCGTTGGCGAACTTCACGTTACCCAGCGACGTCATCAGCGCACGTGCAGCCCGTGGACCACCGTGGTGCGCGATGTATGAAAGAAGAGGGCTACCGTCAGCCGTTTTGTGCCAATCGTCAAGGGTCTGCTTGTTGAGAGCTGCGACGAACCCGGCCCAGTCCATCTGAAAAGCGGCATCCTTGGCCATGCTTTCCGCGACGGCGCCCTGTATATCGTTCCATGCTTCGTGACACTGGCCAACGTGCCACCCGGCCTGTTTTTGGCTAGACTTCCACGCTTTACGCGCCTTGGCTTCCGCCGGTGTGAGTTCTGAATCGGCCTTGGTGCCGCCGGCCGCCATCGGACATTCTTCGCCAGCAAGTTGACGTACGCCCTTATCACCGGTCAACGAACGCTGCGCACTAGCACCGTATGGACCGCTACCGTCTCGCTTACCGCGTGCGCTAACGCCTGCAGCCTTACCGGGGAACTGCGGTGTCTGACCGGTGACGTTCCCGGGTAGTACCTGACCAGCCTGTTGAAGTGTGGCCACGTTACCTACCGGCACGACGCCGGACGCTGGTGGTGGCTGTACAGCTGCGCCGCTGGCGTTCGGGTCCTGCTGCGGCTGTGCGCCCGGTTGTGCCTGCTGTGCCATCATCAGGGGACGCGGGATACCCGACGTCTGTGCCGGTGTGACAATCTGACCCAACTTAGCCAGTTCCTCTGCTGTGAACAGGTAACCGAGTCCGGCGTTGGCCAGCTTGGTCGTACCAGGCGGTGACGAGATGAAGTCGAAATTGGGGTTCTCGAAGTCTTCGCGCAGCTTCTTGTCGTTACGGCCTTCGCCGAGCTGTAACGTGGACTTGTCGAGCAAATGATTGATCCAGGTCTCACGCAGCGGCATGAAACTGTTGGTCTTCTTGGCGAACAACAGGTCCATACCTTTGACCTGCTGGTTCACGAAGAACGCGGGGACGTAGTAGTATTCGCCGGAGATCTTGAATCCAAAGATACCGATAGCGCGGGAACCGTCTTCTTCGCGGTCTACGACCTCGAACCCTAATAGATAGGGCATAAGCGCCGGGGCTCGGTCACGCAAGAACACGAACGCCATGCTCGCAAAGTCCCGCTCCAGTTGCGCCTCGTCGGGACTCTCGATATCCGCGTCCTTGATCAAGCTATTTGGCGGGGTCGCCAGAACGTCAGCCAACTTCATGATACTCTCCTCGATTTATGCCGCACAGTATGGGTCATTCTGTCGCAGTAGACAAGTATTTTCTACACGCTTACGCGAACCGCTATAGCGGACGCCAACAACCTGCGTCGGCCTCCACTTCGTAAAATTGATCTGCCTCACTCAACGAACGGTTCTCGGGCTGTTCAGACCGTGGTAAGAGCATACGGGTCAATAAGTAACCTGTCAACCCCGTGGCTGCACCAGTCCCATAATGTTTGGATAGCGTACCCATCAGTACCCGACCTCCTCTGTATCTCCGAAGTCCACACCTTTAGCCAACGCCGGTACCGGGTGTAGGCCGTGCGTCTGAGACTCAGCATTACGCTGTACGTTCTTGAGCAAATTCTTCTGCAAATGGCTGGAGCCCATCTGTGCCATCCAGTCTGACTCCTGCTGCGGTACGGCACGCAGGCCTACCATCGTCGGGGAAAACGATGGTACCGACGGGTGCGCCAGTACACGTGTGTGTCCGAAGTCACGTAACTGCTTGGCCATAGCGCGGGTGATGCGCGTCCCGATCGTGTGGTGCAGGATCGGCTGTTCCAGGTACTGTCCGATAGCCTTGTCCGTGTCCAACTGCTGCGCGTCCTTGCGTGGCCGGTACCCGCGGGCCAGAGCGTTGTAGGACACGATGTCGCCTGGTAGGTAATCGCCAGAACCGTCGGGATCATCTACCACCGCGTGATCCATCATACCGCGAACCAGGATTTCGAGATTGCGGCGATTGATGCTGTACCCGCTCTCACGGAATGCCTGGGCCGCCCGTTCCGTGAAGTAACGCCGGCCCTCGCCGATACCTTTATACTGCACGACCTCTCGGGGATTAAGAATACCGCTGGACAGCTGGTCACCAGCCTCGACCCGGTCCCCTACCTGCACGGTTACCTTGGCGTCAGGCAACGCGTAATGGAGCTCGTCGTCGATATAGATGTTCTGACCGCCCTGTGCGGCGGGCTCGATACGATCAACACGGCCGTCCATCGTGGCGATGGCGGCGCGGTTCGGAAACGTCTTGGGTGCCTGGAACAGCTGATTGATCACATCGAAGCCAGCGTAAACTTTCTCGCCCGTATCGCCCTTGGACATGCCGCCAGAATGTTTCACATTTAAGCTTCCTTGGGCGATACGTTCGGCCAGCGCACTGGCCGCGTTGATACCTACATGATCGCCCGTGTTCGGGAAGGCCCCATTCTCACGGAGCCCGACGCACTGCTTGCACACGCCCTGGGACAAGCCGCAGGTGAGCGGAGACCGCACCACGATACTGTCCAGGTCCTGCAGATCCTCAAGTACCTCTTTGGAAACTACGGTGCCGGGTGGGTACTTGCCGGCCTTACGCGCCAGTACCCCACCAATCGTATCCTTGTCGTCGGTGGAGACCGGTATACCGCTCGCCGTGTCGCAGTCATTCGCGGTCACGACCATACGCATGGCCGCCTGGTTGAACTGCTTACCTAGATCGCCAGCGTCACGGGTGGCAAATTTCGTACTATTAGACGATATAAGTCCGTTCGCCAGTACAAATGTATGAGAAACGTGCTCAACTTCTAGATCTAGTGCAGGCTGCATACCGACAAGTCTACGCCCCTGTATACGAAAACCGTGCGGACTATAGCGCGTACCTGGCTTGAGATCCCACGCTGCAAACTGTTCACGCTTTATACCTACAAGCGTGATACACGCTCTAAGTTTGCATAGTGAATCGGGGTGCGTGATCGTGAAACCGTATTGATCGTGTACTGCGTGCTGTTTGTCAGCTTTATCCACACGGTAAATAGGGTTACACCATACGCCTAGTCTGAGTTCCAGTACGCGATGCAGTTCTGCGATCATATCTCTGGATGTGCACTGTATACACATCCACTTACTTGTTTCGCTGCGCGTAAAGCTACCGTCAGCGCTTATCAATCCGCCTACCAATGCGCCTATACTGTGTGTATCCCACGTATATATATCTACCGGTAATGTTTTCTGGTGTGCATACTTTCCGCCCATATAGCTCGTCAAGCTGGTATGTGTGGTATTGAATACAGCTGAAGCCTGTTTCAATACCCAGTTATAATTGTCACCACCGACTTTAACCAGTTCTACACCGTGCTCTGCCATATAATCGTGTACATCGCGTATCAGAATCTGATCAGCGCAGCTGATACTATATCGCCCACGTGTAGACTTGGTTGTACACCCGTCACCCAGCATCAAACCCAATAGTAATGCCAACGGTTCGTGCTTACCTCCAACGCACGCGCCTCCAGCTGGCACTGCCACGTAATTATTATTCCATTTCCTGCGCTGGTACCGTGCGTCTGACAAAGGACGTAGCTGCGGTTCAAGCAGTTTTCGCGGCGTGCCTCGTGCGCCCGACTTCCACAAACGCGCCTTGAATTTGTGTTGGTCAGTACACGTGACATGCACGTAAGACTGGCTCGCATTCTTACGGAACGTAAATTCATACATAGGCTGTAGCCCGTTATTGTGCACAGCACGTACTGCAGTAGGTACCAAGCCTTCATTAGTATCTGTTAATACTGTGTCGCCAACGCGGATCTCGGATAACCTCCTGACCGTAAAATCGGCTAATAATACCTCCGTATCGGGATGCAAACATATCACACCCTGCCTAGCGCCGTACGTACCCGCCCAGTACTCGTGAGGGCTCAGGCCCTCGGCGTAGGAATGGCGGACGAAAACGGGAATCACGTTGCCATATGCATCGGTATACGTACCAGGCGTAGTCATGAGTGCTGCAAGCTGGGACGGGTTACCGCGGGCCTTAGACAGTACCTGTAGCGCGAATGGGTTGTCCTTGGCCGCCATATCCTTGTACGTGTTATCGACGAAGAATTTCTGGACTTGCCCGTATACGCTAACCAGCGCTTGCTGTTTCTGATCGTCAGTCATATCCTTGGACGCCATGATCTTACGGGTCTGAGTGCGTACATGATCGAACAGCTCTTTACGGTCAAACGGGACCTGCATGTCAGACAGGGACAGCGTTGCTGACTCTTCGAACGCGGCGTTGCGGCCCAATTGTACCAGTGCATGGGAGATATCACGGTAGTCCTCGGGGTGGTCACGCGCAACCGCGCCCAACAAGTCATCAGCTTCGTTGCTGGTCAATATCCGACCGTAATTCCGCATTTCCTCGGGAAGCGCGTCGTTTACAAGTACCTGTCCGATGGTTGTCTGCATACGTCACTCGTGCGTAATGCGCTCGCTATCGCTCTGTATTTTGACCACGTCCAACTTGATCTCGTGAATAGCGTTCCATACTTCCCTGAGCTCCTCGGCACTCTTCTTCTGATCCGTAAACGCGTTGTAGATGGTGTAACGGTTAGCAGTAGTGCCGGCCGAGAACTCAAGGAAATCGTCGTGCAGTAGGTTGACTTCGCGGGCGGTCTGAACGGTATTGTTCTTCAACTCCGTAATCATCCTGTCCAGCTGCCTATGCGTCTCCACGTGCGACTCGACAAACGTAGCGACGGTCTTGTCCAGGCGTAAGACTAGGGTTACGGATGCGAGTACGGCGGCGGTACAAAGGCCTACCATTAGGTCGCGGACCCAAGGCGGAACGTAGCTCAATGCGGGTGTATCATTCATGTCAGCCTTTCAAGTTCTGTACGAGTTGATGTACGTTCATATCAGCTGGCGCATAGCCCAACCGCACCAAGTGCGTGTGCCAGTCCGGATCGGCCTTGGTCGTGAAGATCCACATGTCATCGTTGAAATGACGTGAGATCAACGCGTTCAGATCCCCAAACTGGTCCCGGAATTCGATGACGGTAGCTTCGTGCGTGTCCAGCAGAACCTGCTTGACCCCCTGCAACACGCGTACCCGTCCAGGTCGTCCATTTGCCATGTTAGTCCTTACATAGGTGGCGGCGCTCCGCCCATCGGCGCTCCGCCAGCCATCGGATCAGCTGGCATACCGCCGCCCGCCATCGGATCAGCTGGCATACCGCCGCCCGCCATCGGGTCCATCGGCATACCACCGCCGTCGGCCATTGGTGGCATACCGCCACCGCCTGCCATCGGGTCCATCGGCATACCGCCGCCGGCGGCCGCCAAGAGCTGGTCAAGTTTCTGGTTCAGCGACGCCATCGGATCGGCCTCGGCCGGTGCGCCGGCCGCCGGTGCTGCTTCGTCGTCCTTCTTCTTAGGCTTCTCGCCCGCAGCCGCAGCTCCGTCACCCTTCACGACGGCAATGAACTCAATGAGTTCAGGGATGGACATCGTAACCGAGCCGGGCATTGGGCCCATGCCCATTGCCGCCGGGTCCATCGGCATACCGCCGCCCGCCATCGGGTCCATCGGCATTCCGCCCATCGCGGCCGGGTCCATAGGTGCGCCACCGGGTGGTGCGGCCTGTGCTTGTGACTGCATCCCGCCTGCGGCTGGATCGGCCCCGCCGGGCATAGCGACGAACGCCTTCTTCTGAAAACCGTCCATAACGGCCTGTAACTTCACGTAGTCAAGTCTCTGTGTCATGTTGTCTCCTTCCAAGATGTGCATATTACGGTACTACAGTCGCCACGATGTATGCAACTCATTTTACCACCATTTACGTAACGGACATATATCTAGCCCATAGCGTATCGCGGCCATGTCCGCATTCCAGATACCGCAGGAATCCGACGTGAAATGTGGACACTCTTTACAGATTGCCACGCGTTCATCCGCGTGCGCCCTGCGCGCTTCACGTTCTATGTCAGTGTCGGTGGCCGCCAGCAGCCACGCTTCGCCATCTGTACCGCGCAATTCGAACCCGTGCGCCAGATGAGCAGCATCCCACAGTAGATCAGCAGGCTCCACGCGTGCAGGTCCGATTGCGGCCACCGACGCGCCGCCAACACACGGCGTCAAGGCCGCGATGTCCCATATGTGATACCACGTATTGGCTATGATCACATTGCACCCCAAAGCGGTACAGTTAGGGCCCGCTGTGCTACGTACGCACAGGGTGACAACACCGTCATGACACTCCGTTGCGGGTCTAATACTGCCGGTACCGTGTACACCGCCGCAATCGTCTATAGGATCATTCTCTGCACAGCGTGCCTCGAACTGGACACACGGACAGTTGTAGTCAACCGTAGACCAGTCGATGTACCACCACGGACTATAGCGGGAGCCGCCATCGATCCAGTTATCCAACTGCGCGTAGCCTAGGAACCGCACTGTCCTATCTGTGTGCAGATAAATGCCGAAGCAAGCATCGTCACACCTATGCGTGTGTCTGTAGTCGTCGTAAAACGCCTGTACGTACACGTTAACTGTGGCGCAACTATCCGGTACATAGCTGAGCCCGCCGGCGGCCTGCGCCTCGACACTACCAATCAGTACGGACCCATCTTTGCACGCCCACAGCTTAGGCATCTTTCAACTCCAATATGTTGATCGGATCGTTGGCGCCAATCTCTCCGGCCCTATACGCCCGGCGCGCCTGGGCTACCGTAGCGAAAGTCTTGGACTCCCGAGCGGTCTTGGCACGGGTCAGCAGGTACAGGCCAAGCGCCATTTCCTGCTGCGGGGTGTGGCGGGGCGACTTCAAGTCGGTCAGACTGAACAGGTTCTTGCTCGGTAGCATTTTGCTGTATGTCTGCTCCACAGCCTTGTCTGACACCGGTACATGGAAGTTCACGGCGTCACCGTCAAAATCCATGTTGAAGCCCTTGGTGATCAACGGGCTCACGTGCATGGTCTTACCCTCGACCAGATGTGGCCGGAACGCCAGTAGATTGAATCGATGCCAGGTCGGCGCACGGTCCATGATGATAGGCCGTGACTGCATTTCCAGGTTCAATGCATCCTTGGCTGGGGCCTCACGATCCTCAATCATCTTGAGTGCGCGGTGCGACGGTACGTTCTGGCGCACCAGCCGCCGGACGACAAAGTCGTGATACAGGTCCCAGGCAGAGTCTTCGGGCAATCCTACACTATCCATGTCCAACGTCGGATCCGGCGTTACGACTGCACGCCCAACCAGGTCAACAGGCTTGGAGATAACTCTACTTTGAAAAAATCCGCTTTTTGGTGAATCACCGATGACGTTCTTGAGCGCGCCCTTAAGGCGGCGGGACCGTCCCTCGGGTGTGATTGGATCGCCAAGCCCTGTCACGGCCTTCACTGCACGGTACAGCGCTTCCTTCTCGTCCTGTAGTTCCGACTCGGGTAGATCCTTACGCAATGTGCCGATAGCGTTGTTGACCTCGATCGCATCGCGATACAGCTCGTTCAGGTCAGCTTCGATCGTGATATCGCCCAGACGGGATACAGGGCGGAACACGGGCGGCAGTACCGGAAGCTTGGTCAACATCCACTTGGATGGGTGGATGGCCTGCTTCTTGGCGGCGTCCAGGTATCCCAGGATCTTGATCGAGTTGTCCCGGTTGGCGCCGCGGTACTTACGGATGTTACCCCGGTGCTCCTTGATCTGCGCGTCGATATCGATACCGGCTAGTGCATCACGTATAGCCTTGCCGCCTGATTGGCCGTTGAGTTCCTGACGCCCGGCCAGGATATCGGTGAAGTCCTGCTTGCGCAGGCCTAACAGGCGCCGGATCGGCTCTTCGAAGACAGGGTTGGGCATTGGCTCGACCAGGTCAATGTGCGACCAGAACTTACCCATTGCACCGCCCGTACGCCCGGGATCAAACAGCCCACCCTTGATGGGCTCCATCTTGTCGTCCACCCTCGCGCTGGTCGTGATTGCACCGTGGCTCAATTGATCAACGTCCTCGTCAAGCATAGGCAGCAACCGCAACGTATCGCCCTTCTGCTCGATGTTGATGCCGCTGGCGTTCAACAGGTTCAGGAACTTCTTGTACACAAACGGTACGTCGGGAGTCGGTAGCGGGCGGCCCAGCTTGAGCGCCTTCCAGTAGTCTTCGTTCCGGGCGCCGCGGATGATCTGCCCATCCTTGACCACGTCGGTAGCACCGTGCGCCAGAAGCTGCGTGATGTCCATCTGACTCATCTTCTTGGCCTGTTGCGTCTCAGACCCACCGCGGGCCGGCAGTTCATCCTGTGTGTAGCCCAGGCCGGACGAGCCACGCTCACTCAGCTTCTTCTCAGAAAGGTGATGGAACGCCATCCAGTACATGTTGCCGGTAGCGACGGGCTTGTTCAGTGCTCGACCCAGCTCGGGATCGAATATCTGATCCTTCTCGTCCACGCCTGCCTCAAGTAGCTGACGTTGCGCCCAGGCGGACCAGCCCTCTTCCGGCGGCATCTGCGGGAGTTTGAAGCCCTTGCCGCGCAGCTTGGCCAGCTTACCAAGCTGCATTTCGACAAGGGCTCCCGCTGCAACGCGTGATAGAATGGTCATGGGGTTGAGTAGCAGATCGTACGGCGCATTGGTACCGGCGTGCCGCGGCATCTGATCCATAGGTATGATCTTGGCCACAACACCCTTCAATCCCCAGCGCGGTGACAGCTTGTCGCCCACCTGGACCGGTACACTGGCCTTGGCGTTGACCTTGGCGCCGCTACGCGTGCGTACGGCGTCCGTGATCACACCCTCATAGTCGTGGTCCCACACTACAGCCTTGTCCGTATGCGCCTGGCGTAACGCCTTGTGCAGGCGCCCTAACTGTACGTCCTCGGCAGTGAGCAACTTCGGACCAACAGATAAGATGATCGGATCACCCTTCTGCAATACCGTGCCCGGCTTGGCGATACCCTCGTCGTCCAGCGCTTCGAGCTGCTTCTTCGAGAATCGTGCAGGGAATAGACTGGCGTACCGATTCTTACCCAGCTGTACGTCGTGCTTGACCTCGGCATCGAAACCGTACAGCCGGCTAGTTGTTAATTTCTTGGCCGCATCCTCCGAAATGACTATCCCATCTTCGTAGCTATTACCGCGATAGGGGATGACAGCTACGGAGAGATTCCGGCCCAATGTCAGTGCGTTGTTATCGTCAACGAAATTGGAGCGCGCCAGTACATCGCCGGCCTCGACAGCATCACCGGCCTTGACGGCCGGGCGGTAACTGACGCCGGTGATACGGTTGAACGGGAAGTTCTGCACCAGGTCGATCTCCTGCTTCTCACCGTCCACGTCCCGCAGAAACACCTTGCTGTCGGTGACACGTGTAACAGTGGCAGGCTTCTGCGCCATGAGCGTGCCCACGCGCTTACCAAAATGCTGGGTGAACGATTGATCACCCTCAGGCATAGCGGTATCCACGAGCGGCGCTTCGCCCTCTACCTGCGGCAGGTACTGGGACCAGAACTTGGCACCGTAGAACTGCCGAGCGGGCTGTACAGCGGTAGGCATGGGGTTGAGGTTGACGTGCGACGACAGCATGTGAGCCATGGACGGTACTTCGATATCCACCTTGCTCTTAAGGACTTCACGAATCGTCCCATCCACGGCTGCCGTCGCAGTCTTCCCTTTGCCAGCCATCTCACCGGGAAAGGCGACCACCTTCCCGTCGAGATCTTCCGGACGTAGGTAAGCCATCTTTCCGGACCGGGCGTCCCGAAACTCACCATACATCTGCTGATCGCGGCCCTTGAAAGTTCTGTATGCCAGGCGTGTGTCGATACCGATCTTGATATCTTCCGGCCCTGTCACGGGATCGATGAACCCCAATTGCCCGATATTCACGTTACGGGCTTCGTCCGTGATCGCGTCGGCATCAGAGATACCACCGGCACCCAGTTTGGTGACCCGGTTCATCTGCTCCAATAGGGAAAGGGGATTGGTCTCTTCCAGCGGCATGGTCAGGCGGCTGCCCAGTAGAAAGCCGGTGGAATAACCGTTAAGCGCACCCACCCGCACACGGCGCAGGTTACGATCACGGCGTGCCTTGAACAGCAGCGATCGCGCCAGCTTGCCGCTGTCGTTGTCGATGCGTTCCTTGATGAAGTCCTCGATCGATAGCACGCGACTGTACATAGGCGCGTCACGATCGTCCGGTTTGTCCTCACCGCGACTGATGCCCAGTAGCTTCTGTGTCGAGCGCATGAGTATGGCTGGCGAAACCCGGCCATCGCCTTGGATGCCCAACGTACGTGCGATAACGGTCGGATCCATTTCTGCCTTGTTCAGTGCCTCGGCCAGAACCTCACGGCGCGCCTGCTCACTGATCTCGGTACTCGGGGCCTTACCAGTAAAGCGTTGATACAACTTGTCGATGGCTTGGGCGGCGCGGGCCTTGCGGTTAGCGTCCAAGATATCCGGACCCCACGATTTCATCAGATCGGCATCTTTCACGCCCAGGGCAGAAAGCATCGGGTATAGCGGAATGTTCGACTGGCCGACATTGACCTTAAACACACCAGTCTGTGGTTCAAGCCAGACACGGAAAGACCGGCCAGTGCCAGGCTTGACATTGAAGAATGACTCAATTTCACCACTCTTTTTGCGACGTGCATAAACGCCGGCCTTGAGGCGGGACTGACTGACCGTACTGTACTCATTACCACGGTAGATCATAGTACCGCGATCAGTCAGATACGGCAAGTGCATCACCGTATCTTCACGCTCGTCCAATACTTCTCCGGACTGCTTGTGTGTCAAACGCCAGCGACCCTTGATGGGGACGCGCAGTTGCTCGTCCTTCATCAATGCTTGCTTCTGACGTTCTAATCCGAAATGGGTTGGACCCTGGATGCGTACGTCGTCGAGCTCCAGCTTGTAATCCTGATCCTCGATCGGGAATCTGTTCTGAAGCGCTTCGACGGCACCCGTATGTAACCAATCCCGGGCGGTCTGAGTATCGTCAAACGCCCTCAGGTGGTCTGGTAATGCCATGAGTTATCCTTATAATTTACCCTCTGCCACGAGCTGACCTAGAATGGCGCGGATACGTGCGCGTTTGGCCTGTAGGTATCGCTCGGCTTCGGGGTCTTCCGCGTCCAGCTTGATGTTGCGTAGGACGCGGTTGACATCGGTACGCTCGGGCAACGCTTCCCACGTCTGTGGTTCTGGCTCGTTATCTCGTCCGCGTGCGAGCGAACTACCAACGAAGCTGCTGAGGATAGGCATGACCGCGTTGGAGTACTTCACGGCGTTAGCGGCCTGGTTGGGTGTCTGGCTGGGTGTCTGGGGTGCGGAAAAGCCTTCCCAGCCCTGGACGAAGCGCGGGCCGATACCCTTGGCAAAGTTCGAGACGTTGCCCCATACTTTGCCCAATAATTGCTTAAGATCTAACCCGCCGTAGCCTTGTTCACCTGGCTTGGGTTGCGCCATACCAGACGCCAAGCGCATACGGCGAGCATCGTTACCTCTACGGATATTACGGAGTTCCTGACCGGACATCGTACTGGCTTGGTCAGGTGACGGCGTCCAGCGTTGCCCAGACGAGCCGCGGAGCATGGTTTCCAGCTTGGTGCGCATCAGATTATCGGTATACCCGCGTACGCCGGGTAAATTAGCCATGGTATTGGCCGCACCGGCTGGTATCTCGAACTTGTGCTCGCCCCAGCCAACAGTACGTAATCCCGGACGCTGTTGGATGCCGAGATTCTTGGCCTTCCGCCACATATCCGGATTGGAATACAAGTAACCTATAAGATCTGTCGCGCTATCCGCCATCTTGAACAGCCCGGATACGGTAATACCAGCTTCCTTCAAGATGGGTACCATTTCAGGATGATCGAGCACGCGTGTTTCGCCGCTCATCTTGTCCATCATAATGACGAGGGATGCCTGTAGAATGCCCAGGTCTTCGGCACTGGCCTGCTTGAGTGCTGGGTCCGCCACTTGCGGTGAAGACCGGAAAACGATACGCCGTACCTTGGGTGTAACGCGCCCTTCCTGATCATGCTCGTCCTGCTTGGCGTCCAGTAGCCGCTTGGTCAGGTAGGCCGTACCGCCAGTCCCGAGCAGGGTCAACGCGACTAAACTGCCAAGCACTGGGTCTATATAAGGCACCGCGGATTTAACAGCGGCCGTCTTATCGGCGCTGATTGCAGCGATGCCAGGTACGTCAATGATCTCATCCAGCCAGCCGCCGGTCTTGAGTCCTGGATTCTGGAGCATGTCCAGCATTTCCTGCCGTGCATTATCTTCCTCGCCCTGCAGTTTGCGCTTGAGCCGGGCCTGATATAGCGCGTCCATCGCGGTATACCCGGCAACGCCACCGCCCGCCACGCCCAGCGCACCCAGCGCCCACTGCATCCAGCTGGTGTTCAATGGCCATGGCGTAGCTACCTTCATCTGCTGTGTGCCATAATGTCCCACACGGTAAGTCTTGGCCGGGACCGCAGTAGTAGACGAACTGGCGCGCTGTACAGTCTTTACAGTCGTGGGCTCGCCCTCGCTGGCCTGTACCTCGCCCTGCTTATTGGGCAGGGTCAGTACAATCGTGTTCTCGTCGGTACGTCCGATATCCTTGGCCATGGCACGGCGTTTCTTCTCCAACTGCAGTTCGTGCATGAGGTTGAGTACGGCGGCGAGACCAGCCCCACCGGCAGCGCCGCCCAAGCCTACGCGCACGGCCCGATTCTGCATAAGCCCTTGACTAGTCTGTTTCATGATCCTACTCCTTTTTAGATCCGACAGTCGGTACCGGTTTTTGCAGTAGCGTGAATTCAATCCACTGCAAATGCGCGATGTACCGCGGTCCTTGCTCGTCGTTCACAAATTGTAGCGGCGCACGATGAATGATCGCATGCGTTCGCAACTGCAGGCCGAAGAAGATCATCTCCATATCGTACTGGTACTGATTACGCTGTGTCTCGTCGTTCAGATCGTACGTTCTGGCTACAAACTCTTTGACCTCGACCTTACGGTCTATCAACAGGCGATCCATGGCTTGCGCCATGACGTCTGCATCGGGGCGCAAGCCCCGCGTGTTTCCCAACGTTTCGAACATCGATTCCCCGACTGTGAAATCGACATTGCCGGGACCAACTGGTTGCCCGGTCATTTCGTCTTGCAGTCCCGCAAGCATATGGCCTCCCTTACCGGGCTAGCCCGGTTTCGAGCTGTCGCGTGATGTCGCGGTAATACTGTATTCGGTCCAGACGTTCCTTCTCGCTTTTCTGGTTACCTTTGATCTTACGGCCTAAAACGTGTGCTGCAGCACCAAGTGGGGCACCGGCAAGTAATGACACGGCAGCCATCGCCGCCGCAGTACTGCGCGCCCCGCCCGTGACGTTGGCGAACATACCACTGAATGTAAACGGATTGTCGATGGCCATCTTGAGTGGCATGCGACTACGCGTGGCGGCCGTAGCCATACCCAGCTTCATCGCAGCTGCGCGCTCGGCCGGCGTCAAAATCTGCGTGTACTCTGGTCGCATTACGCCCCTCGTTCCTGTTTCAATTCAGTAGACGCGCCCTTCGCAAACTCAACCGGTACCAGCGTAACGGGATTCACGTTGTTGTCCTGACACGCCTTGACGATACCTTTGATGTACTGTCGTTCGCCCACGTCGAGATCGGCCCATGCCTGCTTGGCTACGGTCTGCGCCTGGGCGCTCTGTTCGGGCTTGATGTCGGGCTCGGGCTTCGGCGCCGGGGTCGTCCGACCCTGATCGGCCTGGTCTTCACGGGGTTTGGTTGCCGGTGCTGTGGCCTTGTCCAGATCGGGTGGACGTACAGCCAGGGCGCCCGATGCGTCTTTGACTGCCATGAGCATGCCAGCCAGATAATTTGCTCTCTTCATGGTGGACTCCTTGTGTGCGTTAGCCTGTTTATCCGGGTACAGTAACCCGCCAGTGCCGCCCATACCTAAACCGACGGCTGCGCCACCGGCGGCACCCATCAGCGGCGAAGCAATGAGTGCCTTGAGCGCGGCGGCTACGCGACTCTTGCGCTCACCGCCCTCTTCCCGTTTCTGTGTCGCCGCGTTAAGTGCCATGAGTGGTGATACCGCAAGACCTGCGACGCCCCCAAGCGCGCCACCGCCAAGTGCACCTGCCATCGCACCTAAACCTGCGTTACGAAACCCTGCCTGTTTACTCATAGTGTCTCCTCTGTCTCAGTCTGTGTAGCGTAGCTCTGTGCCATGCTGATGTCAATTACATGATCCGCCAACCGGGCGGATCTGTGTTCGGCGGCCGATTGAACTGATCGTGCACCACCTTGCCAAGCCCAAAACCGGCAGCCGTGCTGACCAACTTGGCGATCGGACTCATATCAAAATACTTGGCGATCAGAAAACCAATGACGCCGCCCAGGCCCCTAGACATGGTGGCACTCAACGGTGTCGCGGGTGACACACCACGTGTTACACCCTCTACCTGATTGATCGTACGTTCCTGCTCGTACAGGCTCAACGACGTATCTTTCCGGATCTCACGGAACAAATCGTGCAGCGATCGGCCTTGCAGCCCATCCGAGAACGACGAGTACTGCGCTGTCTTTAACGTGCCCAACTCGTGTCTCCTATCTGAAATTGCGGGACCATAGGTTTGGCGCCATATCGGCGTAGCACGCCAGATATGGTGAACGGCTTCTTCGGTGTGACTGGTTTCGGAGGCGTCGCGACCATGTTGTCGCGGACCTGCGGGCTGATGACGCCGGGCTTCGGATTGACCAAACTGTCAGTATCGTACCCCTCGTTAGCCAGTTGTGTCAACAACTCACGTCTACGTAGTTCACTCTGTACACCGGGCACGAACTCTTGTGCACGCCCTACGGCGAGTGCACCTACCGGAACCGTGCCTACCGCGCCGTGCACGGCCGTCCTACCTACGCCACGCGCTATACGCTGCCCACGCGATAACCCTTGGACGGCCTGACGCGCTTTGTTGCCCTTAGCCACTAACCGTGCCATACCGGGAATTTTGGCCAACAACGGTAGTTTAGACGTCAGTTTGACGGCCATACCGGCAGGAGCGCCAAACGACGCCAGGTCAGCCGCGAACAGACCTGCATTACCCGCCTGCGCTATGCGCGCCCTACGCGCAGCGTCATGCATACCCGCAGCCGTGTAACGTTTTGCACGCCTGCCAGACGCCACCGTGTCGTAACCTGTCCAAGCCAGTCCACCGAGTTGGGCCGCCAGCCATGCCGCCGCCCCTAATGCGGCCACGGTCCCAGATATCACGACTCCTTCTTTTTCCAGTACGCTGCGCGCTTCCTTCTCGAACGCGCTGAACTCCTTCTGCATGTAGTCTTCCATGTCGGAGTAGGATGTAATCTGTGGCCCCTTGTTCGCACGCTGTTGGTGCAGGCTGGACAGCGCGCCCAACCCACTGCCAATGAATGCACCTATCAGGATGTCCTTGGCCGTCTGCCCACCGGTGCGCTTCCGGCCTGACATCGCCTGGACCACGGTAGGAGACAGACCTACCGCGGCTCCGATCAGCCCCATCTGCAATCCAGCCGTCAACGGGTTCTTGGCAACACCCCGGGGCATGGATATAGGCGAAAACTGACGCGTGGACGGGTATCCGTACATGCGCCGTGCGTACGCAGATGTATTCACAGGCTGCCAGTAGGGGGCGGCAGCTGCGGCGTAAGGCCAATCGTAAGGGTCCATCAGTCCTTGTCCTCTGCTTTCTTGGTCGCCGCGATATGTAGATCGATCTTGACACAATCGTAGCAGATCGGGGGCTTCAGGTTAGGCACCAGCGGATTCTTGTCAGACAGACAGCGTGAGCACTTCTGCGCCGCCGCGTGCTTAGTCGCTGGCTTGGCCTGAGCCGGAGCCGCGCCGGGCACCATCGGGTTCTGCGTATCCATTACCGTCTTGGGCGCGAACACCCCGGTAGGCGGTGAAAACGGGTAGACACCTCCGGCCTGGATCATGTTGTGCAACCGCATAGCCGTATCCTGCTCTGACTCGCACTGCGAGATATGTAAGTAAACCGGCTGCTCGGAATCCATCTGGTTGAGTACAGGTGTAATATCGATAGCGGCCGAACCGTGTAGTTCATGCCAGAACGTCGATTCGGGACCCTGGATCACGTGCAAGACGTTACCCATCGGATTCTTACCTATCAGTAGTATCATAACACTCCTCTTGTTACACGTTATCCTTCAGCCAGCGCCAGCGTAGTTGTCCCGCCGGACGCTATCGCGTACCAGGCGCCCTCGTAAGGCCGCGGCCCACTCTCGTAACCCTCGTTGTGCGCACCGTTGGTATTGAGGACGATTCCCTTACCGGCTTCGGCCGCGAACCCGCGTGCGATGCCCACCGTTTTGGTACCAGTATTGACTATCGAGAGTGTGGGACGGCCCCATGGGATGTGCCGCCAGACCAGTGTGCCGTCTGATGCGTCCCCGTCGGTGTGTACCGGCGTCGTGGCGCCAGCGTTGCCGCCAGCCGTCGTGATGCACCAGTAGTAACGTGTGCCGGCGCGTACGACGTCGCCATAGACGTAGGCCGCGGCTGCTTCGAACTCATCCACTGCCGTGTTGTCCAGCGTGCCGGCCAGTGGCGGCAAAATCATCGTGCTGGTAGTCTGTACCGTGATATTGAGCGGCTTACGTGCCGTCGTGCGTGTCGTAATAGCTTCCATTATCTACTCCTGTTCTGATTGTGTGCGCCGCATCAGCTGGCGTACAGACATGTATCCGGGCGGTGGCGCAGCTAATGTAGCTGGACCCGCGACAGGTATGAGAATATCGCCACTCGCCGGGATCGTCACGACCCCGCTGTGATCAATATCCACGGTGGTACCCGTACCTACCAACGTAATGCCGTTAACGACCTGTACGCCCTGCGTGACAGTCCCACCTACGATGATAACACCCGGCGTCGTACCACCGCGTATCGACACTTCACGCATTAGTAATGCGCGAATGGATACCGGACCCGCATCTGTATTGCATATAATGTCCCCGCCTGGCGGCAGATGTACGTCACCGGTCTCCGTAACAACTATTGAATTGGACGGATTGATCCCTATACGCAGGGACGGCGCGGCCAGGTGTCGCGTAAACGTGACGTGGCTCGGACCTACTGCAGCGGCCGGCGCCAGCGGGCAGTCGCACTTGGGTGAACTACAACCTGCGAGTGTGGCCGTCAACAGCAATACAATTGAAAAACTGCAACCCACTGCCAACGTGGCACACGTACCGACCTTATTAAACAGATCCCTAAACCAGTTCATCGTATTCTCCTGATATTGCCACCACCCTGCATACCGGACATGTGGCCGGGTCGCAATAGCGAGCCCATGCGCTTCCGAGCAGCATCGTGCATGGCGGTTGATTTACGGGCGTAAGAGCTGCGGCTCGCAGCATTGACCGTAGTACGCGCACGTGTCGCCGCCTGATCCGGCGTAGTCTGAGGCGCCCTACCTTGCACCTTGGCCGCGTCAGCCTCGGGGAGCGTAACTCTACCACCGCTGGGCATTTGTAACGTCTTGGGTGGCTCGGACATCTTCGTACCCGCACGCGCCATCGCGCCAGGACCGGCCTGTGCTACTTTGATGGCCTGTAGGTATCCGCATAGGTAAGCTATCTTGTTCATCACAGTCCTCGTAATTTATCACGCACAAACCGGAATGCACCTCGCACGCCGGGTATCTTGATGTCCATGGCCAATTTCCGCATATCAGCCCGAGTATAGTCCATGACCTGGCCCGAGATCAAGAGTCCAAGTGCCAGCGGGCTGGGCAACAGCCCGGCCCCGGCCACGTGTACACCGCGATCATCGGCCTGCTTCATCTGACTGAGCATCATCTGCTGACCCTGTCGTGACAGTTCCTGACGCAGCGCGTCCATCTCCTGGATGACCAGCGCGTGCAGCGTTGGGTTGCTGTGCTTGATCTTGATCAGCTCGGAGCGACGCTGGGTCTCAGGCGTCTGTGTGACCATCGTGTACGCCAGCTCCTTAGCCTGGGCATGTACGTCACCCGGCGTCGCGCCTGGCTGTCCGCCGGTACCTACCTGTCCACCACCTTGGCCGCCACCTTGGCCGCCGAACTGCGCAGCTTCCTGCTCTTCCATGGCTTCCTGCTGCAACACCTGGATCTCTTTCTGCTCCTCGACGACCTTCTCCTGTTCTTCCAGGTAGTCGATGCCGAGCGGCTTGTACGCCGTGCCCTTGGAGATATCCATGCCTGCTGCGGCCTGTAGTGCCAGTGCCTTACGCTCGATGTCGTCAGCCAGCGTCACGCTACGCAGCGCACCGCTGATCTGGCCCCAACCGAAGTAACGGCTAACCTTGGTCAATACCCAGTCAATCAGATCGTTGTAGCCCTCGACCAGTGATCCCCACGTCTTCTCAAACAATCGCAAGGCTACGGGGAAGGCCTGGATTGACAGGCTGCCCTTGTAGAGCTCGGCCGGGAAACCAACGGCGTTCAGCAGTTCGTCCAGCGCCTGTGCAATATTGTCCTTTGGTGCCAGAGTCGCGGCCTCGCCGCCTAGCATTTCGTACCCGATCTTGAACGGGGCAATCTGTACATCTGTGGCGTTGGCGCGCTTGGCCGCAACCATACCCTTCATGTGGGCGACGAATACGTCCATGGACAGAGACATCAGGGGATCGGTATTCATCCCGCCTGGGGCCCCTTGCTCGGGGTACAGGATACGGAACGGCACGATGTAGTCCAAGGCAATAGCCTCGTCGTAACGGCGCAGGACCTGGATGTAGTAGGCCAGCTTGAAGTTAGGCAGAATCGGAGGTATAGCCCAGCCCTTGATAGGCAGGCCGGCCAGCGTCGCTTCCTTCATGTGGTAGATCTGGTCGGCCGTGAACTGGAACAACGGTTGATCGCTGTCGCGGCACTTGGCACAGCACTCGACGATGGACCACGGTGTGTCATTTAGGTAGAAGCGGTTGCCCTCACGCAGTTTACGTACGAACTTGGGATCAGGCTCGTAGTAGTACTCTATCTCGCCCGAGATATCGTGGACACGCAGACGAATGCGCTTGGGGTTCCAGCGGATGATGCGGACACGATCATGATCCATGGACCGGATGTCCTCATGCGCGTACGCGCCTTCCCAACCGCACTTCTGGCACTGTCCGTGAAACTCCAATCGTTTGAAGTTCCACTTATAGGGTACGGTATCGATGTGGTAATGCGTGTGGCAATTAGGGCAGATCAGGAACCGGTCGAACGGGAAGTAGATGGATACGAACACGTTGCCATACACCATGTAATCATCGCCGATAGATGCCAGCTGGGTGAGCATGTGCATCTTATTGTCCAGGAAGTCCTGGTACTGATCACGTTCCTCCTCGGACTCGCCATCAAGCACGAGCTCGGTCAGGAAGTAGCGTACGACCTTGCGGGCTGCAGATCGGTATGTACCGTAGGTGAGGTAGATGTACTCTGCCCATTCGAAGATCTGGTGCAGGTTACGGGGGACGTACTCACTGGCGATATCAAAGAAGGGGTTGGGAAACTTCCCGGACCCCGCTTGCGTGATACCGGACCACTCACCAGTGTTGCCGTAAGGCAACGGTAGATTCTGACTTGGGTTGCCGAGCATAGCGGCCTCCTATTTAGCAATACAGGGGTCGCAACCGCACTCAGGGCATACAAACATATCACCGCCGCGGGGCATGCCCGTAGGCCCGCCCGGGATCAGTTTAACGAACAGGGCTACTCCCCGCTTCTCCGTCTGATCGGCATCCGCCTGTTTGGTCATGTTCGGTGTCCGATCCGCCTCTATAACATTGCGCTTTTCCATCTAATGCTCCTTCCTTCGTGCTGAACGGCGGGCGCCCGTCCAACAGGTCGTTAAGGTAAGTGGTTTCGAGGCCAGAGCGAATACGCCGCACGTCTGCCCTGCTCAGGTCACCCGAACCTTGCAGCTCGGCGAGTTTGCGTATGTGGTTGTCAGCCTTCATCGCTCCGTACCATAGTCATTACCATCACGCCTAACTCCTGGAGTATGAACGACGTGCCAGGGAAATAGCAATCCCAAACCTTACCGGCCCAGCCGACACGTACCTTAGTACCAGGATTCGGAGTGAAGGTAGCATCCGCTTCGTTGTAAGGCAACACAATAATCACACCCAACGGCGACGCCTGTACATCGATGGCTGGCACGCTGTACGTTCCGTTCTCCAGCTCGAAGTTCACGCGCCCGCGCCCGTCGAGGTAGGACTGCACGGGTGTAAGTGCTACGTCTGTCGGGCCGGCAGGTACATCGACATGCGGCGTTGTCAACGACAGTACGGCGCGTACCATGCGCTCAAGCTGCGGGTTCTCTGCGTGCTGTGCAGTTTTGTCCCACTTACTCATGTCGACAGGCTGTGCTACCGCATCAGGTGCATCATCCCGCTCCATGCGTACGTCGTCGTACTGGCCTGGGTCGTCTAGCCCACCCGTTACAGGTGGGAGTGTCCCGGCCACGCGTTGACGGGACCGTGACGACGCCTCTTCAGCTGTAACCGCCTCGTAATGCGCGCCACCACGACGCTGGGCCGGCGGAATCCGGCCTGCCTGCGCACCGGTTTCAGTGGCAATCGGTACGGCTTTGCCCCCCGCCTCGTCGCCGTCGACCAGGTGTGGGTACTTCTCCGCGGCGTAGCCTGACCGACTACCGGCCTTACCTCTACCGCCAGTATCCTCCATTTCCTGTACCAGCCCGGCGGCCGGACGCGGGCCACGTACTGCCGCCGGCTGCGTAGCCTGTGCAATACGTTCTACGCGCCCACCCGTGGGTGCGGTATTCGGACCACCCGCTGGTGGTCGCACTACAGTCATTCGCTCGGCCTGAACTTGCTGTTCAGCCAGCTGCGCTAGTGTGGTCATATTATGCCCTCCGGGATGGAACCCCGCTAGTAAGCGTACTGCCAAGCGGACTACCGCCCGGTGTCTCTATCCGGATTCCCGGTGTGTTCCCGGGCTGTGGGCCGCGGGCGGCTGGGCCTGATGCCGTGTTGTAGCCCAGGCGTTGGTTCTGCTTCTGTAAATCGGCCAGACTCGGCGCGTTAGGCGCTGGGTCCGTGTGCGGGACACCCGGCACCTGTGGATCTACTACAGGTGCGTCGCGATCGACGGCGGGTCCGATAGGGTGTGGTGGCTCTTCAGCCAGCTGCGCCTGCGGTGTGGCTGGCGGAGTCTCCTCCAGGGGCTGCGGGTCAAGCCGCTTATTGTGCCGCTTGTGGGCCGAGCGATGGTAACGACATAGGTAGGTACCGGCCGTAGGCTCGAACTGTACGGACACGTTCGCGTTCTTGCAACCAGGTACGGTACAATGCACGGTTCCGTCGATGGGCGCGTCCTGCGGTAACGGCATGGGCTGTGTAACCTGTTCCACCGTAAGCTGTTGTGGCTGTTGTGGCGCTTCGGGCTGTACTGGCGCGACCGGAGCCGGTTCCTGCACTACCGGAGCCGGCTCAACCATCATACCCTGCGGTGGCGGTTCTGGCGGTTCTGGCGGTTCTGGCGGTTCTGGCGGTTCTGGCGGCACCGGCGTGGCTTTCGAGGGGGCCTCATCCACCACGGTGTCGCCGACTACGTCGATAGTGCTTTGTGTGAGATCAGCGACAGCCGGGCCCAGCAACAGCTTATCCTGGTCATTCAGCACCAGGTCGATCGTACCGCGCTTCCAGTCGCGCTGTAACAGTGGATCGTAGAATCGATTAGCCGGGATCTCTGGACTGAGTTTACCAGCCTTGACCTGCCAACCCTTCTTGTCGCCCGCGTAGGGCAAATAAAGGTCGTACGGTCGTGTATTGCGGATGCGCATAGCGTCCTCCTTCGTTGTTCGTGTGGTAACTGACGTTCGTCAGCTACTTGGCGTCGGACTTGTCGGCCCTGGCCCTGACCGCATCAACCGCGGCAGCGATGCTCGAAGCAAGCTTGGCGGTCTTGGGGTCAGGTGCTTGGGCCGGGGCGTCGACGTTGGCCTGCTTGGCCTGCTTGGCCGTAAAACGTTTGAATAGATACTCGGCAGTCTGTGGTCGGATGCCCAGTTCGCGGTAACGTGCTGCGGCTGCGGCCTTCACCACGCCAGCTTCCTGTGCCGTCATACGTGTGTCACTCATCATTCACTCCTGTTGTCGTGTCCTCGTGCGCTATAACTATACCAGGATTTTGCCAGGGTACACGTATCAGTGTAGGGATGTCAAGTACAGGGTCGCAGCGTATCAGTCTAAATGTCTTGATCTGTGCACGCATACGTGCCTGCGTGGCGGCGGCGTCAACTTGGATAACGGTACGTAAGTGAGTGTGCGTGGGTAAACGAGTCAGGATGGTCAGCGTACTGAGCGTGACCAGTGCACCAATTAACAAGGTTGCCGTTATTTCGATCTTGCGGATCGCGTGTTTCATAATACCTAACCCGATTGAACACATATACTGTAAACCAGTATGCGTGTTCTGTCAAAGGTTTATATGCGTCTGATAGGTAAGAGAAAGACCAGGCGGGCCCGAAGGCCCGTCCAGTCAGTGGATTGAAGACTATACCACCCGTATATCAAGCTTCCGGATTGGCATTTGTGTCTTTCGCCCCGATTGTAATCTGTGTGTCGATCAGCTTCTGGTTCACCCGCAAGCCTCCTGGCCTTCTGAGGCGGACCGTGCCCGCATCGGTGTCCAGGGCCACGATCTTGCACCGCTCACCAGTATCCCGGTGTTGGGCCCGCATGTCAAGGGCGCCGAACGGGCCCAAGGCCTTGCGCTCACGATCGTACGCGTCCAGCAATCCTGACAGGTGTACCTGTTGATCCCTCAGGTTGGCGATGGTTTCAAGCATCGCGGCATGCTCCCGCATGGTATCCACAGCGCTGTCCATCTTCTCCGTCATCTCGTGGATACGTAGCTCCAACTCGGATATACGCCGGTCCCGGCGCGCCAACAGCTCCTCTTGCTGGAGTATGCGGACCTTGAGGTCGGTCGTGTCTTTGGCCTTCGCCCACACGATGAACCAGATATGGGTATCGCTCTGATTGGTCATAGCGCGCAGGACATAGCCTTCCGGCTGCTTCTGCATAATGTGGGTGTGCAGGTATTTCGCGGCCTGGCCCGGGTCGACGATCACTTCGTCCAGTACAACGTTGTCTGTCTCTTGCCTCATGGGTTGTCCAATCTGTTGAGCAAGGCGGGCCCGAAGGCCCGCCCACTCGGTTAACTACGCCGTCACCGGTTCCACGCCGAAGGCGCGGGCATGGTTGTGCAGCTTGGCTGCCGTGGCGTCGCCCACACCGCGCAGTGCCGTCCACCGCTTGGCGGGTACACGGCCGATGTCAGCCATCGTCGCCTTGTGGTAGGGCCTGTCGATCAGACCTGCGACACAGGCCTTCTTAACCGCCGTTACCAGCTTACTGGCGAACGACGCGTTCAGCGTCTCCACCGTGTTCTTGAACTGTGTCTGTCCACGGCGCCCGGCTCCTCGTCTGCTTTCTCCGTATCCACGCATACCCTATTCCTTTCTGTTAGGGTGTTATTGAAACGTGGCGAGTGTGAGCTACCTTGTTGGGTAGGGAATGCCACTCGCCGCTTACACTCCCAGGGTTCGCCCAGCTACGGGCAGAACGACAGTTGGACCAGCCATCCCGTAACTGAGATGACAGATAGCCCTTATCGCATGCATCAAACATGGCTGGTCTTGTCGCGCACTTATTACAGAGCCATGCTTGTGCTTGCGCCGCGTTGCGTGAAACCAGCGCCATGCGGCTTACCGGCCGCGATGCGCTTCGCGACCGCGGGCTTGATCGCCCTCGGCGATGCGATCAGCTGGAGACGCGGCTCTTCGAATTGCGCGATCTTCAGATCACCCTCAGCGTCCTGGTACTCCAGGCCGACCATGAGCGTCGTACGCCCCAGGCCTTCGGAGATCGAGCTGCAGACACCGGAGATATCTGTGATGGTATCGCGGTACCACTGCTTGAGCTTCACCCTCGGTGCCCTCCTTGTTGCCGTACACCTCCAGCGCGTCGACCAGTGCATCCCACTGGGTAGCGTCCTGATCCGTACGCGGTTCCAAGCTTGGCACAGGTGCATCCGGTACACGTGCCGGTTCAGTCACGCGTTCCTGTCTGCCCGCGTCGTCCATGAGCCAGACCTCAACACCTGCTTCGAGCAGCATGTTACGACCGATGGCGCACGAGCGGTACCAATCGTCACCACAGGCTTGCATCTCCCGGTCCGGCGCGAACGTACGCACGATCCCAGCCTGAATGATAGCCTTGACACACTCGGCGCAGATGAACGGCGTCGTGCAGTACAGGTCCGCACCCAGCACCTTGATACCGTGTCGCGCAGCGTGGAGGATAGCGTTCTCCTCCGCGTGACTGACCAGGTAGTACTTGAGCGGACGTTCGTGGCGTTCCTCTATGTCGTCATCGATCCCACGGGGGAATCCGTTGTAGCCCACGCTCAACACGTGATGCCCTTCGCCCACGATGACAGCGCCTACCTGGGTAGAGCGGTCCTTGGACTTGGTCTTGACATGGTCCGCCATGGTGGCGAACCACTGATTCCAATTCGGTACTTGATGCATACTACACTCCTGCTGGTGCTGCGATACGACCGGGGCCGTAGTTTACGCGCACGGATTCAACACGATCCCAAGTAGTACCGATGGCCGGGCCTGCCTGGGTGACGAACACAACCTCCGGCTTGGCGCCGTGGTGCAAGATCGTCTCGGTAGGTACGACACGCGGGTACACAGTACCGTTCACGATCACGGGTCGTTGTGCTTCTGACTGGGCCATGGCTGCCGGTGACGGCTTGCGCCAGGCTCTCATCGCGGACGGTCTCGGTTTATGAAACCGTTTCTTCATACTGCCTCCTGTTGGTTTGGGTGATACATACGAACTCTCGCTAAAGTATTATAACGCGTTGCACACACGTATTAAGAGGACGGCGCCGCTAGTCCTCCAGTTCACGCAGCTCGTACGGCACGTGGTGCCCGGCCTTGTTACCCTCTTCGATCATGGCTCGGACCGCCGCCTTGTCAGCGCCGCCCAGGATGAGGGGACCGTAGCCACGCTTGCGTGTTTTCTCGTACTTGGTCTCCATCGCCGCAGCCATTGCCCGGGCTTTCGCCTGGTACTGTGCCTTGGCCTGGCTCGCCTGTACAAATCCTTCCGTCGCGGACTGCACGGTGGCCTGTATCACCTGGGCGGACACGCCACTGGATGTGAATGCCTCGATCAGGTTCATTATGTTACCGCCGGTCGCGCCTTCCTCACGCAGCTCCTGGCCGAGCCAGAACAAACCCAACTGCTTGAGGGCGGGAAACGTCAGCTCCGGATTCGGAACCACGGTACGCTTGGCCACCAACATGATCTCGGCCAGCTCAGCAGCTTGGAGCTGCGTCACGGTCGATGCCCAAATCAGCGCGGCGTTCGCGTCCTCATCGCAGATGGAACTGTGCACCCGTGCCAAAGCCTTGGTCTGCAGGCTGGCGTAGATCTCGGTGCGCGTCATACAATTGGTCCCGGCAGTTGCCGCGACCGCCATCAGTGCTATCAGTGCTATCAGTGTCGTCTTCATCGAACTCCTCCGTGTTATTGCATTATTACCAGTCGTAATGATCTGGCCCTACATACCGTATACCTTGTGGCAGCGCGGCCATCAACTCACGCATCTTATCCACATATGCGTTCGCTTTGGTCTCGACAGGGTTCTCTCCTGTTGTGCCGACGCATCCATCTCGCATCAGCATCTCGAACTCTTTCGGGCCGTAATTAACAGTCCAATCGTCCTCCTCCTCCTCGTCCTCGTCCTCGTCGTACCAATCAGACTCGAACTCGCCATTGCGTGGATTAACGCCCCACGCCTCGGCGAATTCATCGATACGCTCGTAGGCTTTACGCGCTACATCTATGCATTTAGTGCATAACGGTGTCGCCCACTCGTCGTCTATAGCCGTGATGTCGTCGGCATCACGACCGTCATAACCGTGGAAACCATCATCAGCACGTGTTAGATGCGATATTGGCGTCCATTTACCGCACACACCACAACGCGCTAATACAGTGGTGTAACGGTAGATCTCAAACCGTGTCCCCCATTTGGGATTACCCAACAGTACTTCCCACCGGTCCTGCAATAGCTGCGCATCAGCATTATTACCGCAGAATACACCAAGCACGCACCGCTTACGCGCAGCACGTGTATCGTCGATACTGTAGCTTCCCGCGCCAGGTCCGTCATCCATGCGCATAGCATACTCCTTCGCTTGTTACAGTTTTAACTGCATCTGTGCCGGGTTACGGCGTGACTTCCAACTCTTCCTGCTCTTCCGCTTCTTCCTCCCTATCGGTACGCTCCGGTCCTTGTCTTGTACCACCCATAGGGGCGGCTCCGGTTTGAACGCTCGCCGCGGATGGCTCGGCACTTTACCCTCTCGGATTAAGCGCAGCTCACGTGGCGTTGCCTTGTGCCAGTCATAGCGTGGCGTCTTCACCCAGTGCTGACCCGTTGCTTGCACGTAGTCCTTGATGCGATGCGCCAGCGCGCCCAATCTACTGGGGTCCGCGCCGTCAGCTATCGCCTTCATTACCTGATCCCTAGTCATGGACACTACCTAATCCTCCTCCGGCGGCCATAATTCTCGGATGCGCAGCACCACAGCATTCACGTTCTTATGCCAGTCAAACTTCTCCTCCGCCGACAGATTGAACCAGCCAACGCAGACGCGCTCCTCTATTAACTGCTTAAGGCGCACCGCTTGCGCATGCAACTCAGTCATGTCGCTAATGTGGCTCATCACACTCTCCTCTCGCACTTAGTGCGTGTTGTACCGCATAGCGGTGTTATCCCTTGTGGGTGTTATTGACTTGAACGGTTAAAATGGTGCGGACTGGGGTGAACGCACAGAGAACTTGAACCCCGATTATTTTATCCTACAGGCGTCCGGCTATGCGGTTGCACAACATGATCCAGGCCGGAGGTGTCTACCCGTTTTCACCGCCTACCGCGCTGTCCGCGATGTCTGTAGGTCTGCTATCGCATCCTTCAGTGCGTCCTCAAGCGAACGATCGCCTTCGGTGCCGCGGCCGTACCAGTCATCTACCGGTTCGAACGCTATTGCCAGATCCAGCAGCTGCTGACGTGCGCGCTGCAGTAACACATGTTGCTCGATGCTAGCCGAAACCAGTTCAGCGTACCGCTCCTGCAGTTCATCGTACCGCTCCTGTAGTGTAGCTACCCGTACGTCAGCATACCGCTCCTGTAGCGTAGCTACCCGTACGTCGATCGTGCTGGTATGGTTCACCATCGGTGGTCCTGTACAGTCAAACACATCACGCGGTACACCCTTAGGCTTTACGCCCTCGAACCAGCCAGCCACCCGTTTATACCACGGTCTTACTATTAGAGCAGTACGATCGGCTGGTAACGCCTTGAACGGACGCTCCTTGATTTTCGCCACCTTAATCGCGACCTTACCATCAACCTGGATCTTGCCAATAGCCTGTGACTGGTCGTCAGCTGTCACCACCCCGTACACTTTCGTGCCTTTCGGGTCCATCGCTGTGTACATGAACTCCATCGGTCCTACCCCTTCCACCAGGAACGTATGGCCCCGGTTCTCTATTACCCTGCATGTGATCTTGATCCACATGTCGGGCGTCATTAACGTATGGGTACCGCCGGCGAACCGTTGGCCCCTGACTCTGTACCCGCTGTAACCGACTCGCACACGATCCCCACGCGCTACCGCAAGGATCGTACCGAGCTCTACGCGTGACGTGCTCATATCTGCCACATCGGTGCGCACAGTATACCGCTGGCGCTGTTGCCGATAGTCCGGGCACTCACGTCTTTCGCGCTGGCCTGATGCAGCACAAGGTCTTCGTCGTGACCATCCAGTACGTACCGGTGCTCGCCCTTGATGAAGTGATCCCTGGGCACGGCCAATACGCCAACTACCATGAACAGCTTACGATCCGAACCGTCGGGCGCGTCGCCCTTGTCGCGGAACACCAGCTGTCCTGTTACTATTCCATCATTCTGATTTGACACAGCATACCTCCTCCTTCATCTCTTCCTCGATGACGTCACCGCAATACGCGATGTCGTCCGCTACACCCATGTCATACGGTAAGTCCTTCATAGGCAACGGCTTACGTGTCTTGGGCACACTCTTGGGGTCGAGCAATCCTGCTCTCACCATCATCCGTATCTGATACGGGAAGGCCTCACGGCCGGGTACACGTCCTTCAAGCGCAGCACTGCAGAAGTACTTGGAGCAGAAGGAAGGGCGCTCGGCATACAGCGTGCACGTCTTGTTGCACGCGTCGTAACCGTCGCACTGCACGGCGGTAGCCCGATACTGCTTGGGTCCCCGCCGGCGCCTGACATGCGCCTTGATGAACGCTGCGCCGTACTTCCACTGTTCGTGCAGCTCCTCAGCCAATCCGGTCAAGTCGCCTAACGCGACATGGTCGATCTGGCCGTTACCCTTGAGTGGCAGCGACATGAAGAACATGTAGCAGCAGTAACCGGGGCATCGCGCACACACCTGTCGCGCAGCGTCGTACTGACTCTTGGGCATGCTACGACTTGTCCATCCATCAGTGTTGGTCGGTATGCATAGCTCGATCGCTGTTGTCATGCACCCTCCTATTTGGCTAGTGTGTTGCGTACCTGCGTCATCGCCCAGTCCAGCTTGTCAGCCGGCATGTCCCGCACTACCTCAGCGATAGGCTTATCCGTGCCGGGTGCGTACATCTGCCTGAACAGGTTCTGCGCCCCGACTGATAGGTGTGGAAGATTATACGTAAGATAATCCCGTGCCACACGTTGTAACGTCTCGTTCATTCTGACTCCTTCCACATTGCTACCAGCATCTTCTTGTCACCCGGTCGGTGAACCCGTATCCCGTGTTCGTCCGGTGCTTGTACCACGTTGACCTGCACCTCGAAGTGCGTAAGCGGGACAGACATGAACACATCGTCACCGCGCTTGAGCTCCAGCACCAGCTCCCCTACCTCTCCATGGGGCGTAAGATCCAGCAGCTTTGCTATCAGCCTGGCCCGTTGGTTCTCAGGGCTGTTACGTAAAGCCAGTACCTCAGCCATCGACATCGGCAACCTCCTTCATCGCTGACTGCAGCTTATCCAGCGCCGTAGACTCGGAGTATTCCTCCAGGTCCTCACGGTACAGGTCATACAACTCGGACTTGTCTGCCACGCTCAGACTGGCGGCGCGTAGTATCTTTGTCGCTTCGTCCATCTATCCTCCACATGTTCCCGGTGAGTGGCTGTAGAACTCACCCGCCGTATCGTGTTCAATCATCCTCTTCACCCACTCGGGGTCTAAGGTGCCGCGGCCCTGACGCATGACGTGACTAAGCACGCCGCGCTTGAAGGACTCTGTCGGCGCGCACTCGTGAGCACCTGTCTTCTGGTACTGATGCGCAGTCTGGATCCGGATACCTTCCTCGATCCATTCGCCTAGCTGTCTAGTGTGCGGTCGCATTACGACGCCTTTCCTTTGACTCGGTGTAGAACTTGGAGGCCAGGTTACCCAGGGTTTTGACTATCGCTATCTGTTGGTCTTGATCAAGCACCATCCCCATCCTCCTTATGCTCCTGCAAGTACCGGCGCCCCGCGGCCGTGAGGCCGAAGTACTCGTCCGGTACGAATGACTTGCGACCCAGGCTCTTCATCAGACCCTGCTGGATCAGCACCCGCATCTCGTACGAATCGCCGCAGTAGTGCCCATTGGCCGCCCGCTTCGCCGTATGCTCCATAATAGCACGCATCTCAGGGTCAGGCTCGAACTCGGTCTCGTCCTCCTTGGGTATCCACACCCAGGCGGCCACCCATGTGCCTTCCTTGTTGATGTTGACCGTAGCGTTGTCGTCGACCTCGATGTCGTCAGTGCCACGTGTGTGTCACGTGCCCGCTCAAGCCACGGCGCGTTCATGCGCTGCACGCCTTCCAGGTACTTGACCAGGTGTTCAGCGTTCTTGAAGCCGTGTGCCCGAGCCGCGTAGTCCGCATCGGGCGATCCGAGCTGCTCGTCACCGCGGTAAAGTAGCCCGTTCTCGGTATGTAGCATTACATTCACGCTGTTTTCCATGCGTCAGCCTCCTTAGCGTTACCATCCTCGTCCCACAGGTACTCGCTCAGCAGCGTCTTACCATGCGGGTAATCCTTACTCAGTTGCCCGTACCGCAGCGCTAATGCGCCGGCGGCCGGTCTCGTCACAAATCTGTTGTCGTCAGTCCAGAACCCTTGCTGGTCCTGGTGAACAGGCTGCGCGATATCGACGATGACCTGGTAGATCAGCCGATAGTGTCGCCACCCTGTCCAGAAGTGCCCGTCTACCAATACAGCAGCCGCTACGATCCTGGTTGGCTTGCTGTTCTCTGGTTTCACATACGGTTCATTGCGTAACATCCGGTCCCCTCTCTGGCGCGTTTCTAGTCGAGTATACCGTCGTCCACGGGCTTATCTTTAGCAATCTACGTATATCGCAGTACTTGCCCGCCCTATAGCCGAGGCACCCTTTCTAGTCGCTCCTCTGTTTAGTCCACTACACGCATCCGCCACAACCCGTTGATATACAATGGTTTATAGCGGTGAGTTCTGATCACAATCCTAGTCATTAACCTATTCACCGGTAGGCCACCATGCTGACGATGGTCTACCGGCGCTCAGGTGCACTGTGACGATTCTAGCGCTAACTCGGTAAGTGTCGTATTTTACGTAGGTTGCGACATCACTAACATAGGTAATGCTCAATGTACGTAAATTACTATACTTGACTACACGTCATAGCCTGGTCAGCCCTAACGACTCGGTCAGCTTCACCAGTTCAAAGAACCCCCTTTCCGTTCTGTTTTCGCAAATGACGAATTGCCCATGCCATGTCGCCAAGCAGTTTTATGATGTTTTCGTTTGCGTAGCCGTCAGACATGCGATGCAATTTCAGTAGTTTTCGCTTGTTAGTGGCTCGTCGGAGTAAGTCCGAAACAGAACAACGGAGTGCAGGCGACTCCGGGTTAGCGCGTTTTGACATTGCAATCGTCCTTTCCCCGGAGCGCCTGACTCCAAGCGTTCTGCGTTACAGTTTTCCAGTTGCCGCCGGTGCGCCCCTGGCATCGGTCCAGGAACTGTTCCAGTCCGCACAGGCGGCACTTGCGGCGGGACGAGACAGTCACCCCGTACACGCGGTGGTCGATCACGGTCCAATCGTGCTGGCACGCAGAACCAAGAGGTGGACGGTATGCCTCATTCCGCTTCGCTTGACCGGGCCGTGTTGATCGGATCATGCCGTGCCGGGGCGTACCACTCATGCTGTCGTGGCCAGTGCGTTACAGCGTCCCAGTTCTGCAACCAGGACTCCAACAGCGCGCAGCGGCGTACCGTCGTACTGCCCGCCCGTATGGCCTTCAACCCGTGTGGGCAGCCATCAGGGTATTTGAGTACCACCATGTCGTGCACAGTGCTCTCTATACACCGGCAGTGCACGGTGCACGGGAATCCAGGCTTGACTACCATGGCCGGCGCTATACCCACGAGCGTGAGCGCAGCCGCCGTTGTCTTGATGAAGGTCCGTCTATTCACCAGCTACCTCCCTTATTGATTTGCTGAGGCCTGTCCACTATCACCCGCACCGCGTAGTGCCGGAGCCCGGACTGATCCGGGTCCAGCACGCGTTCAGCGAGCCTACTGTTGTGATGTACAATCACGAATCCACCTCGTTTGCCAGATCCACAACAGCGCGGATCTCGTCCAGCGTGCCGGGCCCGACCGTACCAAGATCGGTACAGCCCTTGAGCATACCACGCTCCACCGGCCTGGCGTTGCGCAGTATCTGGTGTTCGAGAACAGACCGGCACTGGCGCATGGCGCCGAGCACAGCCTGATCATCACCCGCCGGCGCCTGGTCCAGGCCCAGCCTTGTTGCCGTGCCCTCCGGTATGTCAGCCGCGTTACGCAGTCGTGCCCACAGCTGACGCTGGCGCGCCTCGGGGATAGTGGTAGTACGCCAAATGCCGGTCGTATATACCTCTTCTACCAAGTCGCGCAGACGCGTATACTCGGCCTTAAGTCGCTCGTACTCAGTCACTTTTCACCCCCAGTCGTTTGCTCAGCTCTTCGCTTACCAGCTTCTCCAGGTGCGGTCCGATCAGCTTGCGTGTAGTCTCGTACGTGAACCCACGTGCGAGACTGGCCTTGACAGCGTCATCCATCAGCTTTTGCACAGCCTTCTTGTCGCCCATGGCCTTCAGCGCCTTACTCGCCAGGGCGTTAGCCTCGGCCAATACCAGCGCCTCCATCTCGTCCTTGACAATCTTGGACAGCACCTTCTTGGCACCCCATCCTGGCGGCAGGTGTGTACCGACCTTACGGACCAGCTCCCTGAGCTGTTCCTCAACCCGCGTACGGGTCACCGCAATCAGGTCACGGTCGTTCAGCGCCTTCTTGATCAAACGCTGCGCTGTCGTGTCGATGATCCGGTTCGTTATCTCGACCTTGGCGCCAGGATTGTCGGCCAGCAGTTGGCTGACCATACCCTCGCTCAAGACCAAGCGTAATTCGCTCCTCCGACTGTCGCCCAGTCCCTTTTCGCTCATCCGAAGATCCTCCTCACTTCTGCTCGTTCGGGTAATAACCACTTGGTACCGCCGTCCATTTCCTCTTCGGCGCATCCCAGCGCCCTGCATATGGCGCTGGTCGGACTCTGGCCGTTGTACCCCTGCATCTCGTCCAGTGCAGCCAACATGATGTTGAGCTGCACGCGTCGGGTGAACGAGAGTAAGAAGGTGTCCAGATCGTTACTGATGTCTACGATCACGGCTCTACCGCCGGATCATCCAGGATGACGTCAGGCTCGCCCAGGATACCGGCCACGGTCTCCATGGTCAGGTCATCCTGCGCGTCCTTCCAGTCATCGATCAAGTACAGCTTGCGCACGTCCTTGATCACACCGAACAGGATGGGGTCGCGTTTCCGCTCCTTGTCCTGCTCCGTCATCTCGAAGGCCTCGGCATTCGGATCCCAGTGCATGATGACGTAGTTGTCGAAGACCTGCAACGTATCTGCATTGAGCTTCTTAGCCAGCACGGATGCTGGTATAGGTCGTGCGAAGTTCTCGATCCACGTCAAGGCCAGTCCCTTCTTGCACTTGGATGCGAACTCGATGATCTGCGCTTCCGTCAGATAGGTAGCGATATCGGCCGGCTGTAGCACGGACTCGAAGTGTACGATCTCCCTGGCTTTCTCCAGTCGCTCGACCAGCGCGGTCTGTCCCGCATCCCTAGCCTGCTTGAGCTGGGCTTCGAACTGAGTTATGCGTTTGCCGTACTGCCTGAACTCCTGGGCGTCCTGCCGGATCTGGGTGAAGACCTTAATCGGGTCTGTCCGACCGTACTTGAACTCCGTGATCTTCCGCGGGTACTGATGGAACGGGTGTGTTACCCGGTACATCACGCTGCGGAATCGCGACATAGCGCCACGTGCCCACGCGTTATCCGACGAATCACCCACGTTGTTAAACCAGTCCTGCGAATCCGCGTCCGAGCTGCGCGGTGTAGTCGGGTCGCCCTCTTTGGGCTCCACGTAGTGCTTGGGCAGACGTCTGTCCACCTTAAAGCGCTCGAATATCACGAGCACCCATCCGTTTGTAACTCTGCTTTTCGCTATCATGCTGTCCTTTCGTTTAGTAGGTTGCGCAACTCGCTCAGCCCAGCGGTCATGCTGTTGATATAGCCTCGGTCGCATTTTTCGGCCAAATGCGCTATGGCATCCAGGTTCTGCTCTTCCTCGGCTATTTTGGCCCGAGCCCACTTCACACTGTTGGGCGTGAGTATGTACAGGCCGTTATGCATGTACGGGCTTGAGTACAGAATGTTCTGTACCCAGCCTTCTGTTGCCAAGTGTGGGAAGTCCGGCTCGTACTCCGGCACGGGCTCCCGGTACTCGATGCGCCTATCCAACTCAGGGTCCGCAAGTACAGCCTTCGCGTACTCCATGGCGGACGCGGCCCGCGACTTGAACAGACGCTGCAGTTGACCGAACAACCGTGTCGTTATCTCGTGTACGTTGTTGGTCTCGAACAGATGCCCCACGGGCTGACCGTAGCGCTCCATGTCACTGACTGTGCTCCAGGTCTTACGATAGATGTTGACCTGTATGTACAGCGTGTTACCGAACCACACGATGTCTCCCCGCTCGATCACGAACTTGGAATACCGGGTGAGCGTCAGCGCATATTGATTGTCGACCGTGTACGCGTGCCAGTACGCCTTCTTTGCATACTTGGCATTAAGTTCCGCGCACCGGGTCTTGATGGCCTTGTTCTCGGCCCGGGCCTGTTCAAGCTGTTTCTCCAGCTCGGCTACATCCTTCAATCCCATATCGGTATCCTCCGCTCCAATGTCTCGAACTGGTCGGTCTCGTCCGTGAAGTCGCAGGACTGACATGTACGTGTCCACACATCGTCCGCCACATTGTGTTCGTCCTGACCCCAAGCGTGCCCGCCCAATTGCGCGCACTTGTCCTGGATATCGCGTATCTGACGTTCGGCCCGCATGATAGCGGCGCCCGCCTCCCGTACCACCTTCTTGGCGGCCCGCACTTTGCTCCAGTAATCATTCGCCGGCATTCTGTACCTCCAGCGCTGTGGCAACACGGCGCATAGTGATGTTGAGTTCGTGCAACTCCGTGGTCTGGGTTTCCAGACCACGTGCCATACGATCCTGCGCGTCGACCCTGCGCCAACGTGATGAGCAGCCCGTACCGCAGAGTACGAGCAGACACAGCGCGATGATTGTACGTTTCATACTTCAATCCTTTCAACCTGTTGTGTGTGGAAAATACGGTGATTCATGTCATGTGCGTCGTAGATATGGTGATCAGCGCGTATCGTGATCTCCATATCGGTACGTGACAGCCACGTGGCAGCCTGCACCACACCCGGTAGGGTAGTTACGCCAGCAATATGCGGACGTGCGTATAGACAAAGTGCTTCCGCATGCGAGCGTGCGACGATCACCACCTTGGGCAATTCTACTTGCTTCGCCCAGTGCCAACACAGGTACGTGCTGTACGGTGTAGCGTTCGCGTCCCTGATAGGAAGTTCGATGTCATCCCATTCGAGTCTGTCCTTACACAGGCATGCCTCGATCTGCCCGCACATGGATGCGACCATGTGCCGGACACTGATGTGCTCATGGACCATGATACCGGGTGCGCGCAGCAGCGTCTCTCGTACCTGGTGTGGCTCGGCCACTGCCAGGAACGTATCCACCACCACCGGCCACACAATACCGTCATGTACCGGTTGGTCCAGTGCACACGCTCTGGCTATGATCAGCCTGAGCGCGTCCATCTGATGTATCTTGCCCAAGTCCAGTATCTTGCGATACCTGCCCTTGCAGTACATCAGTACGTCTCGGGATAGTTCTATGACCTTCATCCGTCTTCCTCCACTATCGTGCGCGCCTCTTGCCGCATCTCCCAGATTTCGCCGGCGCTGTCCTTGAAGTCCGCGGCGTCCATTTCTGACATATCCTTGGCCTCCCCGAATAGGGCAGCCAGGCGCTCTATCAGATCCCACGATCGTTGCATGTTACCCATCACCGACCTCCTTTGTAGGTTTTGTAGGTTGTCCCGAGCCAAGACAGATCTTGAACTCCGGGAAGTTGGGGTGTTGATCAAGGTTGCCCTTGCGCGTTATGCGCACAGCCCGGCCACACCAGCGGCACTTGCCTTTCTTAGCGGGTTTGCTCATGCTCGTCTCATCAATTCTGACGCTTGTGCCGAGCGTTGCGCTATCGCACACGCGGCGTGTTGTCTGAACAGAGTAGTGTAATCCGCGGGGGTGCCGCCGTACCTGGCCGCCCGTTTCCGGGCGCTAGGTACGAGGATGATAGGTTTGTGACAGATCGTGCAGTGCCTCATGACCGTGCAAAGTCCGCGACCAGGTAGGTATGATCGCTGGGTTTGGTCAGCTTGCGCGCTGTTTCATCCACCCAACATGCGGTGCAGTCACTAGCCAGCTGATCTGACGCCAGGATATAGTCGATACGCCAGCCCTTCTTGTAGGCCAGTGCGTTGGGTATCCTGAAATCCCAGCATGTGTACTGGTCGATACCGGGGTTATGCTTGAGGAAGATGTCATACAGTCCCCAGCTCGCCGTGTCTGCCAGTGCCTGCCGTATCTCGTCTGCGAAGCAGGGGCCAGGCTTGCGCATTTCCGCGTACACGTCTTCGGGCCTAAACGCGACATTCAGATCACCTACCCATACCATTGGCGTAAGGGCGTGACACGCGTTGTCCAGGTACAGTCGCAGCGCCTTGAAGTACTGTAACTTGTTCTGGTATTGCTCGTGGTCCAGCGTACGACCTTGCGGGACATAGCTATTGAGCACGTCCACGCCTTGGACACGCGCATGGATGAACCGCGTATCGGGCTGTTCCCAACCCGGTAGTGAAGTCTCGACAACCTCGATCTCATGCGGTGACACAATGGCCACGCCATTGTACGTCTTCTGCCCTACGAACGCTGTGTTCCAGCCCATGGCCTTGAACTCTTTGGCCGGGAACTTGTCGTCCGGTACCTTGGTTTCCTGCACTGCCAGGACATCTGGTCGGTTCTCGCCCAGCCAGTTGAACATCGCGCCCATGCGGGTGCGTAATCCGTTACAATTGTACGTCGCTATTCTCATAATCCTCCAAAGAAAAGAGCACCTGACCCGTGATGGTATTAGTAGGGCTATCACGGCCCGTACCGTCAGATGCTCAAAGTTGTTAGATGCACCTGCGTGCCGCTTGCCAGCCTATACGGAAGGCCTCGTTGACTTTACAGTCGATGATTGTCTCGTACTCCTCGATGTCGGTGTACATAGGCTTTGTCTCAGCCTTCGCCGTATCCCCGCATTTGGTCGCACACATGCATGGCTTGAGCGGATCGTCCAAGCGGTTGACGAAGCACGGTGTGAGGTCACCCATCCAGGCGCCAAGTTGATTGAAGGACCAGAACTCTGTGGCCTCTTCCTCGTCCATCCCATCAGCCATCAGCTTGGCTATCACCTTGTCGTAATCGTAGGCCAGGATAGGCTCCTGTCCAAATCGCTCGCATATACCGACTACGCAATCGTCGTAGCCATCCATACGCATAAGCGTACCGTTGTAGTTATCGATGTATTCCGTGATCTGTTCTGCCGTCACTGGCGCCATCCCATCCATGTGAAGAAGTCCAGTAGGACCTCTACCTCTGTGAGTCCCGGATTTCTAAACCGGTACGTGATGCCAGATATCATAATGTAGACCACGATGGTCGCCACTACTATGATCCCCACCCTGGTCCAGAACTCCTTCGGATCGGGTGGTGGTGTAGGTGCCCAGTCAGGGCCGGATGCTAATCTGAAGTCCATAGGCTCCTATACTGATGGGTAAGAGAAAACGGCGGCAATGCCGCCCGCTCTTAAATTGGTAGTGAACTAAAGCGCTTGCCCCTCGGGGCTGTGTTCTGCGTACTGCATGCGTATCCACGGTAAGACATAGGTCCGTCGGAATACCGCCGACGTGTGGGTACATTGAACTCCATCATGATCTCCACCTTTCGTTATAGAACGTGTGCTGTACGGCCCTACCGCACAGCACACGCTCAAAATGACTATTCTGACGCGGGGGCCGATTCCGGCACTTCCTCTGCCGGTTCCGGCGTATCGGGAGTCTCCTCCTTGTCCTCCGCAGACATGGAGAGTATCGCTTCCTCGCTCATGCTGAGCAGAAATGCTTTACCCGTGTCGCCCTTGCAGCGCGTTAGCGCATCGCCCCAGCGCGCTTTTCGCTCGTCGTGCTTCTCCTGGAGTTTAGCCAGTAGTTCCGTGTCGTCCTTGGACCTCTCGACCCGCGGCGCTATCGAACCACACAGCGCGCCGATCATGTCGACGACGTGGCTGATGACAGCGTTGTCCTTACCCTCGTCACCCCCGGTCAGGCACAGTATGCGCATGGCCAGCATGACGCCGGTGTTGCGGACCTGAAAGACCTGATCAAACAGTGTCGTGAGTCCCGCGTTCAGCGCGGTACGTTCGACGGGATTGCTGATCGCGTCGATAAGCGCCTGCAGCTGCGTGAGCGGCTCGATCGCGGCTCGCAGCAACGCCTTCTCCTGTTCGGATTCGGCACGCTCGTCAGTCCACTCGTTGAGTGCGGGTAGGGCCTGGCTCGGCTGTTCCATGGCAAGCGCCATCATTGCGCCGATACCGTCGACCGATTCGCCGCCTTCGCCTTCTGTTCCTGTCATCGCCTGCAATATATCTGCTAACATGACTCACCTTTCGTTTTTGGATGTCCGCACGCCGCGGGTATCTACTGTGACTGAGGTACAGGGATTCGAACCCCGACTCCCGCCTCCAAAGGGCAGTGTGCTACCATTATACCATACCTCAACTACAGCGATGTAGCATACAGCATGTACGGTAGAGTGCGAGGCACAGCTCCTGACGTTTCCGACACTGCTCCTGAGCGTTGTTGCGATGCTCACGCCCCGGTCGTGCTCTGTACCTTGACCGACTGACGTGCCTTGCACTCCAAAGTGCTATATCCTCGCCTGCTCTAGTTGTGCGTAGTACCGACCATCCCCGTCCTTGGAGGATGATGTACCATCCGGTTGGTCTTCTGCATCTTCTGCAGCCTGTTCGATCTGGTCTGCAACCCAGGCCCAGTAACCACGCCGCACATTGTTGTCGCTGACCTCGTGCTGCCAGTCCTCGAACGGGTACGTGTCGTGTTCTCCCCAATAGCCGAGTTCATCCGCCAGCTTATCACCGGCATCGACCATTGCTTGATCATGCGTCATAGGCTCCTCCTGTTAAAACCAAAACCCCGTCAGGGTATTAGCCTGACGGGGCTGGAACGATCTGACCGACCTAGTTCAGGTCGACCACCTCACAAGCACCGGCCGTACACGCGAACTCACGGTTGTTCTTAGACGAGAACTCGTCGTCCGATTCGTATTCGCGTAGTTTCGCCCAGTCCACATCCGGCATCTTAGCTAATGCTTCTTGGTATTCGGCTTCACTGCACTCCTGGTAAGGAGCCTGGCGGTAGCTGTGTGTAACTGCCGGCAGGAAGGCGATCCCACTGATGATGTCGAAGTTATCATGGACCCAGGACCCTACTTTCATCCATTCGTGTTCGTGCACGTGGACAGTCATGCTGACCTTGTGCTCACACCATGTACTCTGATATACCTTCCAGAGTTCGAGTTGGTCCAGTGCTGTAAATTCATTAGATGTCACCGCATTTAACGGTGCCTGTATCGGGAAGCTGAACACCCAAGTCTGGTCCGGCTTCATCACGTCGTCTTCGACCGGGAATCCCATCTCGCCCATCATTCGGGCCAGCGGGTCGGTCTTGTGCGCACGGACGGTACGGATGTAATACTTGGAATATCTAGGATGGATACCGCTACTGGCGTTGACCAGCTGCGAAACCGTGCCACTCGGTTTGACGCAAGTGACGGCTACCGCTTGATTGATACCCAGCTTCTTCGACCATCGTTTGTTCACGGCCACTGCATGTTCGCGCAGTACCGTTAGCGCTTCCTTGAGCTCTCGCTTACCGGCCCGGCCAGCCAACAGATCGTTGTCCAGGATACCTGTCAGGCTCACGCCCAGCAATGCTTCCTCTTCTGCGTTCTGCTTCCACTCGTCCCGCAGGTAACGGAAGTCGGTCAGTGTAGCCTGCATTGAGCCCAGGATCACTGCCAGTTCGACCTTACGCTTGAGCGTTGTCACCGTGTCGTCAGGGCGCGCTACGACCTCGCTGAGGTTACACATTCCGCAGGAGCGGAAAATGATCTCAGAGCAGGGGTTGGTGATGAAATCATGCGCAGTATCTCGGCGCCCGTACTTCGCGGCCTGGGTCGTGACAGCCTGACGGTTGAAGATACCGCGCTCGCCTGACTTTGACTCGTATAGCGCCAGCCACTCACGCATGAACACGTCCGTGCCAGGACGCTCGGTATAGCACGCACTGATGTTGGCCAGCATACGCTGTGGCTCTGTCTCCCACCAGTTACCGGACTTGGCATACCACATACGGTCGTCGCTGGGATTTGACAGGCTGAGCAAGGCGCTTCGTCTTACACCACCTGCTACGACCGCGTCAGCGATCTTGCACATAATGTCGTGAGCTTCCAGACTGTTCAGCTTACGGCCTTCCGCCTGTACGAACTTGTGCACCACGAACTTGAACAGATCCTCAAGCGGCTCGGGCCCGGAGGCGCGACCGCCGAAAGTCTCAAGGCGCGCACCCTTGGGGCGGACCAGACTCGTATCCCACTCGGGGATCCGGCCCTGGTAGAGCATGCTGATTAGCTCACGTAGGCCGTTAGCCCAGCCGATACGGCTGTCCTCGACCTTGATGACCGTCTTGGATGGGCGCAGGCGGTCGGCGATACGTGGCAGCTTTGTCACGTACTGGCGTTCCACGCTGTAGCCTACTCCGCAGCCGCACATGAGCAAGTACAGGGCCTCGTCGAACGCAGCGATGTCGTCCAATACGAGGCCTGTGCAATTGTAACCAGCTGCGTTGTCGCGCTCTAGCGCGGGGCCCGCAGTCATGAGCGCCCGCATGGACGGCATGGCTTCCAGGTGCTTGATCCCATCGAATAGACGTTGCCGTATATCGTCTGGAATCTTGCCCGCGCACTGCTTATCACACATGAATGTTATG